TGCTGAGTTTCAAAGACCAACTCAAGTTAGATTGGTAGGTGCTGAAACTATCCAAGCATACAGGGAACAGCTTGGTAGGTTAGGGGGGTTAACAGCGTTAGCAAGGTCACTTGGTAAGATGGAAGAATCTGTGTTAACACTGGTTGACCCACTAACTGGTGATATGCTAAGATTAGAAGAAAATACATTAGCTCTCGAAATGCTTGGTAGAATCGTTCAGGAGAATACTAGGACTCAAGAGAAGATGCTTGAAGTAGAGTACAATCTTCCTAGTTGGTATCAGCGTCCAAATAGATATTGGGCAATGCGTACTCTCGGTTCTGAATATGGTGGTTTTGGTCCTCAGCAACAAGGTTTGTGGGATTTATGGATGGAATTTGTTTCTAATCGTAGTATGCAGCATGGTGGTCTGGTTAGAGAAACTGGTCCATACTATTTACATAAGCGTGAAGTTGTTGTCTCTGGTGAGGCATTAACAAGTACTAATTCTATCTTGAGTAATCAGTATAGAGCCTTGTTAATATCGCAGCAATTCTTGTCAAGCATTAACTTGGGGATTCTTGGTTTGAGACAGGAGATACAGTCATTGAGATACGCAATTAACAAATCAAGAACTAGTACCGAAGGTCGTTCAGAATTTGAGAAAATTACGAGAGCAGACTATGTTGGTATAAGTTCGCTAGGTACAAGAAGAGGTTAATATGACTACTGTTATTAGATGGAAATTTGATGTCGGTGGAGATAATGAATACACTTTCCCACGAAACCCAGATAGATATGGTGGTGATTCTGGTTGGATTTATGAACCACGAATGGCTGAATTAGAAATTATTGGGGCTAACACTCCTAATATACAGATTGACGGTTTTCACGGAGCTAGACGAACTATTTCATTTACTGCGATTACTGGTACAATGACTAGAAAATTGCGTGACTTTTACTTGAGGAAGCAGATTATCTATAATTGTAGAGACCACCTCTATCCGACTCATCCTGCCTTTAATTGTTTTATAATTGCAATGGTGGCTAATGTTCATCCAACTACGGGTACTTTCCCAGGTTCTGGTGAGGATACGTATGACGTGGAAATTACTTTGGTAAAGATGTAAAATGGGGTACATTGAAGAATATACCAAAAAAGTAAAAACTCCAATAATAAGAGTCACGGTTACTAAATTTCTTGATGGGCAAAAACCGAGTGTTACTGCTTTGGGAAGAAGATATTATCCAGAAGTTATTTCGTGTAATATAACTTACGGATTTGACCAAGCAAGTACCACTTGCTCTTTAGAGTTGAAAACTCCAATGGAAATTGATGGTAGTTATGTTCGTTTTGCTCCAATGGGTAGAGTTGAAATAGAACAGGGGTGGACGAAGCGTTCAACTTTTAGGACAGTTTTCTTCGGTTTTATAGATAGAGTAGAATATTCTAACCCACCAGAAATTGTTAGATTGGAATGTCGTGATATACTTAAACTTGCCCAAGATAATTACCTTATCAACTCAAACAGAAAGGTATATTCTGCAATTGCTGATAGTAGTGAGTTAGATGAGAGTGGCAATCCTATGGGTGGTCAGAGTGTTTATGATAGACAGGTTCAAAAGGTTATTACAGATTTGCTTACCGAAAGCGGCATCCCAGAAAACAAATTAATGCTGGACTTTGAAGAGTATCCAGCATCGGGGTCATATGTTATTGGTAATAATGCTACCGCTGTTTTTGTATATGAATCGGCAATGGAGGCGTGCGTTCGTATTTGTGATTTGATTGGTTATCGTCTCTGGGCAGATAAGAGCGGTTACATTCAGTGCCGAGAAGTTAGACCAATTGCTAGTAATACTTACGCACAGCAGTATAAGAGCCAAATTGAGGAATATGACGAAGATGGTTCGTGGACGGTTACCCAAGAAGGTAATTTAATATCGTTGAGTGCCAGTAAAGATGACGATTTAAGAAACTGGGTTACTGTTTATGGTTATGATGGTATTAGTGCTACTGTGGCTGGTGAGTCAGATTATGTTCCAACTCCACCCACGTATCGTAGAACAGAGATTAGGTCTTACTTATTAGATACTCCTGAATTAGTAGTTGCGGTGGCGTCTGGTATTTATACCGATTTGAATAGATTAAGGTACACTGCTAGAGCAACGATTGAGGGTGATTCCAGATTAGAGATTGGACAAACTCTGTCTGTATATGATGCGTTTGCTACACTATCAGCCGTTAATTACTTTCTTTATGACTATACAAGTCAATTTGCGGCTGGTGAATGGTTAATGGATTTAAATCTAGTGGGTGGTATTGGTGAGGGTTCGGCTCCTATTGGTAATATTTCACCTATTGCTATGTTTACGTGGCGAATTGAGGGTGAGACATTGGCAAATGGGAGTGGTATTTACGAAGTGTTCTTAGATGGTGGGTCATCCTATGACCCAGATGGACCTTTTGAGGAATTGCTGTTTACTTGGACGTACTCTGGTACTATGTTTGATAGTTTACAAACAGCGAGCGGTTCAATTCATAATTTCTTTATTGAGGAAGGGGGTATTATATATGTTACACTTACAGTACAGGACCAAGGGACACCACCGTTGAGTAATTCGGTGTCCCACGAGATTTATGTTCAATTTGGTGAGGATGAAATAAACTGGAAAACTATTTTTGTTGCTTCTGATAGGTATGTATATTGCTCTGATAGTGGTGGAGCAGGTTGGATACAACAGGAGCTTTATTAGGAGATATATGACGACACAAGTTTGGTGGGTAGACCAACCAAAAAATATTGGAGCAGGTGGTTATATAAGTTATGGATGGGATGGTGATGATACTGGTGTTTATGATGTTAACACTGTTAATGAAAACTATCTCATTGGATTTCAGTGCCTAAAAGACTGGCTATTTCCGCTTGATTTGATTTCTGACCATTATTGGTGTTTTACTTATCATACATACTTGAAGTTTTTATTACCTACAACAGCAAGCGGTGAAGTTGTTTCGGCAGAACTTTATCTTCGTATGGGTGGTATTAATCTCCATATGAATGTTGCGATGTCGTATCAAGATATTGATATATATCATTATATTGGTGCGGCAGACCCGACTGTATTTCCCTACGAGACGTTAGATGAGGATGACTATGATACATCTTGGAATAAAATAACATCAATCGAAGATTTCAATCAATTTTACATCGATTTCTTGGCTTATGGGCATCATTGGATGACTGCTGCCGATGTTACAGAAGCTGTGCAATATGCGATTGATGGTGGTCTTGATAGGATTGCTCTTAGACTGTCTCCAAGTTATGATAAACCATTAGATTGGAATTATGATACCCGTCCCACCGCATATGACCAAGAAGCGGTTATTGCTATTTATGGTCCTATTGGTGCCTATTGTGATGAGACACCGTCAGGTTACCCAACTACGGATGAGTATGGCAGACCAATAAAATGTTGTTCACCTTGCCCCTGGCTTAAAATTATTTATTCTGGCGGTACTGAACAATGGGTTCCAGGTGAGGATGTTATAACATCTGGGATGGGGTCTTTTGTTAATTGTGTTGCCGCTGACCCGAAGGCTAAAATGGCAATTGCTGGTACTGACAGTGGAAACTTATGGTACTGTTGGAGTGGTGGTGGACAGTGGACTAAGGTATATGAAGCCGAATCTGCGATTACCTCTGTTTGGATGGATTACAAACGTAACTTTCAAGATTATCCTTGGGACGAAATTGCTTATTTTGGTACTGAGGCTGGTGAACTATATCGAAGTTTGAACTCGCTTACTTCTTGGAATAATGTTTATGATTTTGACAGTATGGTTGTTGAAATTATGTCAAGTGACCTTGACCCAAATAAGGTAGCAGTTGGTACTGTTAGTGGTGGTGTGTATGTTTCGGTTGATGGTGGTACAAGTTGGACATTAGCAAGAAGCAATCCAGGTGGTCAAGATTTTACTGGCTTGTTTGTTCGTGACGATGAGATTCAAGCAACGTTCGGTGGTGGAGCAGTATATAGAAGCCCCGATTTTGGTGTTACTTGGTATGCAGCTACAATATCAGGTATTTCAACAGCGAGAGATGTTGGTTTTAATCTTGAGAATGAGAATGATTCTGTAGTTGGTGGAAATGAAAAATTATATACTCACAGTGGTGAAGAATTAGAAGGTTTCAGTTATATACCCGCAGCTACTGTAAGCGGTTTGATTACACGAATTGATGTTGATTGGGAATCGGTAGTAACTCTTATTGGTACTACTGAGAAATTATACAAAACAATCAATTTTGGTCAAACTGTGGCTGAGGTTTTGAATGTTCCTGTTGCTGATGTGGCTTTGGGCGGAAATGAGGTTATTAGTGCTGAGTTTCCAGTTATTAGTGCTTATGTCTTGTTACCTAATGGTGATGGTAATCACGGTGCAGTGGCAGATGACCCAGACATAGTTTGTTCTCCTTCGACTCAGAAGCTTAAGTCAACTAATACGCAACCAGCAGCAGGGGATGCTTGTGGAGGTGAATACCCAATTTGTTGGACAGAGTTGAGAGATAAGGACGCTGTTTGGGAACCACCAGGAGATTATGTTTGGGGCACTTACAGTGGTAGATATGTTCATTACAATGAACAATACTGGACACGTTATATGTGTAAGTTTGAGGACTTAGATGCTGACGTTGAAATTGCTGAGTTGAGATTTTGTTTCTATGGTGGAAGAAGTACTTATCCCTATGGTGATGTAATACCATTGTTAAGTACTTATGGTAATAGATACCAAGGGGATTGTGGTGAATTACCGTTATCAGCAGGTAGTATGACTTTAAAGTCTATAGCTTTTATTAATAATCCATATACTGGTGAAAAGTTTACAAAGTCACAACTTAACAATATTAAAATGGGACATAGACTTACTTCTACTGGTAGTCATGGTCACTCTTTTATTGATAAAATTTACATTGAAGTATACCCAGAAGGTGAGAATGTTAGCATAGTTGGTACTTCCCCGATTGATAGGTGGATTTCCACGCTTGTTGGTAGTACTTGGATTAATTTAGCGCATCCAGCACCGCAGAGCGGTACTGTAAGAGTGGTACAGGCACGCTTTCTTTCAGATGTGAGCAATTGCAAGATTGGAATATTTTACAGAACAGAGGGGGAAGCAGCAAGTGGATACTATACTTGTAGGTCTTATGTTAGTTTAGGTACCGTGTCTAGCGGATTCCGTGCGTTACCAGTTGCTTTATCTATTTTCGAAGGTGATTATATTGGTTTTTATGGTACTGCTGGTCAAATCCCAACTGATAGGATATTTAATCGAGAGGAAGCGATGGTGTCTGTTTTTGGTGGTGGTGATGCTATGGGGTGTGAGGATGAACTATTTCTTCAGAATGATGACGATTATGCTTTGTATATTCCATCAATTAGAGGTATAATTTATACATAATGCTTACTAGAAGAGAATCAAAACAAATTGTAGATTGGGTTGTTCAGGAATTTCTTAAAAGAAGATTTCCCTATGTAACTGATAATAAACTTGATTTAAGTAAATCTCCTGTGGGAACCGTTTCTGGAACACAGACATATGGTGGTTCCATAGCCAACGGTGCCATTTGGGATAGGCACATAAACCAAAATGCTGATATAAGGGGAACAAAAGTAAGAGTAGCCACCCTATCGGAGCGTGGTACAGTTAAACTTGGTACTGGGGGTGAAGCAGAGGTTCCTACTATGTCTGGGTTAGAATCAACAGAGGAAAACTTTGGTGCTAGTTTAATTGGTGTTCACGATGCCGAGGGTGACTTTAGCGGAACGGATGTAGAAGCCGTTTTGCACGAGATTTTTGAGGTAATCGGGGCTATAACTTTTCTTGACCTAATCGATACACCAGATAGTTACTGGAATAAATATAGACAAGTTCCCACTGTAAACGAAGCTGAGGTTGGATTAGAATGGAGACCAGTTGAGTATTATGATGGTGGGGGTATTAATGAAACATATTCTGGTGCGGTAGAAGTAGATAGGACTGCGGTTGATGGGGGCTCTGCCACCATGGATGACATTCTTGATGGAACACCACAAGTAACTACTGAGCATTTGCTAGTTCCTGCTGATGGTCTTGGTAAAAATCCTGTCTCACCACCAGCTATAGATATTTATGGTATCTGTTCGGCACTTGAATTTACAGTTGATAATGATAAGGCTTATTATAAATTCCATATACCAGATAATTGGGTTGTTGGTACGGATATTTCGATACGTATTCATTGGACACGGAGTTCAATTGGGTCAGATGATTCGGGCAAGCGTGTAAAGTGGCAGATAAAATATCTTGTTATAAATGGCGTAAATGAAAATGTTAACTCAGGGGAGTCAACATTAACTATTGAGGATATTTATGAATCATCGTCTACTACGGAGCAGATAGCGTATTGTACTGAAGCAATGATAATACCATTCTCAGAGATTGACCCTGGTGATTGTGCTACTTTGGAGCTGATGGCTATAACTCCAACAGGTGATGAGTTGAGTAACCCTGCTTGTGTTGGGGTTAGTATAATATGGACGGACTTTGTTAGAGGTGGATAAAGATGGCAACAAAAATATATTTTAGAAGAGGAACACGCTCTCAAATTGAAGCTATTGTTCCTGAAAGTGGTGAACCAGTATGGGCTACTGATGAGAAGAAGCTTTATTTGGGAGATGGCGCTATTTCTGGTGGAATTTTTATTGGTGGCTACGGGGTTGGTGTTGACTCCATTAATGAGTTGATTGGTTCGGTTACCCTATCAGGAGCAGGTATCGTAGAAGTAACTGAAGAAGGTCAAATAATCGTAGTTTCAGGACAAGATGTTCCTGATGTTGACTCACTTAATACTTTAACTGGTGTTGTGACTATCTCTGGAGGTGCTGGAATTATAGTAACTGTCAGTGGTCAGACTATTGTTGTGGCTGAGACTACTGGCGGTTTTGATGTTGATTCTTTGAATAACTTACAAGGAGATATTCAAATCTCTGGTGTAGGTGGTACTGAAGTTTGGACTGATGGTCAGAAAATTTTAGTATCGGGTGGAGGTGGAGGTAGTGATGTTCAAGACTTCTTAGACCTCGATGATACACCTGCAAGTTTTGTTGGTCAGAAACATAAAGTAGTTGCCATTAATGAGGATGAAGATGCCGTTGAATTTGTTAAAACCATTTGTGTTGAAAGTTCCCTCTCTAGTGATGGGGATTATGCAGGAATAATTTGTAGCGGAGTTGCGGGAGAATCCTTGGTATTTGGTAATACTGTTTACTATGGTGGTGATAGCAAGTGGAAGAAGACTACCGCAACCGATGGTGATACAATAGATGCCCACGTAGCTATTGTCGTTTCAGGTAACGATGCTGATTCGATGATATGGCTGTTACTTATGGGCTATATGCGTAACGATAGCTGGAGTTTTGCAACTGGTAGCGGTTTGTGGTTTGATGTGATTAGTGGACAGCTATCAAATGGCCAGCCTTCAGATTCTGGTGATTATGTGAAGCGTGCTGGTTTTTCACATAAAACTAATATAGTTTGGTTTAATCCTGACAATACTGTGATAAAGAGGGCATAATGGGATTGGATTGGTACAGAATTGCCAAAGTTAATAAAGTTTGGAGAAGAATAGGCTAATGATTATAGGATTTGGTGCTTTCGATATGTATACTACAGCACCACCTGGCAGCACTCGTATTAATATGATTAATCCAGCCACTGAAGCTGATACAATTACAAAAGTTCGTACTCATTTTGATAGTGCTGCTACTGCGGTAAAAGTTGGTTCATTTATCAAGACCAATGGCAACACTTTTACCTGTAGGGATTATACTACAATAGGTGCTGTTGATTCTGGAATTCAGGAACACGATGTTAGTTTTGAGGTTGAGGTTGGTGATTATATTGGTATTTATTACGAAACTGGTTCTATAGACTCTGCCCCTATGGTTGGTAGTACTGGAGTTGGTGGTGTTATGTCGTATAGCGCATCTGGTGACCAGTTTGATGCTGGTGAGCAATCCTATTCTGCAAGTTCCAATGTCCACGCTGTTCTTGGTATGACCCACGTCCTAACTTTTTTGTCTTACCAGATTGCTCAGACAGGAGATGATGGTCGTTGCTATTGGAATGGCTCATCTTGGGTGTTTCAATATAATCAAGATGTTATAATTGGTTATAATTCTTCTTCCTTTATTAAAGGAGGTGGTTATTTTAGATTCCAAAATGTCGCTATTCCACAAGGTGCCATAGTTGAGTGGGCAATACTTGATATAAAATCACCAGCCAATACTTATGGTAATCCAGTTTATGCTAGAATTAGGGGGGCGGATGAAGCCAATGTTGCTGCACCAACCGACGAAACAGAATATTGGGCAATTGCTAGGACAACAGAACAGGTTGATTGGGATGATATTGCTGATTGGGGGGCAACTTGGCATCCTTGTCCACCATTTGGAGCAGTGGCTAATGAAATTATTAATCGTGGTGATTGGGTTAGCGGTAACGCTCTACTAATTTTTGTTGATGACCACGATGACCGTTCTACACACTCAAGTGGATGTGGAAGAACTTGCGATAGTTGGAGTAGTTCTCCAAATTATGGTACCCGACTTTACATTGCTTACAGAAAGTCTTGGTCTGGTCCTAATATTGCCGAAGTAGATGGTATGGAAGCGGCAACTATTGCTCAAGTTAATAGAATAGATTGGGAAGATATTTCTCAAATAAATGATGTCGGTTAGACGTGGGGGGGGTTGACAACTTAGGTTTTGTATGATATAATTTATTAGAAAGATAAGGCAAGGTTTGGAAAACACAGTTTTCAAAAAGCCACGAAAAGGCTTGACAAGTAGCCAGTTATGTGGTATAATAGAAATATAAAGTGAAATAGGAGAAAAATATTATGAGCGAATTTGGAAAAGTTTTAGAGGAAAGTGAAAAGAGGCAGAATAGTCCTAAAGCAAGATTCAGTTCAGACTTTCTTAAGCTTACAAGTGACCACTCAACAACAATTAGAGTTTTAGACGAGAAACCAGAAAGCAGCTTACAGCACTTTGTGCCGAAGAGACATCACGCTTTCCCGAATACAAATAACGGGAAGGGGATGTCTTTTATGTGCCCAGGGCGTGATAAGGGCTGTCCACTTTGTGAGTGGAACGACAAGCAAAGAGCAAAAGACCCCGATACTTCTGACTTGCTGAAGCCAAGAAGAGTCTACACATTTAATGTGCTGGATAGAACACCAGTAGTTGTTTGCCCAGTCTGTGGCGTTGAATATTACGCTACTAATAACACATATCCTGAAGAGTGTGAGTGCGGGCAAGATATAACTGGTATTGACCCAACTCCCCGTAACAAGATAGTTATTATGCAGAAGGGTAAGAGAATTATAGACCAGTTCAAGTCTTTTGAGGCTGAACCAGAACTTGGTAACCTTTGTGAGTATGACATTAAGATTGATACTAGAGGAAAGGGTAGTGATACTATGACTACTTGCGTTCCGAAGCAGAAAACTAAGATTGATATGGAAGAGGCAGTTGGTAAGGATTGGCGCGATAGTCTTTTCAACATTAAAGAACTTGTTAAACCATTAGACCCAGAGCTTACGAAGAGGATACTAAATGGTGAAGATTACTATAGTGTTGTTAGCAGTAACAAGAGTAATGAATAATGGATTCAGACCTATCTGAAAAGAACAACAACCTTACGTGGTGGTGGAAGCAGCTTAGATTAAGTGAAGATTGGAACAGTATGCCTGTTAGTATGAGGCAAGACCTTGTTAAGAAGCTCAAGCGGGGGATACATCACATCCTTGATGTGGACATTCCTAAAGAGGATTTGATTGAGTTGATAAAGATGACTGACCTTCCCACAGTGTGGGATGCGGTTATATCGACTTGTGCACTATCCCCCAAAGAGCGTGATAATAGGTTTCGTCTTTGGAAGTATGTCAAAACTACTGCTTTAAACATTTGGCGTACTAATCATCCGTCAAGGCAACGTTCTTGGCAATCGTCCCCAGAAAATGATAAAAAGAGAAAATCTAAGCCCGTTTCTTGGAAAAAGGTTGAGGCAAACGACTCTAATAACTTCAAAAAGGGTACCGATAGGAGAGGTAGACCACTGAAAGTTACTAATGATATTCGTGATAAAATTGTTGAGTTAAGGGCTGATGATAATTACTCAATAAGAGATATTAAACAACATTTGGCTCACTATCACAACTGTAGTTTGTCGGTTTGGTCTATACATAACATAACTCAGGAATGTAATGGATAATATATTAAATATTAGCATAGATTTAGTTAACGACCTGGAAATTCGTAAAAGGAGAGGTCACGAGATTCTCGGTGTTTGCCCAATTTGCAACTGTCGTGATGCTAATTTTAATGTGGGGAAACTTACTTGGCGTTGTTGGCATTGTACTGGTAGAGGGAGGATTATTGCTAAAGAGGGTTATAAAATTGTTGAACAGCCAGCCCCAGTCCTTGATATTCCAAAGGTTAGGGACTTGTATTCTTCATTTACCAAGTCTTGTCGTGGTACAATGATACAACCAGTTATTAATTATCTTAAGAAACGTGGTTTAACTGATGATACTATAGATAAGTTTCAACTTGGGTTCTGTTCGGATGATTTTTATGATGAATATTCTAACAGTTTAGCGGAAGATGCGGGTTTGGTTTATCAGGGGTATCCAATTCTTAGCAACAGGGCTATAATTCCTTATTTGGTTAGTGGTGAAGTTACTGATATTCGTGGTCGTATTCTTGATTCTTGTTTTACTTACAAAAGTAATACTCCTACATATGTAGGATTATCTGGTAGTCACTCGTCAAGAGGGGCGACTTTTTTATTTAATCACGATATTATAAGTAAAAGTGACAGAGTTATTTTGACCGAGGGGGAGTTCAAAGCGATTGTTGCTAACCAATTTGGTTTTCCAGTGGTTGCCACACCTGGAATATTTGGTTGGCAAAAGGAGTGGTCTAAATTATTGAAAGATAAAGAAGTTATTTTGGCGGCTGATTTTGACCAAGTGTATGGAATACGTTCACCAGCTTACTTAATGGCTAAGACAATTAGTAAAGAATTACCTAAACTTAAAGTTACGTTTCTTCAGTGGTTAGGTTGTAATGAAAAGGTGGATATTGATTCATTACTATTAAAAGAGGGTGGAATTAGAGTTTTTGATAAAATGATAAAGGCTGCTATCAATGTTGAAGAGTGGCTACAATTGGAGGGAAGAAAAGGTGCAAGAAGAAAGTAAGCTTGAAAAGAGCAATATAACCAGCACACTCCCAGAACGTGATGATAATCCACCCGCACCGATGGATGAATCAGAGGTTGCCTGGAGTCTAACTGAAATTGAGACAGCCGATGAGACTAAGATTCCAGTATCATATCAGAATGCTGAAGAGGCTTTGTTAAGTATGATTGTTCAGGATGTTGATGTTGCTACAATGGTGGCACAGAGCGGTCTGCTGGCATCACATTTTCAAAAGATAAAGAACCAATATATATTTTCTGCCGCTATGCGTGTCTGGCAAGATAATAAGGTGTGCAATTTTGATTTGGTTTCTGATAAACTTGAAAAGAAAGTAACCAAAGATGGTGTTAATCAACTTGAGGCAATTGGTGGTCTTTCTGAGATTAATAGGATAGTTGAGTGTACACCACAGGTTATAGATATTAAGGTTGCCCAAGGTTATGTTGATATTGTTTTTGAACGTTATCGTTTGAACAAGATTAAAGACCTTGCAAGGTGGTTTATCGGTCAACGAACATTTGATGAAGAGAAAATGGTTGATAAGATTTCTGATATTCAACGGGTTCTTACCGATTCTGCACTAAATAAGTATGGTTTGGTGGGGCTTGATACTTTGTTAGCCGATTCTTATAATAGATTTAAGGATAGAAAGGCTAATCCTGAGCAATACGAAGGATTTGATACTGGTTTTGTGTGGCTCAATAAAGGTAAGGTGGTAACCAAGAGGCGTGTTTGTACCGTTGGGGCGAAAACTACTAGAGGGAAGAGTATATTTGTATCTCAGATTGTTGGTAATTTAATTCGTAATGGTGTAAGGACGCTTGTTTTCACACCAGAACTTGATAAGGAAGAGTATATTGATAGGATGTTATGTTCTTTAGCTAATGTGCCTATAGATAATTGGAAAGCGGCTCATTTATTGGAAGAAACAGAATTTAATCGAATTGTTAAGAAGAAAGACGAGTTAATGGCATACAGTGACAATTTGTTTATTGAAGATAGGGGTTCACAAACTTGTGGATTTATATTAAGTAGTGTTAAAAAACATATGCTAAATCATGGTGTTGATGTGGTGGTGGTGGATTATCTTCAGAAAATAAAATATTATGGTGATAATACTAAGAAAGCCATTACGGATATAATGGAAAAGTTTTGTTCTTTTGCAAAAGATAATAATGTGGCATTTATTGTTGTTAGCCAGTTAAGGCGTAGTGCAGATGAAGAACCAAGGTTGTATGACTTGAAAGAAAGTGGTGATATTGAAAACTTCTCTGATAGTGTTATTTTATTGCATAGAGATAGTGTTACTGCTGTGGAAGGACGAAAGCACGGTTGGTATAAAATAGAGAAGAATCGCCAAGGTCTTTTAACTGAGTGTGTGCGTCTTAGATTTAATGACCAAACACTTAAATTTACTGAGGTGTTCACCGATGAAGGTGATAATTCTACTGGAGAAGGTAATGGTCATAGTTTAGCGGCTGATAGTGAGCAAAAATTAAGTTTTTTAATTTCAGGAGAGAAAGAAAATAATGGCGTACAAAAAGGGGAAAGCGTTTGAAAAGGAAACGGCAGAACTTGCAGGAAAATATGGCAAAAGGATGACTAAGTCGGGCGCAGTTGGTACTATGGAGGGTATAGACACATTAGTGGGAGATGTTCAGTGGCGATTCCCTTGGTTCAGTAAAAATCTTTCAGGGGAATGTAAGCATGGATATGGTAGGAAGAGCGGGAAGGGTAAATATATAACTCTTAATAGGGAGTGGTTTGAAAAGCACATGACCCAAGCACGAGCATTTGGGCTTTTTCCGTTCTTCTCAATGAAGTTTAAATTTGCTACTGAGGATGGAATGAGTAAGTTCGTCTTGATTCCACATAGCACAATGAGAGAATTGATTCTTGAAATGGATAATATGTGGCAGGAGTTGCAAGTCCTTAGAGAAGAGGTTGCAAATGAGCAAGCGATGCAGAGAAAGGCATAGATTAGAAGAACAGCTCGACTTTGTTGATGATAGACTTTTGAAACAGGCTCGTAGAGAGAGAAATAGTAAAAACTATAAGAAAAGGTGTTCTGGTTATTATATAAAGAAAGGGGCGGTATGGTGAATATAGTTAAACCATATCATGTTATAGAAACGGATATAAATGGAGAAAGGATAGTATCTAATTTAGAACGTTACGGCAGGGTTTGTTACAAATCTGAGGATAAGATAACTTTAGATTCAGCCGCTAAGTTCTTAAAAAAAGCTATAGAGCGAGGTCACGAGAGTATTTTAGAACACGAAAGTATAACTGTAAGGTTTATTTGTGACAGAGGAATGACCCACGAGCTTGTTCGGCATAGACTTTGTGCTTATTCGCAGGAAAGTAGTAGATACTGTAATTATAGTAAGATGGGTATGACATTTATAGAACCATTATGGGGTTTTGATGCTGATGATTTGACATATCTTGAATCTGTAGAGGAATACTATAATAGAAAAATAGCACAGGGGCAGACTCCGCAACAAGCAAGGGGATTTCTCCCTATTTGTGTAAAAACAGAGATTGTAATGACAGCTAATATTAGAGAACTTAGACATATACTAAGACTTAGGTGTAGTAATAACGCACATCCCCAAATTAGACAAATTATGACTTCTTTACTTGAGGAGCTTCATAATAAGATACCTGTTCTATTTGATGATATATATGATGAGATACAGAAGCAGAAAATATGATGTTAATGAGGAATTTTTAATACGGTATCTGATGGTGGATATTTAATAGCAAATTTTGTTGGGTGCAAAACTTAGAGAATTTCGTGCTATTTTAAAAATTGGTGGAAGTGTGGAGGTTATCTTTAATAAGCTATGTGGATAAGCTGTTTTCATGTTTATATGATGATGCCGATATTTTCTTAGAATGAAAGAAAAAGGTTTTTATTGAGGTGGAAAATGGGTGAAGAGAGTGCTACAAATCTACAAATAGAATTGATTCGTGCCAAAGTTAGACCTGTTATAACAAAAATGCTCACAGCAGTGTGGTCTGGTGTAACAGCATTTGTGATTGTTTGGGGAGTGTTAAATGGTATGGATGTTATGGTATCGTTGGCACTAGATAAATATTATCAAGCTTTAACAGCATTAACAATGGGAACTGTTCTATGGTACTTTGGTGACAGGATGTATTTTAAGAGAAAGCAGATGAATGGAAGTAATAGCAAATAGGTGCTATATTGAAAGAAAACCAGTATTATAAACTATTTACCAAGAAAGATATACCTAATGAGGAGGAGCGGAGGGCGGTTAATTGTTACTACGCTAATTTGGTACCGTGTGATAAGCGTATGGAAAGGAAGTGTAGGGCGGAGTTGTATCGTCTGTGGCGTAAATGTCCTAAACAAACAGGTAAAAGATATAGAGGAGAGCGTGAATGATAGATTGGGATTTTAAGAAATCTGCTAGATTACAAGAACTTTTTTGCAGTCCAGAAAAATATAGTGAAAGTCAAATTGCTAATATTATGAGCGAAGAATTTGGTGAGGTGTTTAGCAGAGATGCCGTTCATAATAAGATAACTAGACTCAATCTTAGGGAATTGCTTGATAAACCAGTGACTAATATAATGCCATATTACAATAAATATAGGGATATTATACAGTCAGAAGGTCCAGTTCCCAAAGAGTTTGAGGTTGGTGACAATCAGCTTGTTATTAATCTTCTAAAAGACAGATTAAAAATATTACATCTTGGTGATTTACATATTCCGTTCCAAGATGATGAGCAGGTACAAATTGCTGTAAATCGTAATAAAGCGGCGGATGCGGTTGTTGCTGTTGAGTTATCGGATTGTTATTCAATATCAAGATTTAACAAGAATTTAAGCATCCCGTTTGAGGTCGAGGTTGATAATATTGTAAGGTACTATGAGTATTTGAGCGATACCTTCCCATTGATTTTTGTGGTTGCGGGTAATCACGAGAAGAGAATTACAAAGAGGTTTACGACAGGTGTTCCGCAGTCGTTGTTATTCCTTGTTAAAAAGAATATGTTAGAATTACTGGCTCGCCCATTTAGTAATATTGTTGTTTTGGATTTACCGATAGTTCAAATAAATGATGCGATATTTACGCACGCAGAGTATTTTTCAAAGGTTGATTTGAAAGCTGGTGTAAATGCATCTAACTTCATTCTTGAATGGAAGAGGACGCTAGGTCTTGATGATTATAGGTTGGTAGTCCAATCGCATACTCATATGTTAGGTGCCACATATCGTTTTGGTGGCGAAGTAAAGATTATGGAGAGTGGATGTCTTTGTAGGATTCCTGATTATGCGGTAGTCAATTTTTACTCAAAACCACAGGTTAATGGTTATGTTACAGTCGTTCAGGAAAATGGTCAAACTAATTTCGATTTAACCAGAGAGTATGCTTTTGGTACTCAATTATATATACCAGAGTGGAATCCAGTAGGGGTGTAGAGATGTATCGTATTGAGGGTGACGGTAGTTGGCAAAATACTAAAATATGGAAAGAGGGCAAAGAGATTGATTATAATCTTTGTACAATAGCAATTGAGCAGGACGGGTGCGTTGCAGAGGTAGATGGGGTTGTTGGTGATTTGGACCGTCTGATTATCAAAGCTATTTATACTATTATAAGTGATGGTAATTTTACTAATTCAAGGGTTATCTTTATGGATGAGGTATTGCGTGGTGTTCAATCTTTTGGTTGTAGAATATTAAAAGGTGACCATCCACGAATTGTAATTGATGCGGTTAATATGCCAAACATTGTAGAAGGTGTTCAATGATAGAGGTTTGGGTAGATGGTTCAGTTCGTAACGGTAATCCAGGTTTAGGTGGAGTGGCTGTTGTTTTTTATCGTAACGGTAAGTATGTTTCCGACTTTTCAAAAATAATTGGTGATTATGTTACTAATAATGAAGTTGAATATCTTGCTGTTATAACAGCGTTAGAGTGGTTACTCGAAAATAATACTCTTAATGAGAATTGCGTAATTTATACTGATAGTAAGATAGTTTACGGGCAATTGGTCTTAGGTTGGAAAATAAATTTTGAGCATCTACTGAAGCTTAACAGTGATGTACGTAATATGTGTAATAAAGCCTCGTTTAGTGTTATGTTTAAGCATTTAAAAAGAGGTTTGAATGAGGAAGCCAATGAATTAGCCCAGAAAACTACGTTGAAGGAAAAAGAAAGGAGGGGGGATGCACGATTTCGAGGAAGTGAAAGATAGTGGTAAGCGGCAGGAATTTATTACTGGTAGTAAGCGGGATACTAGAGAGGGCAAGGGGCGTTTTGATTTGATACCCAGTTATCCATTAAGAAGACTTGCGAAGCACTATGAGAATGGTGCTAAGAAGTATGGTGATTGGAATTGGATTCTGGGGCAAAATTTAAGTAGGTATATTGATAGTGCTGAAAGGCATTTATGTGCTGTCAAAGAAGGTTTGACAGATGAAGACCACGAGATTGCCGTTGCGTGGAATATTTTTGCTTTTATTGAAACTAAAAGGCTAATTGAAGAAGGGCAATTGCCAGATGAGTTAAATGATATGGTCTATAGTGTTGAGGATGCAAGGAGGATAATAGGACGTGGATAAGCATAAAACTAAAGCGTTAGACGAGGAGTGTTTGTGCTCAAAGTGTCCGTTGCGTTTTCAGTGTTTTACTCAAGAGAGAATCTTCTCTGACCCGTTGTATCAAGGATTGTATGAGGCACTAATCGGAAAGGGTAGAACAAAGGAAGGGGCTCTTGACGAAGTAGTGGCGGAGCTTAAGTTTAGAATGGGTAGAATACCTATGGGTGATGTGGTTGGTGTATTACCTAATATTACAATCTCCCCATTATATAGTGATAGTACTAATAGTATTAATGTATCATATACAATGCGCACGGGAGAGGAAGTTAGTTGGCATGGATGTTGCTCTAGGTAAGTGTGAATTTATTGAAAATAATAAAGATTTGTCTTTGGTCTTAGATGATGCCAGAGATTATACGCACGTATCTCTCGATACTGAGAATAGTGGTGGTTTAGACCCGCTCAGTCCGAATGTTAAACTACTTTTAGTTCAGGTTGGTATTGGGGACAGAGCTTACGTGATTGATGCCAGAAAAACAGATGTTACCTTGCTAAGAGAGTTAGTTGAGAGTAATAGATGGATTAAAACTCTTCAGAACGCAGTATATGATTATAAGATGCTGAAAGCAAAGCGTGGATTATCCTTGCAGACCGTTTTTGATACTAAAATTGCGGAAAATTTACTAACCGCTGGTATGAAAAAGGGTAATTCTTTAGAGGATTTGGCTTTTCGATATTTAGAACTTAAGTTGGACAAGAGTACTGTAGAGACATTCTTTGAGCACCCATATGATGCCCCATTTACTGAGGAACAAATTAAGTATGCTGCTAATGATGTTTTAGTGTTGCCTGAAATTAGGATACGACAGTGGAACTGTCTTAAACAGTATGGTTTAATTCCGATTGCTGAAATTGAGTTTTTGCTTACTCAAGCCGTGGGTGAAATGGAACTTACTGGGTTTAAACTTGATGCTGATTTGTGGAGTAAAGGGATACAAAGTACTCGGAAGAAGATTTTTAAAGTTGGTACTAAACTAAGAAATAGTTTACCTAACCTACCTGCTCCACCACCTAAACCAATAAGATTGAAGAAAGATGGTACACCTTATGCTAATACGGCGAAGTTCAAACCACCACCTGTTCTTAATCTTGATAGTTGGCAACAGGTAGCGTGGGCATGTTCTCAAGTTGGTATAAATTTATATGATGCTAATAAAAAGACACGTAAGGGTGTCACCAATGTTAATACTCTTAAATATGCGATGAGTTTGTATGACGATGATAAACGTGAAATTTTGGCAAATATTATAAAATATCGTGGTCTAAAACAGGTTGAAAAGACGTTTGGTGATAATTTAATAGAACACATCAAGTGGGATGGTAGGATACATGCCAGGTTCGACCAGATGGGTACTGATGCTGGCAGATTTTCTAGTTATGACCCTAATCTTCAGAATATCCAGAAGAAGGGTGAAGAGGGTTTTTTGTTAAGGTCTTGTTTCGTTCCAGAAAAGGGAAAGAAATTTGTTATTGCTGATTATTCACAGTTGCATTTAAGAATTGCGGCTGAAATGAGCGGTGACCCCGTGATGTTATTTGCCTTCTCTGACCCCAGTGGGGACATTCACAAGGCAACTGCCTCACTGATGTTTAAAGTTCCTATAGACCAGGTTACACCTTCGCAGCGAAAGGCAGCTAAAATCATCAATTTTGGCATTATTTATGGGATGTATTTAAACTCGCTAAAGGATAGACTTGGTTGCAGTTCTACAGAGGCTGAAGATTTGATGACCAAGTATCGTGAGACTTATAAAGTCCTTATGGACTGGCTTGATGAACAATCTAAATTGGCTCTGGAACGTGGTTGGGCAAGGACGCTTGGTGGTCGTTATCGTTGGTTTCCCTCTCTTGCTACGAGCGATAAGAACTACAAGAGGTTGCGCTCCTTTTATGAACGGGTAGGTAGAAATCATCCTATTCTTGGTACTGATGGTGATATGCTAAAGATTGCTATGGTTTTACTATATAATCCTTTGAGGAATTTTGGGGCAACTATGGTTAATTGTGTTCATGATGAATTGGTTGTTGAAGTACCAGAAGAACATGCAATCGAAGTAGCCCATCTTGTTAGGAGCAAGATGATTGTAGCGGGTCGCAAGTTATTAACTAAAGTACCAATTATTGTTGATGTTAAAATTAGGGATAATTGGTGGAAAGATGATGGAGTTGGTGATGGCATCGAGGGACAACAACTTTTGTTGATTCCACCAGGATGGGGGCTAAGTGGTAACGGAGACTAAGGATAATACTATTTGTGTGGTGGCTATTTGTAGGAATTGTAGAGGGGCGGTAATTTATAAGTATATGAAGGATGGGGAAATTGGAATATCACTAAGTGGTCTTATAACTTTTAGTGGAACCAGTTTTAATCGTTACGATTCTACCAAACCAGATATAGAATGGTGTCCAGAATGTAAAAGCGATATACCACGATACCTATGTAAAGTTACTAATGAAGAATTACCTGGCTTGGAAGAAAAGTGTGAAAACTGTGAATTTAGGTTTGCTTGCGCTAGTTCAAGAATAGAGGTAATTTATGAGGGAGTAAAGTAGTGTTTCGTTATCCAGGTGGTAAATTACGTTTAATGAAGAAGATTAATGGTCTAATTGGTAACCGCTATAATTGCGATAGCAATTGGGTGGCCATTGATGCTTTCGTTGGTGGTGGTGGTTCGCTAATCAATATGGCTAAAGATTTTCCAAAGTGGTCATTTTACATTAATGACAATAATGAATTAGTCTACAATTTTTGGGAGTTTTTCTATAAGGCGACTCCACAAGATATGAGTAATTTGTATGATAAAATAAAAGATACAAAACCAAATATAGACTTATATAATCATATTTTTGATACTGTTCCCGAAACAGGTTTAGACTGGGCATTCAAAATGATTTTCTTGAATAAAACATCTTATAATGGTTATATTACGCAACGGTTACCAATTGGTGGTGTGTCTCAACAAGGTAATTGGAAGGTTGGTTGTTATTGGAACTCGGCCAATATAATAATGAAGATAGATTTAGCATATAATATTCTTCGTGGTCGTATTGTTACTGTTAGTAAGGATGACGCAGTAAATTTATTAAAGAGAACTTCAGCAGATTTTGTTTACGCCGACCCACCATATTTAGCTTATGGTCAATCTTGGTATAATTGTGGTTATACTGTTGATAATTTAATTGATTTACGAATAGTTTTGTCAAATTTTCCACATTGGTGTGTATCAATGGATAATAATGAGTATATTGATACTGTTTTTCGTAATGATATAGTTGAGAAGATACCAATTATTCATACTGCTAAGAGTTCGTACAGTAAAGGCAAAATAAAGAAGGTGGAAGAGGTTGTTGTTTTTAATGAATAAGAAAGACATCTTTAAACCCAAACCTTGGAATAAGGACAAAGATGATTTGGCACGTAAAGCATCGCCTTATGAGTTGAAGATATTAAAGAAGCTAAAGGAGTTACTGCCAGAGTTCACTTTTAGGATGCATAACAATAAAAAATTTACTCATGATGCCGTTGTTAGTAAAAATGGCGTCGATTTGTTGTATATTGAATTTGAAACGGCATTAACAATTACTGATTGGAAGGGGAAATTACCATCAGAAGAAAGGTTTCCTAGAGGATTAAGTATTCCAGCAAGAAAGGTTAGGAGTAAGCAATTTGATATATATCTGAAAACAAATAAGGATATAGATTCATTTTTTTGTGCGACATTTGACTATATAAAACAATTTGCTAAACTCCAGCGTAACATTAAAAACTCAGTAAACACCGATAATGTGTTCTTTTCTATACCTTGGAAGTATGCCCGTAAAAATACGGATGGATTTGTTAGGGACAACTTTTCTTTGTTGGCTGAAATGATACGTAATATTGCTAGAAATAAGGAGAGGAAAAATGGATAAGTATACACCACAAAAAGTGTGGGATATTCATTTTATGAAAGAGGCAAAATTGTGGATGCAAAGAAGTAAGTGCCGCTCAAGAAAAATTGGTTCTGTTTTGGTAAAGGATAAGTACGTGATAGCAACTGGGTGTAATGGACCTCCATCAGGTGTACCACATTGTGATTATAGGGATGATTGTGGTAATTATACAGACCATTTTGTATCGGATAAATGTCCTAGAAAGAGAATGGGATTTGAAAGCGGTTGTGGAATGGAATATTGTGTATCCATTCATGCAGAGATAAATCCAATAATGCAGGCTGCAAAAATGGGTATACCAACGGACGGGGCAATCTTATATTGTTATTGTGGCACTCCTTGTATCAATTGTGCTAAGGAAATTATCCAAGCAGGAATAAAACGTGTCGTTTGTCTTGGTAAAAGTGGAAGCAGGGAATATATTAGAACTGTTGACAAAATTAAGGATGGTGATAATCCAGACAAAAGGGGTTATAACTTTCCGCTGTCGGAGAAATTGTTTGAGTTGGCTGGTGTTCAATTAGATGTTATTACTGAAGAAGAGGTAAATAATGGGTAAAGATATTAGGGAATTGATAGAGGCTGTCTTAAAAAGAACAGAGAGAATATACGTTCCAGAAGGGAGGGCTACTTGGCGGCTTCCCATCGGTGTTCCGTCATTGGATAGGTGCCTTGGTGGTGGTATTCCAGGTGGGACAATTACTCAGATATATGGACCTGAGAAAGCGGGCAAAACAACACTTGCATACCATATGGTTGCTCAGGCTGTTAAATTAGAGTTACCAACTTTGTTTGTTGGATTAGAAGGTTACGATAGGTTGTACGCTCAAGCGTGTGGAGTGGATGTTGAGTCTAAGTTTTTTAATCACTTCTCTGGAGATTTTGCGGAAGAGGTATTTAATGTTTGTATCGAGGGTATACGAAACCATAATCTTAAAGTTATTGTAATGGATTCAATAACTGCTGCGGTGCCAAGAGCAAATATTGAAAAAAAGCAACCGACCGATAATTTAGATAAAGGTCCTAATGTAGGTGCTAAAGCAAGGACGACAGGTTATTTTGTAGAGCAATTACAACAACCAATTAGACGAAAGGAAGCAATCTTTGTAGCGGTAAATCAATTGCGTTCAAAAATAGGTGCATTTTCTTCTGGTTTAGCACCTGCTGGTGGAATGGCATTACAGTATTATACTGATGTTAAAATATCTATGTGGGGTTCTGAGAATAAGGCTACTGGTAGTGTAGAATCAAAAGTTACGATAAACAAGGGCAAAGAGTGGTCGGTGGTTCCTTATAGTACTACTTCCTTATTTATGGAACACGGCAAGGGGATAGACATTGAGCGTGATATTGTTGGTGTTTGTGAGAGGGCTGGGATTGTTAATAAGGCTGGTGCGTGGTATCAGTATGGTGAATTAAAATTTCAAGGGTTGGCAAATTTTGCTCAGGCTCTTAGAGAAGATGAAAAATTAAGAAAGGACTTGTACGATAAGGCACTTCAATCGACTGTTAGTATAGAAATTGATAAAGAATTAAAAGAGCGGGAGAGGATAAATGAAAACACTTAATGAATTATGGTATGAGGCGTGTCTTGAATTGTGGGAACTTTCAGAGGATAGACCATATCTTAGAAATGATATAACAATGTGGGACGCATTTAAGTATCTTTATGTAAAGTTGACACCTAAACTTAGCGGACGTCATAGCCTAAAGGGGTTGGAGTAATGTATCCAGAAAGACCAGATGTTGAAGAATTTATTAAATATGTAGATACTCTTGCTGATTTACAAGATGACCTTAATAAGCTAGAGTATGAGTATGACAAAAAGGTAGCAATAAATATTCGTGGGGCTATCCAGAGAGGAGCAAAAAGTAGAGAAATAGACTGCGTAAAAATTCTTGGTAATAACGATGAAGAGCAAAGAGTTCTTGATGGGTTGAAAGCCAGTATTAATGAGAGAAAGAAAGCTATTAGGATTTTGTGGGGTAAAATAGAAGCTTGGAAGGCTGGTAAGGATTTATATAGAACTGATAGTTATCATCAAGTTACTGGCAGAGAGGGTTTTGGTGGTAGTAATGAGGAGTAAATATTGTGGAAATTAGTTATACGATGCTCAGTAACTTTATGCAGTGCGAATATTGTTACTATTTAAGATATGTTAAAAGGATTCCTATCAAAGAGGGGGCAGCGTCAGTTTATGGTACTGCTGTTCATAGAGCAATAAAGATTGGTTATGACAACAATTTGACCAAAGCGGATGATTGGGCTAGTGTCTTTAAAAGTGAGTGGGTAACTCTTACTTCGAGTAAAGACATTGTTTATACTAGTGAAGGTGAATACTTAAAAAAGTTCAAACAAGGGCAGGAATTATTAAGGAAATATTATAATAAGTATGTTAAAAAACACCCTGCACCAATTGTTACTGAGTTCTTTTTTGGTAGAAGCAATCCAGTTCATATTGGTCGGCACATAGTTATTGGTGTTCTTGACCAAATAGATGCTGCTGGCAATGTTATTGATTATAAAACTGGTGCCAAACCAACGGTTCTTGAACTTGATTTGGACTTACAGTTTACTTTGTATAGTTATGCATATAGACATTTATTTGGTAAAGAAGAGAATGGTTTAATTTTGCGTCACTTAGGAACAATGAGGGATATGGAAACAAAGCGATGTGATGAAGATTTTGCTATTCTAGAAAGTGAGATAAATAAGATTGAGCGTAAGATTAAAACAAATGTGTTTGTTAGAAATATTGGTAGGGGCTGTGCAAGATGTTACTTTTTGGAGGAATGTTTAGGTAAGGAACGGAAGATTGGAAGATGGTAATAGAGTATGTCAGCGATTGTTCGGGGATATTTGAAAAATTATTATGACTTAGATGAGAGTACAAAGCTAGACCTTGACATTGCAATAGAAACATTGTCTAAATCAGGTGAGCTTAACGAGAGAGATTTACTTCAAATTGCACTAACCATAGAGCAAGCTACGGCAAGTGATATTTCTAGAATGGTTGGAATTAAAAGGTCTGCAATAAATAATCGTCTTTCCGTAATATCTTCTAAGATTGCTAATTTTTTGGGTAAACAATATCAAGATGATAAAATATTAGAAGAGGTTAGTAGGAGATTAAAACGACCATTGACAGAAGCAGAAGAGAAGTTTTGTTGGGAAGTTATTAATAGAGGTTGTGCTCTTGGTAAAAATACTAGTATCCTTAATTTTAAGGTAAATGAAAATGGAAAAATCACTAGTGGAGAGAATAAAGAAGAGGGATAGGTGGACATGTAAGGTTTGTGGCAAGAGGTTTGTAGACCTGCGTGTATATGGTTTTATAAATTTGGACACTTGTACCCAAGACTATATAACTTTGTGCGATGATTGTTTTGGACGAAATAGTGATAATGTTGGTTTGGGAAGTTCGCTGTTCACATCTTTGGTTAGGGAAAACAAGATAATTTTAGTTGGGGACTGTCATGGCAGGTTTGGTGATTTAAATAGGGTATTGAGTTCCGAAGAACCATTTGATTTCTTTATTTCTGTTGGTGATGTTGGTTCATTAAAAGATGTAACCCCACAAAACCTTCATCTGATAGAGAAGTGGCGTGAAAAGGGGTACTTTGTGTGTTTATCTGACGATACTAAAGTATTAACACCAAATGGGTGGGTGACTTATGATAAAGTAAAAGTTGGTGATAAAGTTCTTGGTATGATAGATAAAAACCACTCGGATTGGGTTGAAGTTAAGAGTATACAAGTAATGGATTTTAATGGTAAAATGGTCCAAATAGAAAATAAGGTACAGAAACAACTCTTAACACCAGACCACTTTATCGTTAAACTAACTAAGTCAAAGAGATTGTCATACCATCAGGTTAGGGAATATCTATCTTTAGGTAAAGAATCTCAAATATCTATTCCAATGGCTAGAGAATTAGTTAGTGACATAGATGCAACACTGTCGGATGATTTTGTGCGGTTGTTGGCTTGGGTTGTTACAGAAGGAACTTACTTGAAGACGGGGGCTATACAAATCTATCAAAGTAACTTAAATTATGCTAATGAGATAGAAAGTATCCTAAATACCCTTGGTTATAGATGGAGTAAGTATACTGATAATAGAAACAAACACTACAAAGTATTTTATATATGTGTGAAAGATTCAAAATTTATAAGAAATATTCTACCAGACAAACTTGACATATCTCCAATAATTAATAAGTTATCAAAAAGGCAAAAACCCTTATTCTTAAATACATTTTTAAAGGGGGATGGCTATAATAACATTTGCTACACCAGTAATGAAAGGTTAGCCGAGCAATTAGTAACTATGGCACAGCTTATTGGTATTTCTAGTACACTATCTTTCAGGCAACGTGGCAGATTTAAGTCATATGCAGTATCGTTGCGCAAATGTAAGGATGTCAAAGTTGCTGGTCGTGACTTTTCTTTGGTAGATTATAGTGGTAAAGTGTTTGATTTTACTACTTCCTGTGGTAACTTTCTAGCAATGCGTAATGGAAGACCGTTTTTTACTGGCAATTGCGGTAATCACGATAATGTTCAATTCTTTAATCAACTTGATGTCTTACAAGAAATACGTGGTATTAAGGTATCAGGTCTTAATGGAATGCTAAAATCACGAACATTCTTAAAAGATACACCCAATAATATCTCATTTAGGGAGGTCTTGTATCTTTCACACTTAAGAGATGTTGATATATTGGTTACTCACCAACCACCAACAGGGTTGTTTAATAAAGTTGGGGAATCCGTTTTTGAGGAGATGCTTAATTATTTCATACCAAAAATTTATATCTGCGGTCATGTTCATAGATACAAACTTAAATTTCATTTAAACACATTTATAATATCTTTACCTGTAATTGAGCACGGTTATGCCGTTGCATATTTTCAGGGAAGAGACTTAAGAAATATCGAGATTGTTTTAAAGAAAGGACGAAAGGTGGTGCGTGTATAGTGGACGATACATTATTTGAGAGAGCAGTAGAAACTTGGGGTGAGAAACTACAGGAAGATATGGTAATAGAGGAGTGTGCAGAGGTTATTGATGCTGTTTGTAAGTGGCGTCGTGGTCGTATCCCCATTAAGAAGGTGGTGGAAGAAATGATTGATGTTGAAGCTATGCTTTATCAGATGCGTTATATTGTTGGTTATGATGAATGGGATAAAATGAGGGATGAAAAATTTGGTAGGTTGGAGAACAGATTAGAAAATGCCAATAGAAAAACTCGACCAAGTTAGAAAATCGGATGTTGACCCTGCAAGTATTACGTTGAATATTAATCTTCAACGGACTCTTTGCTGTGCTGAGTGCGGCAAGTCTGGTGTTACTTTGAGGAGAATAAGGAATGGAGGAAAGAAGATAAAACCAGCAAGATATTTGTGCCAGGATTGTTGGAGAAAATAATGGATATTGACAATGCTGTTAAATCGTTTGTTAAATGCCAATCGTGTGGTTATGTTGTATCCTGGCATAGTGTTACACAGTTGCTTAGTTTGTTATTAAGTGGAGATAAGTTTACTTGTCCTGGTTGCGGTAAAGTTCTCGATTTTGTTGCGTTGTATTTATGTTCTAGAAAGTTAGGAGATTACTGTAATGACTGTGAGTTTAGGTTCAGATGTTTTGCCCGATAATGGGCTTGACTTTTCTAACGGTATATGTCATAATAATGATGAAAACAATTGGTGCGACTGCTGCGATAGTTAGAAGAAAAGAATGAATGATGTATGTAAAATGGTCAGAAATTAAGGTGCAGGGGGCTTGACAACTCCCTTATTATGTGTTATAATATATAACGAAAAGAAATTTTCGGGGGAACAATGGGAATTAAAATTTCACAAGCACTTCAAGCACAGAAAGCAATAGAGCAAGAGATTTCTCATAAGAGGGGTCTCGAAAATCAAAGGTCTTGGTCATATAGGACAAGAGAAGCACCCGATGCCGAATTGGTTCCTAACTTTGACTTTGACAAAAACCACGAAGAAATCAGGAAACTGTCTCGTCTCCATACTAAACTTGGGGTCGCAATCTCAAGGACAAATCTTGAAAAGGATGTTGTCGGTTTGAGCGAGCAGGATTTGCAAGAGTTGACAGGGTGGGTTTAATCCCTCAGACAACTAATAGGGTACTCACGAGAGGTGTGGTAAATGTAGCCTATCTAGTTGTCAAACTTACCGACAGGGCGAATGGATAGTGTTTGCTATCTTTTACTTACTGCAATGTAGTGTTGTTTCATTCACTATTAGCCCTTGTGTTGAGGCGACATAGTAGAGTTACTCGTTTATTCGTGTGATGGGTGTTGGGTGTTTGGCAAATACTTGATATTCATCCTGTCGGTAGGGATATGCGTCCTAAGTGTTGATGATTACACGCAACTTTTCCAAAGTTGAGTACTGGGTTTGACCCCCAGAGGACGCTCGTATAATAATGGTAATTATGAACCGACAAAAGAGGTTTATTTGAAAGAGATAAAAATAAGAACGGCTATTGCGGAACACGACTTTCAGGTTAAATTAAAGCATATTAAACGGTTACTTAATAAAGATAAAGTAATGGTTTCTATTTTCTTTCGTGGGCGTGAAATTGTTCATTCGGATAGAGGTACAGACATTATTAATAGAGTTATAGAAGAAACTAAGGATATTGCCAGAGTTGAAGCGAGATTCGAAAAAGAACGACGGTTTTTTATAATTTTGGTAAATGATGCGGGTAGGACAAATTAGATAAGTCACTTGCCTCATAAGCAAGGGGAGTGGGGGCGGAACCCACACCCGCTACCAAACCCGCTACCAAGTTGGTTACCGCAAATGAACTGTTCATCAATAACGGATGTTAAAAATGGATAGAGGAGGAGGGCAAAGCGGGTTCACCCATCTTCTAGTGCTCACAAGAATAGATGCCGTTGTGATAAGTGTCGTAATATTGAGAAAATGAGAAGAAGAGACCAACGTTCAAGGGGGATTAAATGGGTACATATAATTGCTTCCCCAAAGGAAGCCAAGTTAAGTTGTGGAATTGTGATATGTCTACTAAGGTGGTGGGAGATATTGTTCCAGACTTTGGCTTAGATAAATATATAGTTCTTTTACGTGAGGGGGGTTATGTTATTGTTGAGAAGGGTAAGATAACCAAAATAGTGGAAAATCACGGCAGAAAGTATTATTATCCAGAGGATTTTCCTGGTATTCCTTGTTATAATAAATGGGGATGTCTAGTAGAATCAAAAGATGATTTAATCGGAACATTTCAAGGATTAATAGGTATGGCTGACCCGTATTATTGGGATAGAGTATGAAATATTGGAATAACATCGTAATAGAAGGCATTTGTTTCGGTAGGGAAGATAAGCAAGGTAACAATCCTTGCGGACGAAAATATCCTACTCCGTTTTGTTTAACAAATGGTGGTTGTCCACACTTTATGTGGTCAGAGAGTACTGAAAGAGACGCTGCGTTTTTTGTCCCCCTCCGTCAGATTCTTTGGGATAAGCTAAAAGTAGTTGCTCATAATGTTCGTCAATTTTTTGAGTGGAATTTCCACGATAGGTGGGTAAATGATAAGGAATTAGAGAAATTTATTAATAGTATAGAAATCGTAAGCGATGACCATCCCTCAATGAAAGAATGGAATGAGGCTCAGGAAAAAGCGAATAGAGATTTTGTGAAATGGTTTAGGAAAGCTAGGAAGGAGTGGTAATGCCAAACTACGTTTATAGATGCAAATCTTGCGGTAGGGAAATAGAAGTCAAACAAAAATTTGATGAAGAACCTCTAAAGATATGTGAGTGCGGTGGCGCACTTTATCGAGTTATTTTTGTGACCCCTATTCATTATAAGGGAGCAGGCTTTTATACTACAGAAGCAAGAGGAATAACAGGAATAAAGCGAAAACCTAAAATTAAAGTTGGCTTAAAAGATAATTTATCTTCAGAAGAGCGAGAAAGGATGGATGGATAAGGAAGAGTTAAGGGAAAAATTACTAGAGGCAAAAGAACAATATGTTCAGAAGCATAAAGACAGATTGGAAGCAATTAGACCAAGATGGGAAAACATTCAAAGTGACATACCGAATGTAGAAAAAATAGAACCGTATGTGGAATTTTGTAACTCGCAGGATTTGAGAGATTTATGGTGGTTTGGTAGAGTGAAGGTGTCATCAGCACCGCTGAGTGGAGAGGTTGGTCGCAGGATTCATTATCTTGTGAGAGATAAAAAAACAGGTTTTGTTCTTGGTATTGTCGGTTTGGCTTCTGATTTAACCATTCCGATACGTGATAAGTATATCGGATGGACTCACAAAAATAAGTGGGCTGGTAAAAGGATTAACTATCTAATGAATATCCAGCACTGTTTTCATCCTGATAATAGTATTTTAACTACTGATGGTATTAAGTATGTAAAAGATATTGTACCTAACGATGTTGTTTATAGTATTGATAGAAATGGTAATATAGTAGAAAAACCTGTTTTATGGGTAAATAAAAAAACAACGAATGAATCAATGCTTAAAATATCTACAAGACAAGGTGGGCAGATATTAGTGACTGGTGGGCATCATATGATAGGTATTAAGAATGGTTCACATTTAGATAGAAAGAAACGTGAAGGGTGGATAAATTTAACAGCAGAAGAACTTGAAGTTGGTGATGTTATTCCGATACCGTATCAAAGTAATTTGCTTGGTGGGTTACACAATAGTTTTAAAGATTATTTTGATTATGACTATAGAGATGTAACACGTAGATTAAAAGAGTCTTATAAAATTCACGTAAAGATGTCAGATATGATAAAATTTGCTGGTTGGTACTTGTCAGAGGGTTGTGTTACAAATAATTATGTAGATATAGGGCAATCTCCTTCCAGTAGACATTATAGTGAACTACTGTTGTTTGTTAAAGAACTTTGTTCACAGCTAGGATGTAGCTATTATATTAGTGCTAATCATATCAATATAAGTAATGCTAAATTTGCGAGATTTGTTAGAGATACCTTTGGTGTTAGAGAAAATAAACTTATTCCAGATTTTGTTTTAAAAGACAATATAAAGTTGTTTTTTGATTCCTACGTTAAAGGTGATGGTTATATTGAAAATAAAATAACTGGAGAAAAAATAGTAATTACAACAGTAGCACCAAAATTATTTAAGCAGTTGACTGAGATTGCAATTAGGTTAAATTATGCAGTATCTGTATCCTACAAGACAGGAGCTACTTATGAACGAAAAGATAGAGGATGCAGAACCAACGGTAAGATAATACGTAAACCGCAATATATACTGTATATTAAGTCTACAAAAGTAAAAAAATATAACGATATTTACTATGATAGGATTATAAAAGTAGAAAAAGTTGATAAACCTGGGTATGTTGTTGATTTTGAGGTGGAAGATACTCATACCGCTTTAGTGGGGTATAATAATAATTTTGTTTTTTGTGGTCAATGTGTTGCTACACCAGAACTCAGCAAGTATCTAACTGGTAAATTATGTGCATTGTCTGCTAAAACTAAATTAGTGCAGCATCATTTTCAAGAAAAGTATGGTCATCCACTGGCTGCGATGACGGTAACGTCTCTTTATGGCAAATCTAGTATGTATAATCGATTAGACGGGTTTGAATATTTGGGAACTACAAAAGGTTATTCGTCAGTTTTAATTCCTCTTGATGTAAAAGAAAAGATGCGGGAAGATTATAAGAAGACAAAAGGGAAGTATTCGGAAATATATTATAATGAGAATGGTTCTGTTAAAGAACGTTACGGAGTGGTAAAAGGTTATCAAAAATTGTCTAAATATGCTGATGTTTGGCGGGTGGATAATGTTCGTGGTGTTTATATTATTCCATTAGCATATAATTATAAGGAGTTTTTAAAGCAGGAAACTGACGAATTAATACAGTATGACTATCCTACTGTTGATGAAGTGTTTCAACACTGGAAGAAAAGGTGGTTAGAGGGCAGAATAGATAGAATACAAAATGATGTGAGGATGATTTAGAAGGACTATACTCCTAGTTAAGTCTCATACGGAGGACTAGTTTGTTTGAAGTTATAGTTTTTGTTGGATTGTTCGTGGTGTTCTTTGGATTATATGTATGGCAAAAGACTAAGAACGAGCAGATGAAGAAACAGCACGAACTTGACCTAGTAGAGACGAGGAAAGATGCTATTAGGAGAAGCCGCAGTGTTATTGAAGGACAAGTGGTGGAACAGCTTGTACCTCATTTTCCAGAGTGGAAGTATGTTCCCTCAGAAGCCCGTTTTTTAGCGTCACCATTGGATTATGTCGTATTTTCTGGACTATCGAAGGATAATGTAAAAGAAATTATTTTTGTAGAAGTTAAAACTAATAAGAGTCAAGTAACTAAGAGACAAAAAAGCGTGAGAGAAGCAATAAAGAATGGTAAAGTTAAATATGAACTGTTGGAAATAAAAGATGATAGAAAATTGTGATTGCTTAGATGGATTATCACGTATAGAAGATAATAGTATTGATTTGATAGTAACTGACCCACCTTATGGTATTGGGTTTATGGGTAAGAATTGGGATAGGGCGTTGCCAGATAAACGAGTTTGGGAAGAGTGTTTTAGAGTATTGCGTCCTGGTGCCTTCGCTTTTGTAATGAGTATTCCAAGAGCAGATTGTTTATCAAGGATGATTATATCTCTTGAAGATGCTGGATTTAGGGTTGACTTTACACCAATATATCACGCATTTGCCAGTGGATTCCCCAAAGCTCAAAACATAGCGAAGCAAATTGACAAGAGATTGGGGGCTAAGAGGAAGATTATTGGTAAAGGGAAGTTAGGTAGTCCAGAGACACCCAAGGTAAGTTATCAAATGGCACAACAAGGGAATAATACTTTTGGTGGTGAGTTTGACATAACAATTCCTTCAACAGAGGAAGCTAAGTCTTTAGACGGTAGTTATGGTGGGTTTCAACCGAAACCAGCAGTAGAGGTAATCATAGTTGCTATGAAACCACTATCAGAGAAGACTTATGTTGACCAAGCATTAAAGAATCGAAAGGGCATTACTTGGTTGGATGATTGTCGTATCCCTTATGATAGTGGAGCTACTCCGAGTGTAGGTGGTAGGCATAATATAAAAGGTAGGCGCATCGGTGCTGGAAATGGTGAATATGGTTTCAAATCGTTGGAAGCCCCCCAAGTCAACAGCAATGGTCGTTTCTCAGCCAATCTGTTAGCAAGTGATGATGTGTTAAATGATGGCAAAAAGATTAGTTATGGGAATAAACCTTACTCTTATCGAGGCAAGCAATATAATGTTGAGGGATTTATAAAAAATAATCAACCAAAAGCACCAAGTAATTATGGTGATTCAGGTTCATTCTCCCGCTACTTTGATTTAGACAAGTGGGGGGAAGAAAAGATAAAGCAACTCCCTGAATCGGTACGAAAGACCTTCCCGTTTTTGATAGTCCCGAAGGCTAGTAAAAGTGAAAAAAATAAGGGTTTGATTGGGGGAACTGGTAGTAATACTTATAATCGTAAGTGCTTAAACTGTGGCAAATGGCAAATAAAGCAAGGACTGTCGGATGACTACACTTGTCGCTGTAAAGAACCGAAATGGGAAACCCCTACGGGGAATTTTCATCCAACAGTAAAACCAATAAAATTATTTAGTTACTTGATAACTCTAGGCAGTAGAGAAGGTGATACGGTTCTAGACCCGTTCTTAGGTTCAGGAACTACAGCAATTTCTTGTGAGATTTTGGGTCGCAATTGTATTGGATATGAGATAGATAGAGATTATTTTAACATGGCAATAAAAAGGATAGAGGCATTTAAAAATGAGAAATAGAAATAGAAATTTTAGGAGACTGTTTGGAATTGGTAGAAGGCAACTAGCTATGTTGCAGTGTGTAGGCCAGTTTGGTAGACCGAGACATGCTTTTGGTCAGGTACCAAATAAATTTTGTAATTTGCGATGGATTGTATAAAGGCAGAAAATTGTTTGGATTAGGGAGGAATCAAATGGAGAATGTAGACCAATTTGGCAAACCGAGGCAGAGAAGGGTTTGGAGTGCTGGTGTTGGCAGGAACATGGGAGATAAACCTGGTGCAGGTCCAGGTGGAAAATGTGTTTGTCCGAGCTGTGGTAAAACAATTTCTCATACTGTAAATCAACCTTGTAATAAGATTGATTGTCCTAAGTGTGGAACTAAAATGACCAGGGAGTAAAGATGTAGAATAATTGTTGCCAGTAAATTGAACTGTTCTAGGCAACTACTTGCGAACTATATGATAAGTTGGGCATTTAGAAGATGTTGAGGTGTTGTTAATGCTAGAAGTTAAAGGTGATTTGTGGGAACACTATTCTAAAGGACGTTGGATAATAATTACAGTTAATGGGGATACAAGGAAAGATGGTGCGTGCGTTATGGGTCGTGGTATTGCTAAACAAACAGCAATCAGATTTCCCAAATTTCCCTATATTTTAGGAGCGGCTATCAGAAAGGAGGGTAACAACTTATTCGTGTTTGGTAACTTTAAAATCATTACCCTTCCAGTAAAACACCATTGGAAAGAACAAGCAGACCTTGAACTTATTGAGAGGTCTTTGAAACAACTTGTTCATTGGGCAAATACTCCATGGAAGCACGGTAGGTTCTATTTAACACGTGCTGGTTGTGGAAATGGTAGACTTGATTGGCTAACTGAAGTGAAACCATTATTTAAAAAATACTTAGACGATAGATTTGTAGTGGTAAATTCGTAATGCAAGTTAAATTAAATCGAGTAGAAAAGGAAATGGTCAAGACAGGGAACAAGAGTGGTGCTTTTGAGTCTCTGTTATCTAGATTTAAACGTGGTGTCAACGAGGCGGGTATTTTGAGAGAATTAAAGAAGCGTGAGTTCTATGAGAAACCTTCGGTTGAGAGGACACGAAAGAAAAGGAACAAGCAGATTAAAAGTAAGCAACAGGGGGATGGAAAATGCCGTATATAGACCGAGAGGCAAGAAACAACCTAAATCCCATAATAGATAATCTGCTGGAAGAAATTCCACTGGTTCTAGGCAGGGACGTTAAGGATGGTGATGTTAATTATCTAATAACTCGTATCATTGACTCGTTCTATGGTATGGGCGGCTACGCAAAGTTTAATCGGGCTATAGGTATTCTTGAGTGTGTTAAGCACGAACTCTATCGTAGGGTTGTGGCTCCCTACGAAGATATAAAAAGGAATCAAAATGGAGATGTTTACGGGTAAGGAACCTTAATTTTGGAGTTTGTTTCCTTCCTTGTTTTATTATGTTAGATACTTTGAAGATGATAAATGGCACACGTGGTGTGTTATGATAAAAGAGGAATCCACCAAAGAAATGGAGGATATTCTTAAAAATAAAGGGAAAATAACAAGGGTTGAGGTAGAGGAATGTATGAAGTCAGTGGTGTCTATGGAATTAAACTAGCACCTGATGGTTCTATTCTTAGAACAAAGAAGGTATTCCATGTAACGTTAAAAACAGAGCGTGGCGTTACCGCATTTTGTGACGAACAGAAACCGTTTGCTAAAATAAAAATTGTAGATGATATTACTAAAGAAGATAAGACAGAATATTTTTTAGGTCCTAGCAGTTAGAAAAGATTAAATAATGACAGAAAAATTTGGTGTACCTATGCAATGTACTCATTGCCACAAAACTGCAACTTACTTTTCACTTCGTCTTGGTAGAAAATGTGGATTATAAGATTGGTACTTGGGTACCCTATAAGGTGTAATCAATGAAAGACCAAACTGGAAAAGATATAGATAGAGAGTTTGCTCCCAATAAGAGAGACCCTGCGGATAAATATAAGGTTCGTGTTGTTAAAAAGAACTTAGATTATGAAGTTGTCCAAGACGAAACAAAGAGACCTCTTGTAAAGAAGAAAGAAAAAGATGCGGGGTAGTTGGGTGTATGAAGCCTGTTATATGTACAGAAGGATATATTACCAGATTAGGGGTGTAGTTTAATTGGTGAAACGCTTCTCCTACAAAGAAGTATTAATGCAGGTTCGACTCCTGTCACCCCTACCACAAAGAGGGTGAGGAATTGAATAAAAATTCGTTATTAAACTATAGGTGATTTGATAAATTGTTCCACAAAGGTGAGCAAATTATAGTTGGTTTTCGTGATGGTTTTGCGAGGCAAGGAAAAACCAACATTAACCTATAAATGCTAGTGGCATCGTGAAGAATAAAATAGAACCAGCAACATCTGATACTACTGATTAGTATAATATTGCTTGAAAAAGTGTGTCGTTGGGGCTTGACAACTAGCGATTTGTATGGTATAATATAAGTGTAATGATGGAAAAACTGTAAATAAAATGATAGAACTAATGGGACAATTATCAATTAAGTGTTCCTGCGGGAACGAAATATTCACGTCAAACGTGAGGTGTGGTGGTGCCATAGTTTATTATTGTGACCAGTGTGACAAGATATTTTATAGAAGTAATGAAATGTTGTTCCCGATAGCCGACCCGAAACTTAGGAAACATTTTGAAGATAGTAACTTGTTGATATGGAATTCAACGTAATGGGGATTAATATTTAGTTTAATATGTATATGCACATTAATCCCTACAAAAGTAGGGATTTTTCATAAAGGTCAAATATGAGTGAAAAGTATTCAATTGGGATGCCGTATGGTACGGCTACTGATTGTAGATGTAAAGATTGTAATGAAACTCATAAACAGCTAAGACTTAGAACCAAGCGTGGCTCAACTGGTGGGGCACCTGTCTGATATGCAGGAGGATGAAGGTTCGAATCCTTCCGCTTGGACGGAGAGGTGGCAGAGTGGTTTATTGTGGGTGGTTGCTAACCGTCTGAAGTTAGCCAGGCTTCCGAGAGTTCGAATCTCTCCCTCTCCGCCAGAAATAATACTTGACATTTCGGTGGGCATATGATAGGATGTTATTGTGGGATGGAAAGTAGAGAGACTTTACTATGACTGAGTGCACACCCGTCATTACAGTCGGGCACCCCATCACCGTCGCTATCGGTATCGGCGACGCCGCAGCCGCATACCCCAGGCTACCATATGAATGAGACAATAAAACCAAACGAACCAAAATTTATTATGCTAGATGATTTTGCCTTTTATTGTTTTGGTAATTGTGATTTATGTAAGATACGTTTTAATTGTTGGGCTGGCATCTTAGATTCTAGTATTTTAAATGATGATGTATGGCAAAACCAAACAATAACTACGTACGTAGACCACGATTTGGAACTGAGAGCATTTGGTGATGTTAGAGGTAGAATAATTCAATATGCGATGGTGCAAGAGGGTGGGAGATTTTATAGGATTAAATATCACGGAAAGCAGCACGAAACCTTCTTTTTTAAAAATAGTGAATTATTGTATTTGAATGATAAAGGTATGGTTTGTTGCAAGAAGCGGGCAAAACCAATTCATCACATAAAAGGATGGAAATAATGGGCGTGAAGCTCTATGGATGAGCAGCGGTCTTATAAGCCGTTTAGGGTCTGATATACCCAAGGAGTAGGTTCGATTCCTACCACGCCTACAGATGAGATTAATGGGTATGATTAGCGGGTGCGTAGTTCAATTGGTTAGAATACCTGCCTCTTAAGCAGGGCAGTAAGGGTTCGACTCCCTTCGCACCTACATGTTAGGTTTGTAAAGAATAAATAGAACACATTACCCCCTATAGCTCAATGGATTTAGAGCACGAAGCTACGAACTTCGGTTAGTTGTGGGTTCGAGTCCCGCTAGGGGGTCCAATATGTATAAATGAAAAAGAACTTTGTGATAGTGTCCAAAACGATAGTTGCCCCCGTAGCTGAATGGAACAGCAATCGGCTTCTACCCGATGATATGTAGGTTCGAGTCCTATCGGGGGTGCCAATTATGTATGAAAAGATATTTAAAGTAAGATGGGATGAAAAGTTGGGGGAAGGTTGGATGAATATTTATAACCTTGAGTTGTGCTTATATTCGTCTAACTGCGTTGGTGGCAAGGCATTAGATAATATCAAAGTTGTTGAAGTTCCACAAACGAAGCGACCAAAAATTTGTGAAAAATGTAAAAATCGCTACGAATGTTGGACAAGATAATGTATTATTATTGCGAGTATTGTGGCAAGTTTTTAACAATACAGGAAACAGATAGAGATACTAGACCAATTAGTACTGGTGACCTTGTTTGTAAGTATTGTAATAATTATGTTCTATCTTGTCGGTGGTATTTTACTGGTAGGAAAAGTTATTATAAAATAGCAAAGAAGAGAATAAACTTTGATGACTTAGATAAACAGTGTAACCAGTGTCCGCTAAGATTTGCTTGTTGGACTAGATAACCCGCCGTAGTCGGGGGAGTTTCCTAAACTCTTAGCCGTAAATGGAACTGAAAATACGAGTTCAAATCTCGTCGGTGGGTCGGGAGGACACAAATTGGGGAGCAAGTCACTAATTCGTTATAAGCCTCCCCGCATATTGCTGGTATAGCCCAAACAAAGGCAGAGGCGTTCGGCTTAGACCCGAAATGTTGCAAGTTCGAATCTTGCTACCAGCACCAAAATATGGAACTGCGAATCAGCATTTGTGATGTTACATTAAAAAGAAAGTGGAATATTCCAAGTGATTGCGAGAATTGTATTCATAGATTTGAATGTTTCACTAGTAATATAATCAACGTTGACCCTGTAAATTTCAAACTTGAAATAGACAGAAAATATCAGCAGTGTAGCTGGTATTACTTTGAAGCTAAATTTGTTGTTCCAAAATGTTTAAGATTAGGGCTGTTAAAGCATTTGAATGATGGTGGTGCCTGGTTTGATGACCATGGTTTTCCATATGCTAAATTGTTTCCAACGGATGAAAGAAAAGTTTTTGTGAAATATGCGTGGGTCAAGTTTCCTAATACAGTTAATATAGAAGGTACTCTTTATAGAAAAGAGAAATAAGGTCATTAGTGTTGGTTGAGCAACATCCCTCGTTAGTTTAATCGGCTAAAATACCTGCCTGTCGAGCAGAGAGATTAGCGGTTCAAGTCCGCTACGGGGGGCATAGAAAAATAAATACCGTATAAAGATAAAATGAAGAAAGTGGCACGGTGGTCCGAGTTAGGTTTAGGCGGCGGTTTGCAAGACCGCATACGTGGATTCAATTCCCACCCGTGCCTCGATTCTGGTGTATCATAATAAGGTAATGAACCTCCCTGTTAAGGAGAAATATGCTAGTTCGAGCCTAGCCACCAGAGCCAAAATGAAAATATTTATCTTAGATGATATGGTAGAACGACAAAACACTCTGTTGAGACTGTTGAAAGACGTGATTAATGAATCTGTGATTTTTGTGGCGGACTCCAGAGATACAGCAATTGAAATCTTAAAGAATGAAAATGACTTTGATATTATGTTTCTAGACCACGACTTGGGTGGAAAGGTTTATGTAGATTCACTTGACCCCAATACTGGGTGGTGGGTAGCTAAATATATCGCTGATAATAATATAAGAAGTAAGCAAATTATAATACACACCCTAAATTATGCTGGTGCTAAAATGATGCTTTATGATTTGCCAGGAGCAAAGCATATTCCTTTTCCTACGTTAGTGAATATATTAAAGGGGAGGGCTATAACTAGGTTTGTCTCATAAGCAAATCCACGTATTATGAGGGAAATATGAAGGATTACTATAAGATACTAGGGGTAAACAGAAATGCCTCACTTGATGAGATTAAGAAGGCATATCGTAGGTTAGCACGAAAGTGGCATCCTGATGTGAATAAATCTATCGAAGCAGAGAATAGGTTCAAAGAAATCAACGAAGCCTACGAGGGGTTAACGAAGCGACTAAAACATAGGCAAAATATAAACCCGTTTGATATATTTTACAGGGAGTTTAATTTTAGTAATCCATTTGATGATGTTTTTGCCCGTTGGGGTAGTGGGTATACTGTCAGAACTGTTCAGATAGAAATCCCAGTGGACTGGTTAACAATGATTCTTGGTGGGGTGAAGGTTGTTGATATTGGTAAAAAAATTTCTTTAAAAATACCAGAATTGTCCCAAAATGGACAAATAATACATGTACAAGATGGTAATAATAAATACTACTTTATTTTAAGGGTAGTTCTACCAAAAGCTTTAACTGACGAACAAAAAGAAATGTTAGAAAAGTTTAGTACTGGACAAATCTAATTCCTGCCGAACGTAATAGATTGTAAAGGAAAGAATATTTTGCGGTATAATAGACTCGGCTGTTAACCGATGGTTCGAATCCCAGTTACCGCAACCAATTATTCCCAAGTAGTCTAACAGGTAGGACGTAACGCTCTGAACGTTGAATTTGAGGTTCGAATCCTCACTTGGGAACCATTGATATATTGAAGCATAAAGTTTTTATTTTAGTGACCACTCTGGAGATATAGCCCAATTGGTAGAGGCAATTGGCTAAGAACCAATTTAGTACAGGTTCGAATCCTGTTATCTCCACCATTTCGGCTGAAAGGATGTACTTGACTTTTTGTCGGGCACGTGGTACTATTTAATATGAAAGAAGATAAAAAGTATTGTAGAGTAAGACGAAAAAACTATGGATAGTAAACTTAGATTATTACATAACAAAAAACAGGATGAAGTATATACTCCTAATTATGCGGTGGAACCACTAATTCCTTACCTGAATAAGGTGTGGACTATTTGGGAACTTTCGGAAGCTACTGGTAATGTTACTACTGTTTTGCGTGAGAAAGGATTTAAGGTTATTGGTACTAATTATGACTGTTTGACTAAATGTCCCGATAACTTTGATGCCATTGTCAGTAATCCACCTTACTCCATTAAGACAAGAGTGCTGGAGCGATGTTACAGTCTTGGTAAACCATTCGCTTTACTTCTTCCTTTAACGGCTTTGGAATCGGAAGCAAGACAGGAATTATTCTCACGATATGGGATTAGTCTTCTTTTGATGAATAAGAGAGTAAAGTTCGAAATACCGTCTGGTAAGCAAATACCTTGGTTTGCAACAGCGTGGTTTACATATAAGATACCCTTACCCAGTCAGCTAACGTTTACTAAAATTTTGGTGTGATAAGTATGAAACGTAGGAAAAGAAGTAAGATATAGCAATTATCTAATGTGCAATTTGTGGATTAGAACCTATTTGGCAAGGCAAACCTATGGTTCTTATTCTTGACCATAAAAACGGTGTAAGAGACAATTCTAGACTAGAGAACTTGAGACCTCTCTGCCCAAACTGTAATAGTCAGATTGAGACATTCGCTGGTAGAAATGGTGGGCGTAGTTCAAAAGCAGAATAAGAGGTTGTGACCCTCTTGAAGTGGGTTCGATACCCACCGCTCACCCCAAATGGAATAATGGAATTATACATTGATACAGGGATAAAGCATTAGCAGGAATATACCCCTTCACAGTAGAATGTTCAGAGGGGTTGTGAGTGTTGTCCTATCAGGTTTTCTTGCTATACACAAAACAAAGAAGTTGTGCATTATGTAAATTTTGACACTTGGTTTGAATTCTTGAGAGCAAACATAAAGTGGAAAAAGAAATAAGCGGGTGAAGTTCATTTGGATGAACGTTTGGTTGCCGTCCAGAAGGTAGTGGGTTCGAAACCCATCACCCGCTCAGATGCGGTAGTGATTATACCTTGTCATAATGAAGAAGAATATCGAAGAACAAGCCGAGGAAATTAGATTAGCAAGAAGGTGTGGGGTGTCATATACCCTGTTGTGCGATAAATAAAAGTCTTATATCATATATTGTGAACGAAAAAACCTATAAGCCCAGGTGACGCAATTGGTAGACGTGTTCGCCTCAAAAGCGAGATTTTGAGAGTTCGAATCTCTCCCTGGGTACTATTAAGGGAGTGTAGTTTAATTGGATAAAAAATATTCGTCTCCAAAACGAGGTAATGAGGGTTCAAGTCCTTCCACTCCCGCCAAGCCAACTGAGGTGATAGCGATAAATATGTAGATTGAGCAACGGAGGTTTCGTGCGTGGAAATAGATTAGTCATTGCCAATAAGGTAGCCACCAAAGTTTTCAAGAAATGGCACGGGTTTAATCCTAGAAATAAAAAACAATCTGGTACAAGGTACAAGTTTACAGATTATGAAATTGAGAGATTTCTAGGAATTTATAGAAAAACCAGAGTTCCCTGTTCTTGTTGTGTGTGCGGTAATCCTCGAAGGCATTGGGGTTATATTCCTATTAGAGAAGCACGTCAGATGCTAGATGTGATTGACCAGTTTGCAGAAGTTGATTTGGCAATTAGAAAGTCACGATACCTGAAAGGTTGGTTGGATTAAGTCGGTGTAACCCAATTTGGCAGAGGTAGTAGACTTAAAATCTACTCAGTGTGAGTTCGAATCTCATCACCGACACAGGGTTAGTAAGCAGATACACCTAACTAGCCGTAGCTAGGGGCAGGTGCGGGAAAATCTAACCAGTTTGAGTGAACGGCAATCATCATGGTGCTGTATCCGCTGTGGAAGGTAGATGGTCTGCTGAAAACCCTGAGAGGTAGCTCTAAAGAATTTAAACCACCTCAATTTGGGAACATTAGGGAGAGTGAGCCGAATTGGTGAAGGCAGGAGTCTGTAAAACTCCCACCCACAGGGTAAACGTTGTAGGTTCAAGTCCTACCTCTCCCACCAATGGATGATTATAGTATAACTGACGCACAAATGTGGTATTTGCCACAAGGCAGTACATTGGTGTATGCGTAATCTCGGTTTGACTTGGGAAGAGATATTAAATAAAGGGGGTTTAGTTCAGCGGGAGAACAATGCCCTTGCAAGGCATTAAGACGAGTTCGAGTCTCGTAACCTCCACCAATGAGATTAGTAATTATATCAGATACACATGGGTTAACACCAGAGTTACCAGAAGGTGATGTTTTAATCCACGCTGGTGATGCCACCATGATGGGCAATGATGAGGAAGTTGATATGTTTGATGCTTGGTTGGGAACGTTGCCATTTAATTATATAATCTTTACACCAGGTAACCACGATTTCAGGTTTGTTACGAGAGATAGGCAATTAAAGAATGCAATAACCTTGATAAACGAGCCGCTAAAGTTTAAAGGAATAAAGGTTTGGGCTTCCCCGTTTAGCCCTAAATTTGGTGCTTGGGCTTTTATGACTGGTGAAAAAGAACTTGCAAAGATGTGGGAACAGATACCAAGAGGAACGGATATTTTGATAACTCACTCGCCACCAAGGGGATTCTTGGATAGAACAATTGGGAACGTTTGTGCTGGTTCGCAATCATTATTGGACAAGGTAAGGGAAATTAAACCGCAATTTCACGTTTTTGGTCATATTCACGAAGCGTATGGAGAGAAGTATAATCGTGAAACTAGATTTATAAACGCTTCGGTGGTCAATGAATGTTATCATTTGGTTAACAAACCAATAGTAATTGATTATTAAAGAAGAGGAATATGTGTTAGGTAATCGGAATGTACAGGGTGTAGTGTTTAACGGTAGCACAAGTGCTTTGGGAGCATTTAGAGGAGATTCAAATTCTCCCACCCTGACCATCTGGGTGTACGTTAGTGACAGAGCCAGGAGGTCGTTGGTTCGAATTCAACCACCCAGACCAGATAGTAACTTGCGTTGAGGTTGAAATGGGTGAATTTGATGATATTACGTTAGAACAAATGAATTTGGAGTTGGGGAAAGAGAGAACAAAGGACTGTGAAAAACATTTGAATGAAGCAATTACTGAACTTGGTAATGTAGTAAAGTATCTAAATAGTTTAGCAGGTAATGTCAAAGAACTTAAAAAATGGTTTGAGAAAAATGGGGGTATAATCTAAAAGGCTAGGATGACAGACCTTCAATCTGTCAGTGGGGGTTCGAATCCCCCTACCCCCACCAAAATGAAATGATATTGCTTGAACCATTTGATTGTGTATCATATAAATCCAAAAATAGAGAAGGCGGAAAAACTATCGGTGTCAAAGATACGTCGAGGTAAAAGTTATTAGCCGCCATCGCACAATTGGTAGTGCAGCATTCTTGTAAAATGCTGAGGAAACTCATTGCGGGTTCGAGTCCTGCTGGCGGCTCAATGGATGACTTAATAACAAATTGGAAACAGCCTCGATGGAAAGATTTTAATCCTAAGTATGGATTCTGTTTAACTTGCAGAGAATTCTTTAAGTGGGATGTAAAATATGGATTTAGTAATGAGGTTCACCATTTATGTCCAAATAAATATCACAATGCAAACTATTCAAGGCAATTACGTCCTTGTTGGGAATGTTGGGAAAATAAAGTAAGAACAAAACAACTAGTACAAAAATGTAAGTATTGCGAACATAAATTTATGTGCTTAACAAATGCCGAGTAGTCTAATTGGTAAGGACAGCAGGCTTTGAACCTGTAATTGGTGGTTCGAGTCCACCCTCGGCAGCATGAAGAAAGTAATTGTTTTTGACCTTGATGGTACATTAACCGAAAGTAAATGTTTGGTTGATAGTGAAATGAAAGAACTGTTATATAAATTACTTGATAAGTATTTTGTGGCAGTTATTTCTGGTGGTGATATAAAACAATTTATTTCTCAGTTAACTATTGAACACGATAAATTGATGCTATTTCCCACAAACGGTTCTAAGATGTACGATGGGCATTACAAATGTATTTATGAAGATAACCTAAACGAAAATGTTAAGAATAAAATCTATAGAGCGTTAGAAACAGCCTCAGTTGGTATTGATATTTCTTGGGGGAATTCTTACGGGGATATTATAGAGGATAGAGGAACACAAATAACGTTCTCAGCGTTAGGTCGGAATGCACCACTTGAATTAAAAAGTAAATGGGATGCGGATGCCTCAAAACGTAAAATAATGTGTGCGAGACTTGAGGCTTTACTTGTTGGTCTAGAGATAAAAATAGGTGGAACAACTTCAATAGATATTACTAAGAAGGGTATTAATAAAGCATTCGCTATTTCAAAAATTATGGAGCAGGGCTTCAAAAAGAAGGAAATTTTATTTATCGGTAATGATTTTGCGGTTAAAGAAGTTGGAGTAAAGTGTATTAAGGTAGATAGTGTTACAGATACTAAAAAAGTTATAAGAAGTTTACTGTGATAAAAAATAGGATAGGTAAATATCGGAGAGTTGTCCAATAAAAGTTATGACAAAGAGTACAGGTTGGGATATTACTATAGGAGGGGTGCCTGAGCGGATTAAAGGAGCAGTCTTGAAAACTGACGTGGGTCAAACCACCGAGGGTTCGAATCCCTCCCCCTCCGCCAAAAGGAAAATAATTGGAATTAAAAGTACACGAAACAAAGAAGCGGTCACTAGCAAAAGCGATTTCGTTTAGAGCAATTGAAATAGCAATAGATACTCTTATATTTTCCTTCTTTATTCCTGACCTTAAAATTGCTTTGGGGTTAGCCCTTGTTGTTGAGGGTATTTGTTTCGGGTTACATTTTGGATTTGAAAGAATCTGGAATCGGATAAATTACGGGAGGACAGTATACAAAAGAGATTGTGAGCAAGCTGAGTGGACGCCCTACGGGGAGGAAAGTCGGGACACCACCGAGCAGGATGCAGGGTAACACCCTGGCAGGGTAACCTGACGACAAGTGCTAAACTCCTACTTATCTCTACCACGAAGTTTATGTGTAAACGGATAACTGGGCAGGGTGACGTGTGTGGGACTATAAAAACTTACGACCAAAAATAGTTCTAACAAGACTTGTTTAAGGTAAGTAGGAGAGGTAAACTCCATCTGGTGCAACACCAAGCAGAAAGCAATGATGTGCTCGGCTAGCTTTCGGGTGGGTGGCAAAGAGTTTAATGGTAACATTGAACCAAGATAAATGTTCACATAAAACAGAATCCCGCTTACGGGCTTGCTTGCAATTCTTTTTAATTAGATACTGCAAAAAGGGTCTTAATTTGTAGTAGAAATTATAATAGACTGGGGTTCGGGTGATTGAATAGTGGCTATGAATTATTTATATAATCTTGTTAGATTTACAAGACAGTTTAGAATATTTTTTTGTGGGCTCCAAGAGAGAAGGGAGGATTTTTATATTTGTCATATACCAATACCCGTTGATATTAAACCTCTATACGATACGTTGGCTAGAAATTGTCATCAATATAACTATATGTCTACAACCTATCGCAAACAAGTATTTACTACAAGAAAGGTATTGGATGCTGATTATCAAATACATCTTAGGTTTTATTGTGATGGTGTTGTAACGGGACATTATGAATTGCAACCAGAAGAAGATGTAATATCCCATTGTAGAGGAATTGAATGTCGTCCTCTTAATGATGTTGAAAAGGAAGAAGTAATTTTAATACTAAGTTCTGCTTTATAAAATGGCATAAAAAGAAACCCAGATTTCTCTGGGTTTTTATTTTGCCTAAATGTTATTTATTTATTTACATTCTTTATTGCCTTTAATGTTGTTAATGACATAAGTTCAATCCCAAACCTGTTTAAAAGAAACTCTCTAGCACCTTCTTCTCTATCAACAATAGTAATTGCACCAATCACAGACAAACCACTATCTCGAAAAACCTGAATTGCGTGTGCCGCACTTTGTCCTGTGCTGGCTACATCTTCAACCACAAGGACGCACGATTTTGGGATAATTTCTCCTCAATCATTCTGTTTGTTCCGTGCCCCTTCATTTTCTTTCTCACTAAGAGTGTCCGATTGACTGTGGTACTCGAAAACATAATAGCATCTGCTATCGGCATAGCAGCTAATTCGCAACCACCCACTGTATCGTATGGGAGCATACAGGTTTTTTGATAATGAGTTCTGCTATTTGCTTAACATAAAATTTTCTTGTTAAAATTTGCCACAAATCAATATAATTTGTGTCCCAACCACCGCTGGATAAGTGAAATTCCCCTTGCAAATAACAATGTTCTCTTATTATTTTATTTATGTTCATTGTCGTCCACACAATAAGTAGGTAATCTGAATCTATTTTTTCGTTTTTTAAGAGCTTGCATTAAACCTTTTTTAACCTTGTCCTGTCTTATTGATGTTTTTCCAACAAAGTCATTACAACTAGCAGAATATTGATGTACTACATAGTTGTGGAGTGTACACTTACCAACTGGGTCAAGAACTGTAAACCAACCCCATGCCCCTCTCTTTTTCTTCTTTTTAAATTCACCGTAACTGCACATACCACACCTAAGTGCTGGTTGCCATCTTACACCGTTTACTATCTGCGGTCTACTCTTATCAGGTACAGTATAACATTTATAACGATACTTACAATTATCACAAATCATCATCACTACTTAAATATTCTAGTAGAGACCTTGGAATTCCCTCAGTATTTAGACAATATTTTGGTAATTTAGTTCTGGTGTGCTTTCTATTTAATACTGACTTAAGCTCCTTTTGTGCTTGCTTTATTGACCTTTCCCTGCCAGCAGTGTGACGTGAAATATCTTTACTGTCTGTGTAGAAGATGTCACAAGCACAAGAATTCTTGTGAACTATCATATTTCTTAATCGGCACAACCCAACATGACCAGCGTCCCAACTATAACTACCAGTAACTATACCATTAAAATAAGCGTGTTTACAATCTGCACACCTAAAAGATATTTTCCAATTTAGTGTTACAACTTTTGGTCTATATTTGCTAGTAAAACATTTAAATCTATACTGGCAGTTATTACAATCAAATATCTGCACCAGGTTCTTTCCTCTCCTCCTTTGAAACTGGTTTTGGTTTTCCTATTTTTATAGGTTTTGGTTTCTTTTTAGCGGGTACTAAATCTCTTTTCCTGCTCACGTAACATCTCCTTAAACTTGTCAACAGACTCGTTTAATTCTTTAGCAGATTTGGCACAACGTACTGCATTTAATAAATCAAGACCACTGTCTAAGATTGCTTTGACGAGTATTTCAAAGTTGGCTTTAAGCAACTCCAACTTTTCGTCTTTTGTTGTAGATGTATCTCCTAGCCTCGGCATAGGCACCTTCTCTATCCCCCTTCTTTAACTTACCATCTATTACTAAATTAGTGAGATAGTTCTTAACTTCACCTATGAATACACCTGGTTTAAGATTAAATTCTTTCATAATCTCGTGACCATCTATTGGAGAGACTAGAGTTTCTGGTTTCTCTGCCATACATTCGTTTACCAACCTAGTAAGGATAGTCACAAATTTATATCTTGGATTCTTCGAAGAGCGTATATCGCATTTTACAAGGTCAAGCAGGAGATAAATATTACTTACCCCGACCCTACGGACAAGCCTCATAATTATTCTCTTCTTTATCTTGCCCTTGACTATTTCTCTTTGAAGCATAATTGGTGTCATATGATACTTTACTAGCATAGCAACGTCTTCAACAATATTACTGTCGAAATGCAACCTGCATAGTATTTTTCTTACTTTTCTGGCACCAACTGAGTGGTGACCATAAAAGTGTACACCATCATCATCAATTATCTTAGTATCTGATTTACCAATATCATGTAGTAAGCAGGCAAGACGAAATGCAAGATTTCTCTCGTTATGGTCTATGTGAGAACCCTTGTAAAGAACCAGCAAGGAGTGCTCGAAGGCATCTTTAATATGATTTTTACCTTGTGCCACATTCTTTAGTTCCACAAATTCTGGTATAATATATTGCATCAAACCAATCTTGCACAACTTTCTAATACCAAATGTTGGTTTTCTTGAAAGTAGTATCTTAACTAGCTCATCACGAACTCTCTCTTTTGATACTATCTTGATTCTTTCTGGGTGAGAAATATTGATGTGTAGTTTGAAATTAAGTTCACAGGCAAGACGAATTGCACGAAGCATCCTTAACGGGTCTTCGTTAAATCTATCGTTGCTACCGACCACTCTAACAACTTTCTTCCTTATATCCTCTATTCCACCAAAAGGGTCAATTATTTCGCCCGTGAGTTCGTTTCTGGCTATACTGTTAATAGTAAAGTCACGTCTTGCTAAGTCATCAACCAAAGAAGTCCCCCACTCAACAATAGGTTTTCTACTTTCTGTAGGATAGACCTCTTTTCTAAAAGTAGTTACTTCTATTGTTTGTCCATCCAAGTTTAATCCAATAGTTCCAAACTCTTTACCTACTGTATAAATACTACCAAGCTCTTCAAGAATTTCTTTAGTATCTTGGGGGAGAGCATCTGTAGTCATATCTATATCGTGTGTTTCTCTACCCATAATAGTGTCTCTAACAAAACCACCTACTAAGTACAGGTTAAAGCCTTTCTCATTGAACTTTCTAGTTAGCTCCTTTAGTAAGTATTTTTTATTCCACTCTTGAATCTTTAACGACATTTATTTTCATACTTCCACCTTTCTAAAGTGATATACCCAATATCTATACTAAGTTGGTTATTATGCTATGAACCTTTCTCATATCTTTCTTGTTAAAGAGTTGCGACATATGACGCATAACCTTTACCTTATCCAACAAGATGTTTTTACCAAACACTCTATATTTCTCAATTACTTTTTGGCGAAACTCTGCTTCAGCCTCAACGAATGCGATGGACTTCTGAATGAGAGCATGGTTAGCTTCTACAACGTGTTGCGGAAACTCCTCAAGCAAAAGTTGTTTGATAAAGTCCACCGTCAATTTGTCAACATTCTCAAAGGCATTCCAACAAGTAGCAAGAAGCACATTCTTATTAATACCGCACCCTGCCGAGAAGTGGATAGCTTCTATTGTTTCAGGTTTACATTTTAGTTGAACACATCTTCCATCAATGGTAGTTAGATACCATACGGTACCTTCTTGCCCTGAATAGTAACCCTCGTCCTCTTGTTTTAGCCCATCCTGTAATTGTTTTTGTATATTTTCATAATGGGTTTGATATTCAGCAGTAATGGTAACAAGTAACGGAGGGGTGGGTAAACTGGTTGTAAACTGTGATGGACTAATTATCCTCCCAGTATTCGTTACTCCAAAGAGTAGGGCTATATCTAGAGAATTAGGATACATTATCAAGTGAGGATTTCTAGCCCCATAAATCTCAAATGAAAGATTGCATTTGTGGGTTTCCATTAAGGTTTTAATTTGGTCAATATGAGGTATACCAACCTCTTGCCACATCTCATAGAAATTACCAAATCGCCCTGATGCTACGAAGGGGCGGAGACGTGTCTTAAATGTGATATAATCTTTGCCATTATGTTTATAGGTGTAGGTAAGAATATTAGTACCATCTAATTTCTCATAAACCTCTACGTTCTTAGCTATAGGAAACTCATATTTGCGTGAACCATCTTGTCTTGTGGTAAATGGGTAGTGCATTTTGGGTGTACCCATAATAAGCTGTTCTGTAGTTTTACCGTTGATTTTAGTAATTAGTAGTGCACCATAGTATTCATTGGATTTGCGAGATATGAATCCTGATAGGCTGTTCATCGGATTAAATGGGTCTTGCTCAGTGAATTCTTGGTAATCTTTACCAAATAGTTTTTTGGCTAAATTATTATCATTCATACTTAAACCCCCCTACTTTAACTATACTACCACTTGAGGTCAATATCACTTTCTACCTCATTGCCCCAACAGTCCCAGCCTTCCACTTTCTGACGGGCAAATAGCTCTAGTCTAGGTCTGTCTCCAAATAACTCAACTATCTTTTCTCTAAATATAGGTGGTTTAACTGAGTGCCCTATACGATGGTGTAACACAACTTGCCTAATATTATGTTTAACTGGCTTCATTTTGCCTTTAATCCCTAATAAACACAACTCGGAACCACCCAGTGTCCAATAACCCAGGCGACAATTGGGAATACCGCTATTCTTTGCAGTCTTAACCCAATTAAAAGCAACTGTTTTATATGACAATCCCCAATGTTTTAATACCTCAATACCAAAATCTAGCCGTGAGTTGACTACCCATAAAAACAAAGCACAATTATCGTCAATATAATCTTTTATAGGTAGCTCAAGTAATTCTTTATCGGTCATAAGATTATATCGCAATTTAGCACCAAATCCACTTAGCCTAGATTTTCCAACCTTTCCGTAGTTTGCAGGAAAATACCAAGGTGGGTCAGCATATATTATTTGATATTTCTTAACCACGCTATTTATCTCCTAGTATTAAGCGACTGTCCCTTTTCCATTACAAACAGGACATAATTCTGCGTGAGCCATTAAGCACCTCCATGTAAATCATATTTACTATCTCCTTGCAGAGTTTACCGTAATACCAAGTCCTTTATCCATCTAAGGAGTTTCTCCAGTATTACAAGATAGCGGGGGTAAACTAAGAAGATATACTTGGGGTCAACCATCATCTTCACCTTTCAGACTCAAGGAACTTTAGAAAGTCATAGCAATTTCTAGCCATGGAATGCGGAATGATTTCTAATGACATTACTGGTTGGATGCGTCTTCTCGATGATAGACAGAATGCATGGTATTATATTTGCACTCAACGTATACAACTTCTGTAAATCTATCACCCTCTATGATGTGATGCCCCTCCTGTTCTGTATATTCATGTTTCTTCATAACTTTATCCTCCTAAAACCAACCTTGAGCATGCCCTCTTGTGCAATCTGGTATCCGTTGCTCCAACCAACAGCTCCTTCTTGACTAAAATATATCGGTGCTTCTGGGACTTGGGGCAAGCTCTGGTCTTCTGCTAGCTTGACGTAGCCTGCCTGCTTGATTAGAGCCATGATTTGGTTAGCCCTACGATAATACTCTGCTTTATTGCCCTCACTAGCTAGTCGCCATTCAATTAGGACTGTTCTGTCTGGGAATATGCCATTATCACAGTCATACAGGTATTCTGCTATCTCCTCTCTCAACTTGTCCATTAGTTACCCCCTCTACTGTGGCTTGATGGGGCTAAGTTTTTAACCTTACTACCCCACCAAGCCCATTTTCCTTGAGGACTAGGGCTGGCTTCTGTATTCCTACTCGGCTACTCTAACCAATGGTTAGGTCTCTGTCCCATTTAAACCGCACCAGCTCTATCTTGTGCTCACCCCAGTCCCTTTGCCTGAGCCTACATAAAGTCCTATTGCATTACGGCTTACTTCCCACCAGGCTCACTTATGACCTTCGCAGGTTTCTGCTATCCTGTCAGCTATCATAAGCTCCTCCACCATGTTGCGTTCCACTTTCGTATTTCCTAATCTTAAACCATTTATTACTAATTGCCCAAGATTGGAAATGTTTATAACTCCGTCACCTTACATCTTGACCTCACATGGTCTTGACGGTATATAGGTTGGTTTACGATATGTTATATCAGTTAGGTTTACATTAAGATTACCTGTATAGCAGTTAAACCTATTTTTACAAGAATCACATAGTGTTTGATTAACCAAATAATTAAGCCCCATCTTTATCCACATTCTGTTCATAATGCAAGCGTAACAATCAGTATGTAAATAAATCTTTCTCTGAACATATATTTTCTTTGAGACACCAGATACTTCGTCATAGTTTATAATTCTTGGTTTTACCAACACAGGGGAATCGTAAAGTGGAGTGTAAGCAAAGTGATGTTCTAACTTACCATTTTTTATCCAAGAGTACCAAAGACCAGCCTCCACCGACATCTGTGGTTCACCCTTTTCTATTAATTTACGACATAAAAAACAATACTGTTTGTGTGCTGTAGGTTTTATTCTAGCAGTAATTGGAAAACCGTGTATTTTAACTGTTTGTTGCCACCGCTTTTTTCGAAGTTCATAATTATATTGTTTCGGTTTTTTTGGTTTTATTACTTTCATTCCCAATTGTACCAAGAACTAGAGTGTGTCTTCTTACCACCAACATTACATACAATTTTACAACCCACTACTTCACAAGCATCCACTTCTGCTTTAGGTAATGTTTCTAGTGTTCTATCACCACCCTTAGCAAAAACGTCAGGACATAGCAGTTTAATAGTTTCTGCAACTGTTTCATCATCATCTACGCTTTCAACTACATCGTCAACTGGTCTTAGATTAGATATGATTTCCATTCTATCTGCAAATGGATACCTCACTCTACCCTCTAGTCTCGTTCCTTTCCTTTTCAATAATAACTGGTGGTCATTGTTTAGAATAACAACAAGCCTGTCTCCTAATTGTCTTGCCTCCCACATATATCTTATATGTGCTGGTGTAGGTGGGTCAAAGTAACCAGAGATTGCAACCACAACTTTACCAGCCTCGTGCATCTCCTTTACGTTAGCAACGACTACAGAATTCTTGTAGTTATGAATTTTTGCGGCGCTCACTTCAACCTCTTAGTTATTACTGAGCAAATATTCAAGAATGGGGTGAACCGTAAACGCTCTGGTAGTTTTCTTCCTTTATTATACACTATGCCAAGTCCCTTGTCAAGTTAATCGCTGAAGGCTAATTTATCTTGCACTACTGGTTTGAATTCGGCAACCAACGTCCCCTTCTCATCTATCATAATGCCGTCTAAGTGGTCAATTTCGTGCTCCAGAACGGGTGCCTCATCTTCTCGGCATTTTAATTTGATTTGCTTACCGTAAATATCTGCCCCAATTACTGTTAATTTCTGCGATTTCGTCGTGCGGTATAGTTTTCCTGGTAGACTCAGGCATCCTTCGTATATTACTTGTTTTCCCTTTTTGTGCAAAATTACAGGATTAACAATAGTAACTTCACGCCCACGAAATAAAACGTTTATTACTCTAAGTAGCTCCCCCACTTGCGGTGCAGCAATACCTATACCACCATTTTCCTGTCTTATTCGGGACATTTCTTCAACCAATTCACTAATATCTTGGTTTGTGACAGGCGATGCTGTTTCCCTTAATCTCGTATCTGGTATCGTTACTAATTTTCTTTTTTCCATCAATTTGTCCAACATTCAAATCTATTTGGGCAGGTAGAATATTTTTTATATATTTCGTCTTCCTTTGCTCTTGTTTACAGTTATACCAAACTTGTTTGTTTATTGTGCATTTACTTGTTTTAATAATATACCCCACAATACAACGTTCATTATAGAACTAGCAACTGATAGTGGCATCCCCAAACTAGCAAAAGTGAAAGCAAACACAATTACTACAACTAAACTAATTAAGCACGTTTTCTTATTCGGTTTAAATGAACTAACAACACTTGGTATTAACGCTGTCCCAAGCACAAATTGCCCGACTGCTATTGCTATATCTTGCCACATTCCACCAATATTTCCTTAATTAATTCTTCTGTAGATACAAAGTAACATACATCGGTAAACTCAACAAGTATACCCGAACCGTCACCAAGTAGTGAGAAGGTGAAATCTTTTTCATCTATTTTACCACTGGCTAAATGAATTCTTACTTCATTTTTAGGTTGTCGCTTTTCTATTCTCATTCCACAAACTTCAAAAAAAAGGACATGCCTATACTTTTGTATTAGTTATTAAATGACCCTACAAAATCGCTACAAAATAGGACATAATATACCATTTTATATCAATTTTTTACTATTTTCCTGCTTTTTCTTTTTCCTTTAACCAATTTAGAAGACTTTCTGCCAGGAAGACTTTTGCATTTCCCAATCTTATTACGGGTAGGTTTTCGTTGCTTATAAGTCTGCTCAGTTGGCGTTTGTTCACCCCTAGCAGGTCCAGCACTTCTTGTTCGTTCCAAATATTTTCCGCCAAATTCATAACTACCGTTCTCCCGTATTTTGTAGTTCCCTTTAGTGTAATTGTTCCACTCTTCTACCGTTAGTCCCCTGTTTACGACACGAAGACAATCACGAGAATTCCTTAGTTCTATTACCCAATGACAATAACCATCAAAAAAGATACAACCCTGTTCCCCCCACTCATCATCAACCCATTTACTAGTCGGATGCTGAGGTTTTGTTACCCTTGTGGAATATCTCCTTCTCTTTTTTGGTTTTAGTGCTTCCTTTCGTGCCCTCTTCTCCGCTTTCTTAATTTCTTTCTTGAGGTCTTCTCTTATTCTAGGCATTTCTACCATCCACAATAATATCTATTAAACCCATATCTTTTAGTAATATTATCTCATCCAATTCCATTTGTCTTAAATAAGGTACAACCTCATTAAACCATTTACCCCGAAAACTCTCTAATTTTGTCAGCGGGCAATAGTTTGCATTTACTGTCCAACAACGAAACCTATACTTACAAGTATCACAGACCAATATTTGATTCACCACAAATTGACATAAATTGACATTTCCTGCCCGTCTTTAGAAAACTCATATGATTGTCTAGTTACAATTCCCTTAAACGCAGGTACGTTATCAACATATATTACCATAGGTATACCGAGCATTTTCGATTGTGGTATGCAGGGTGCTCTATTAATACTTACTGTTATATTAACTCTTCTACCCATATTAAGATTATCCGTTATATCCATTTGATTTGGATAAAACGTTATTCCTTTATGTGTCCAACACAAAAATCTATGTGGGCAACTATCGCATTTCATAGTGTGAATAATTTCTCCACACTCCAAAACAACTTTAACTTCGTCCACTTTCACTTTCACTATTTTTCCTCTTAATTTCTGCCAGCATTACCTGCTTTTCTTGTTCTACTTTTTCTAAGTCAATACCAAAATACTTGGCAAATATCTGCTCATAAGATTCACGATGTGTATATACTGCGGATAACCGTCAGTTATCTCAAGGGTGCATATAGTATAACCATTTCTATTAAGCCAATCTACAAACTCGCTCAAATTAGGCTCTGCCCTCGAACTACTAACATTTTATCGCATTCTGTCGTTTCCACTGATAATCCTTTCGTGTGCGGTAACTTACAATTTCTTATCTTATCCAATCATTTGTTAAGCAAATGAACCTCATATGGTAATTTTCACAATCTTGATTACACTCATTAGGATAATCTTCTTTAAGAAGCCACGTACCATTACTGTGACCAAACTTGGCGGTAGAGACACCAATCTTATCTAAAAAATTCTGCATATCAAAATTATCCATACTGGTTACACCTGCAAGAATACCGTTTTTAACTTCTATGTCCCAAGTATCACCACTCTTACAGTATTCTATACCTTCTATACCAAGCTTCTTACCCCATTCAAGATGATTAAGTATCATGCCTACTTGTTTAAGTGATAGGTCATGTAACGCCACCACAAAAGATGAACTACTACTATTACTTACAAATCCATTTCTTATTTTCATCTTTTACTCGTCATACAATAAAATCTGTTTTCGCACTCATTACAGTAATTTGATAATTTACCATCGCACAACCATTCCAGAACAATATTATTTGGAATACGAAGTCCGCATTTAACTTTCAATATAGTTCCAGCAGCATCAAGTGTTAGGTTATATTTTGTACCTCTGTAAGTGTATTCTCGTAGCCGTATTATACGTGCTATACAGGGTTTCCCATTATGGTTTACTCTTACAAAATCTCCTGCTTTCAAGTAATTGTTCTTGGTAACATGTACCCGCAATTCCTTCTCAATATCAACCATTGCCCGAACCTCATCCTGTAGGGACTCCAAAAGCCGCTCAGCCTCCTCTTTTGTTGCAACAATTTCCTCACTTCTTGACTTATAAATGCTAACACTACAAACCACATTATATCTTTGCCTATTACCAACTCCCACTAAATATATCTCCTAGATTTTACAATTCCGCAAGCTGGAATAAAGAAAACAAGTTCTTCTTCCCAGACACCTTTATAAGTAGTTATTGCAAGTACTTCGTCTTCCTCAAATTTTTCATCACATTTGGGGCATTTGAGATATGTTGGATGTTCTTCTGCTGTTTTCATTTTACTCCCACCTCGACGGTGTATGTTTCTGCGTGTGCAGGTGTTGTTTTTGCTCTAACCCTTCTGGTTCTAGTTTCTCGTCTAACTTTCTTTACTTCAATTAATTCAACCTCGGTGCCACAATAAGGACAGAACTTGCCAGGGCAAAGGTGGTCTCTTGATGGGTAGTAACCACATTCATATTCATTTTCCACATTCATTAGCAAGAAACCATCACCAGAAGGTTCAATGATTCTACGCTCTATGGCAGACCTCATTTTATCACAACAAGCAACCCACTGCACAACTTCTCTGCTATCTTGCCACTTTAACTCCTTAACCATACCGTGAACGATGGTCTTATATTCAATCTTCATTATACCTCCAAATTGTAAACTGGACACCGATTTTCCTAAATATGCTATCTGGCACCGTTGTCCAGTGATTATTCTTACCTTCCATTTCCATTGTCTTCACCTACTGATTTACTGACTAAAATACTTGTTATCTCACTGATTGCGATAATAATTCTGTCTACGTGGTTGGTTCTTGGGTTAAGCACTATACAATCTTCACCCACAACCTCTAGTATTCCACCTTTGGCTTTGTTACTATCCTTTACCATAATGGACACCTGTTTATTGACATACTGCTTCAATAATTCCTTCATTGATTCACCTCATACAAAAGATTTCTGCTTTCCTTACTTTTTTACGGCGTTCTTTTCTATCTATAGACATCATAGCCACGCATCGTATGGAATCACACCATCAAAAACATCACCACTTCTCATACTGGATTCAGTTTCCTCTCCGAAATCTGATATTCTAAATATATAAGCTACTCTACCTTCATTCTCTTTAATGAAATTTTTGCCCGTTCTATATCATAATCGTCAATCTCTTCTAGGCCAAAATCCTCAGCCCAACCATTTGTTGCGATTAACTTAGCAAGGTCTTCAACTACCCCACCACCATACATCTTTAACAAAATCATTACTATTTATAACATCTATTCCCTCACACCACTCACCCACACCTTCGGCAAATGAACAGGGATAAAACATGGCATCTACCGATATGTACCCCGAAAAAAGTGTACTTTCACAAGGTTCTGACATTATTTTGAATCTTTCAAAGTTTGGATTCGTTGTCCCCAACCTCTTTCGCTACAATAAATACTTTTACTGTCATATTATTATCCTACCATATGCCACGCTAAATGTCAAGTCCTTTTTGCGACACATCTATTTTTATCTCCAACTACTACCCCTAGAAGTCCTCATTTGAAGCCTACCATTAGACTCCCCCCAAAGATATGCCTCAAGTTCGTTTGTTGTTGGTTCTGGTGTCTTCCAGTATCTTGGGAAAATACCAAGTGTCTTACCCTTAAATTCTATTTGAATAAGGTCACTACCATCCCAATTGGTATGCCTTCCTATGGTAAAACATTCGAATTTATAGGGACAAGTATCGCAATCTTCTACCTTTTCTGGTTTGCACCCATAGTCTTGGTCATAGTAGAATTTTGGGTGTCTACTTATTACCCGAAAGACAATGCGTTCTCCGTCCATCGGTCTTACAATGTTTCGATTAACTTTCCCAATAGGTTTAACTTTTTTTACGATTCCTTTAGATAAAGATTTCATAACAATTTTAACTGCTTTGGCTTTGGTTTTGTTCCAAAAGCCTTGCGGAGGGTATTCTTTATTTCATTTCTTATCATTCTTCCACGTTCTGTTCCACTACCACCTGAGTGGGTTATCGCCGCTGGATGATAGGTAACAATTACATCAAACTTGCCCCGCCATTCAAAGGTTGAACCAACAATATTACGCATAACTGCATCTTTGTTACCAGTCAACGCAACATAAGGTATCTTACCCATACAAACAATTATTTGTGAATGTAACTTTTCAATTTCAGCAATCATCCTTTCGTTACACCACTCGATTTCCTTATTGGTAGGGGTGCGGTTATATGTTTTCCCATCCCTCTGCTTAGTCGGGCGACAATTATGGTGAACAATATTTCTAGCCACAAAAGATTCGTCATCTTCCACTTCTAATGAATAAAACTTACGTCTAAATACACCACTCCCTTTCTTAATACTATCAATAGAAACAAAATCAAAGCTAAATTCCTTATTATGATTTTTATTTATATTGTCTAATTCGTAACGTATTAAGTCAGGATACCTATATACAAGAGAAAAATGATAATCTAATACTGTATACCCCAAAGGTTCTAAATATTTTCTTTTGCTTTCTATTTCTTGCCACTCGCTTAACCCACCAGTCCATATTTCTACAATAATTTTGTTATTTAACAAAAAGTCAACTTGCCATTTATCAACTTCTGCGTGGTGGATAAAATTATAATTCCACAAAGATAATAAACCTTTTAGTTCATTTTCACCTAAACCAGTACATCCTTGTTTATATACTTCGTGGGCACGTTTAGTAATCTCTTGTGGATTTCTTAATCCAGATTGATACTGAGTAAGCATAGATTTCCGTATTTTTTCTCTCGTTTCAAGTGATAACCCTAATTTATTACGTTCCGCCATTCGTTTACTTCTATCTATTTTTTCACAATTAGGTGAACAAAATTTATTTCTTGAATAGAAGATTTTATCGCAGACAGGACACTTTTCGCCAAAAACTTGAATTTTGTCACCAATCTTTAGTTTAGATACAAATTTCCACCCATCTTTCGTATTAAATCTATGGTCACTAGATACCCAAACATTACCAGCCTTTGTTTTTACTTTAAATATTTCTTTTTTAGCCGAAAATTCAATCTTAGAGATAATTCGTTTAAACTTGCCAGTATGAGTAAGAACCAAATCCCCAACTTTCAACCTTTTCCATATAACCCATCCTTTAGAAGTATAAATGCTTACTCTAGGATTTGTTAAACAAGTCACTGCATTGATATAACTAGCATCTTTTCTTTCATAACCCAACTCTTTAATAATACTTTCCAAGTCGTGACCAGCAACCCCCACTAACGGCTTACCTTCTTTAGACTCGTGGTATCCTGGTGCCTCTACCAAAATTAAAACCCCTGAGTCATTAATCTCGGATGGAACAAATACTGAATCCTTTAGTGTGCAAACATCACAGTTTGCTCTAGGCATCTTTTCCATAAAACGCTTTCCGCATTTTCTTTTTTAAATCTGTTATTTCTTTTTTAAACTCATCAACCGACCTCGTTGAGTCTCTAACCGATGATAATTTATCATATACCCACCTATCTTGCTTCGAATATGAGGGATGCAATTTCCGTTCTTTAACCCAACAATCCTTCACTTCTGCTCTTTTGCCTCTTTCGGCTATTTGTATTGCAGTAGAACATTCATGTTCAACAAAACTTCTTACCTGAGCAATAGCCTCTTCATGACTTTTACCCTCTTGGATATGAACCTCATATAAAGATTGATAAGCTGGTTCACTGAACGCTCTTTTTTGTGTCCAACAGATAAACCGTCTGGCACAAGCATCACAAATACACCTCCCGTCTTTTATTTTCTGGTTCAATTCTTTTTCGTCCATGGCCATTTTTATTAAGGTTAATCTATGTTTGCTACTTTCCAATATTCATCAGTAGAAGGCTCGATGAAGTATACCTCATTCCCAATCAGAGCACAGCAAAGGGCGTGTCCTCGGTGCCCTATTTTGTCTATCTGAAAATGTAAAGCATACCCTTCCCTATGGGCATACTTAATAAGAAGTAGAGCATAGTCATCGCAGTCCGCTTTCTCCTTCGGGTCATTCATTATAATCGTGGTTTCGTCAACGTTGGTTCTTGAGAGGAAATCCTTTAACTCGTTTACAGTCTCAAAGTTGCGCAATGGCTGAGGTATTCTAACATATTCGGTTTTGACTATTACCCTCTCAACTGGTACGGCGTAAGGCTCAGGTACTGGGCGGTCAACTAGGACTACTGTATAGTAACCTACAGGCACAACTTCAGGTTCTATGAACTGAGGGCATAGACACCAACCTAAGAGGAAACCAATGGACGTATAGATAAGAATACATAAGGCTCTATAGGTTTTCATTTTTTACCTCCTTTTTACATTTCAACTCATCGGCAATTTCTTGTCGGATAACAGAAATAATTACTTTGCGAAGTTGGTCTTCGGCTATATTTCTACGAACCTTTTTCCGCCAATCATCCATACTGTCATAGCTTTCGGTGTCATCCCAAATTTTGTTTCAATTGGTTATCCGTCAGCTTGTACTTAATTAGTTCATCTTGGTTCATTCTAACCTCCTTTAGCTTCAGACCTGACAATAAGTACCATAGTGGCTGCCTTTGGGCAACCCGTAAGTGGTAGCTCGTTTCTATCCTTACCATAAGCCTAGAGTTAAGACATTACTCAAACATATGTTTGAGTTGGGAAATAGAAGGCTGGTAAAATACAAATTCCTCTTTTGCCTCTATGTATCCTTTCCCGTCACACTTCACACATTTAATCTTTGTGGTTACTGATGAACCTTGTCGCTTTTCTACTTCCCCATCACCGTTACATATTGGGCATAATACCGTTATCATAACTCCACCTCTTGACACGAAGGACAAAGATAATACCACACATCATCCCTATCATCATAAAGACACCCCCAACCAGTAAGGTCATTGGAAGTTATCCCACAACCTTCACACTCGACATATACAACTTCTGTTAATCTATTATCTTCTTTGATATGATGTCCTTCCTGCTCTGCATATTCATACCTTTTCATAGCTCCACACTCCTAAAGCCAGCCTTGAGCATATCCTCCTCTATAAGGTCGAGAAAGTCGTCTACAATTAGTTCCGCTTTTACTGGATAACCTTCTTATATAAAGAGTTACCAGTTTCAATGCCTTTCCTTTAGGTTCTTTGTTTCTTTGGTGAATTTTCTCACTGTTATTACCTTCTTATTTTTGCTTATCATTGGGAATAATCTCCCTGCCAGCCAACTTCTTTCCAGTCATCTTTTACAACAGAAAACAATTACTAGGGCGACAATAAATGCAATAACAATTATCTCCATCCCACACCATCACTAAAGCCATGAGATTTACTTTTTCGACGATTTTTCTTCAATTTAACTTGATTAGAGTAAGGATTTTTCCCAAGTAACGTAATGATAAACGATGCAATTACAACAATTATGACAGAAATTATAAAATATAACAAAGTTCACGACCCGCTTGACATAATGTAAAGTTCACTACTGAGGTTGTGCATTGTTTGTATTTGGTGATAAATTGATAAATTCTTTGTCAATTTCATCATCCAATTTCTTTCCAAGGACTTTAGTGAGATACATTTTTCTATAACGATAGTATTGTGCTTGACTGTCACCAGTCAGGGTGCGCCACTGTTCAATCCGCTTTGCCTCTTTTCTAATACTTTTATCTTGTAGTATTCTTTGAACAACAAGCAATCTATTATCTAATTCCATATCATTTAATACAATGGCTTGCCAATCAAGATTAGACATTTTGCTTTCCACTGCCTTAACATATGTTCTAAGAGACATAGATTTAGACAAGTTTGCATAACCTTTTATAAACTTGATAACTTCTTTGTCCTCAACCCATAAAGAATTATCCAAGTAGTTAAATATTTCCATATCAGGAGGTTCGAAGGATATTAGATGTCCTCTAGACATAATAGCCTTTATATGCTCATCTTTCGGTTCAAGCGTATTTATTAGCATTATCACTTTGGCTTCGGTATGAATTTCTTTAGGTAAACCCCTAAGTAATGGTGTAGTGGAACTATATTGCACAATTTTTTCTTTTCTAGTATCGCATAACAATTTTAGCATAGTCTTTAATTTTGGATTGCTAAACATTATTTCTGCTTCGTCAATAACAACAAAACAATCTTTTTCCTCTTTTACTTTTTCAGCCAGCATCTTGTAAAAGGCTAACGGGGTAATATGAGAATTGAGTATCAATGGTGCTTCCACTTCTAATTCCTCTTCCACTAAAGAAGTTTTACCTAGACCAGCCCTAGACACCACAATAAGCAACCCAATGTGCCGCTTTCTAAAAGCCCTCAGATATTTTCTCAGTTCGATATACTTAGTTACTGTTAAGCAAGCCATTTTCCTCTAATTTCAAATTAAAATTTTTGATTTCCAGTAGACCCTTTCGCTCTAATGGAAACAGTCATAATTATATTATACATAATACTTTATAATACAATATGCCAAGTGTGAAGTCAAGCCCTTTTAATAATGCACATCTGCTGGAATTATATATAGAATTTCATCTTCTCTATCAGCGTGCACCAGAATATCTTCTAATTCTTTTCGAGAACGTATACCTTCTCCTTCTTCATTATACAAGTAAATAGACGAACCCCCATATTCACCAAGTTTATAGCAGAGGTATCTAAAATGACCATCATCTATTAGTTTCTTTTTGTCTTTCTTGTAAAAGCATTTACGTAGGTCGGTTAGATAGCGATAAAATTCCCTCTCTGAAGCCTGTATCCCTTCTTCGAGCAGGTCGTAGGCTTGCCTATCTGTATAGCATTTGAAGCGGTCGGGGCAGTTATCACATCTTTTTGTTCCCATCTTATTGCACACCCTCATAACAACTGGTAGTTCACCCCACCTTTCAGAAGCAGCCTCGTTATCAAACAAATTGTAGTAATCAAAAGGCATACCGTCTCCACACATACTGTAAAGAGCATCTCCTGCTATCTTCACTGCCTCCTCCGCATCTTTGGCAAATACTAGGACTCTAACTACCATGTGCATTGTTAATTCTTCCCTAAGTAATCCTCTATATTTATGTCAGAATCAATTTCATTGCCCCAACAATCCCATCCATCATGTTTCCTTCTGGCAAATAATTCTATTCTTGGAGGTTCAAATAGTAGTTCTATTCTCTTCCTAACCTCATCTGGTTTAATGGAGTGTGCTCCTCTGGGCGCCATTACTATTTGCTTAATATCTTTCCTCAGCCTCAATGGATGACCTCTGTTGGCTAGGAGAACTAACTCAGCATTACCATTAACCCAGTGCCCTAAACCACTATAGACACCTATACCAGAGGGGTTGAGTTTTACCCAAACAAAGGCACAAGTTTTATAAGTAAAACCCCAAGCCTTTATAACCCGCAAACCATCTTGGAGCATAGGCATAGTAACCCATAATAATAATGTAGCATCCCTATCAGCTATATTAGAAACTGGTAAAGCCATTATATCCTCCAATTTCATAACAGGGTAAGCTGAAGTAGCCGCTCCTAACCTAGCCGAATCCGCCTTGTTGTTCCTATACTTCCAGGGAGGGTCAGCATAGATAGTCTTATAACGCACTACTTTTGCCATAGTTCTGGTCTTTTCTGATGTATGTGTATTATTCTTGCTTTGTGCCAAACCCTTGTCTCCATTAGAATTCTTTTTACTAGAATCGTGTCTCGTATAGCTGGTGTAGCAAGATAGTGGTACATAGTGATGAACCCACCGACTTTCGTCACTCTAACCGCTTCTGCCGTATATTTTTTGAACCGCAGTTTTCCGTGCTTTTTGGTATTATACAATCTCTCAGCATAATCCTCACTATATGGTGGGTCAAGAATCACAAGGTCAAAAGTATTATCCTCAAATGGCAAATCGTGTGCATCACAGACTATATCAGGTTCTACTTCTGGGTTAATATCGCATCTAGTTCCAAACTCAGCCTTACCACCAAATGGATGGAGTATCTTGTCTTTTTCGTGGTCAATGTTTAGTTCCCTTAATAATTTACGTTCAAAGTGGAGGGGAAAGGCTCCTACGTACTTAGATTTACCTGGACGTGGCAAAACCCACGCTTCTGAGGGTATCATTGTTTCCACCTCCAATTAAAACCACTCAATCTCCTACCAGAAGCGACATCATCAATATGTGAAATTCCAGTAATTCTACACGCCTCTGCGGCTGATGGGTATTCTTTTATTACATTTATTTCTGCTTTTCATACTCTTTCAAACAATCCTTACAAAGTGTCTCTCTTTCTCTCTTACTTAGATATGACATATTAGAAGGGAAGGTTATGAAAGTGTAGTTGTGGTCACCCCTCAGCACTTTGCCGCACATTCCAACATAATAATATCTATCTTTGGTCATCCCACTTTTATCGTTAGGAATTATATGAGTTATCCTGCGTGGGTCGGGCAGAGTATTGCCCTGTTTGTCAACAACAACTCCACCATATACTTCATCTTTCATATCAAGCAGCCGAACCGCATCTCCTAGAGATGCGATTTCCTTGTTTCCTCGGCGTACGGTTATCTCAGTATGATAACCACACTTGCCACATTCGTGGTGAAAAACGTCTAGCTCGTCACCGTCTTCCAGATTTAATCTATAACCATTAACTATAATCATCTGTTACTCCAACATTGAAATCTGTAATAGCATTTACTACAATTATAATCACAAAGATAAGCGGATACCCCAATAGTGTTTAAATCATTCATCAACGCTTTAGCCGTTTTACTATCTAATCCTTTAATTGTGGTAGGTGCCCTGTCAACTATTTCTTTAGACTCCCTCAGCCCTAACCTAAGATGGGTTCTAACTGTTCTAATGGCGACTATTTTATCCACTGTTTCGTTTATCTTTATAACCAATCCAAGAGTGTAATCATTAGTATCATGGTCTAATCTTGTTACTCTTTGTTTTAAAATATCAACAGTGTCCTCTAAAATCTTGATACGCCGCTCTAGTTCTTCACACTTCATTTACCCGAAAATACTCCGAACAAGGTGCTGTTCTGTCTTCGAATAATGCAACTTCTCTTCGAGTCTATTACTTCCTTGTTTACCTAAACAAAACTATGCAATCACCAGCAAGAGTAGGATTGTAATTAACTTCATCCACCTATAATTCTTTCTCCACTCATCTGCTCACTCAATAAATTTCTCTAATGCCCTACAGAAAGCTAATGCTGGAGAATCAACTCCCTCTACCATTGTCTCTGTTCTAAATCCTCGTATGCTTGCAAGCCAGCCTTTTGTTGCCCATCCCTGCCCTTCGCATAATCTCAAGAAAATGTGAACACTGTTGTCACAAGTACCAAACCCTTTATAATCTGACCTTGATGTGCACATTTCTTTGAACTTCGGCACAAGCCATCTGAAGCAGGCATCTAGGGATTGGGTGAAGTTAGGAATTGGGAACATGCCAACGCTTAGCTTGTTCCAGTTTTTATAGATAAAGTTTGGAGGGTACCCACATAGGCAGGAGCCTAATTGAATAATCTTTGTGAACCCTGCCCATTCTGCTAGCTTTTTGTTTAGTTCTTGTTCGTTCATTTTCTTCTTTTCAGACATCACCACACTCCCCAATTAGTTCCTCCTCTTTCAATGCCAGTTTGATGCAGACTTCTCTTTATCATCAAACCTTTTATTCTTCTTAGGTGTCGATAACTCATATTATCTCCCTACCAACAGCATCACGCACAACTTTTACCAAACCATCCCTACCATCTTCCGTTTCTACCCTACGATACTCACCAGGACCTTGCCAAACAAATGGTTTCAAAGCATATCTGTCTCTTTCGTGCTCTTCGGCGATAATGACCCAAAGAGGATGCAACTTCAATACTTCCACGGCATCAAAAAATCTTTGAGTCCTAGAAGGAATTGGTTTAGGATATTCCTCCACAATAACTGTCCTTGATTGGATTTGAATTTCAGGTGAGACAGGAGAAAAGTCATTTAGCTTTGATTCAAACCTTGACTTAAGACTGTTCGATTTAAGGTTGCCTGTATCAGCAACTATCTGGATTGTCACTATATATTTGTTTCCCATTAGTTTCTCCATTACTTTTGTATCAAAGGCGAGCACATCTCATCTGGGCAATATTATACACTTTTCTCCAATTCTGCAATCTTTTTCAGGAGTTTTTTCATTCTTTAGATATTGCTCGTAGTGCGTGTCGCAAACTGGTACTTTTGCTTTACCAACGAGCATAGTTGCTTTCTCTGGACAAAATGGCACTTCACTCAAACACCACCAGCGCCGTTCTTCTTTTATTTCCGTCTTGCAGTAATTTATGCCATTTGATACTATAACTAATACCACAAACACTCGCTAGTTGACTTGAAAAGTCCTCAATAGTTTTAATTAACGATACAAAATCTACACCAAACCAACTTAAAATTTCCAAATAATTAGATTTCTTACTTGTGGGGATGTTCCACTCCTCCACCAATATATGCCCAATAGTTGAATTGGGTCTCCTTTTTCTTAGTGTGCCCATAGTTAGTGCTGGTCGCATAAATTCTCTTGCCGCTCTATCTCCTTTAAAATTAAAATAGAATAGTGTTTTTTCTTTAGAGAAAGTTAAGTTTTCAACCATAAATTCTTCAGCACTCTTATTATAAATCTTAACATTTTTATATGATTTGCAATAATTTTCCCAAATTTTGGCTATCGGAGTATCTTGTTCTATAAGTATTACCTCAAACCCCTGTATCTGCGACAATCGTATTGCCATAGCCGCCTCACTTTCAAAGGTTGGCGACCCGTCCAAGTAAGGAGTTGTTGGATTAAATATTATAGCAACATCAACTTTACTTATAGCAAGCCAATCATAGAAAGCTGCATACTTACCTGAACTACCTTTAGAAGCGGAGAATAAACTAAACAAACTGTCATTTGACCTTTCCATTACCGCAGCCGCTATCTGCTTATCGTTTAAACCAATTTTATCTTTACTCTTTCTTAGTTCCTTATATTTTTTTGCTTTATTAGTAAGTTCTTTTCTTCTTGCTCTATCAGTTATATTCCTATTCTTTAAGTGTTTAGCCTGTTTAGCCAATGCTAGTCTACCAACTTTATCATCAAGACTTGAAATTATACTCGCCGTTTCAATTTCTACCTCACCACGCCCCCGACCATCTTTGGTAGTTTTTAAATAGGGTCTCAACTCAGGTTGTTCTTCAAGCATTTCGGCAACATCCTTATAGCTTCTTACTTGTTTTATCTTTTCTAATCCAAGTGCCTCTCTCAAACTATTCTCATCTAAATCGTCTTTATGTTGCTCAACAAATGCTAACTTCTCATCGGGATTTAGCGTTTTTTGATGGCTGTTGATAGTCGCATTAAGATAATTCTGTTCTAATCTATCAAGATTTTCATATGCTTCAATTTTAACTTTACTATTAACAAGATTGGGCACCCACTTACCTTTCTCCTTTAACGTTTTAAATCCATAGTATCTAGTTCTGCCATTTACCGTTATTATTTTGCCACCATTAAAAGTTACTGTAAGTGGATGGAGTTGCCCATCTCTTGCCAAACTTTTTGCCATAAATGGCACGTTTCTTTCGGTTCGTATATCATATGGACTAAGTTCAATCTTATCAAAATCAATCTCCCCATCAAGGTCTGGTCGCCTTTTAGTTCCTATGGTATTGCTTAACTGCCCCAGTGTAATCAATTTTCTTCCCTAACCTTTAATTATTCTCTCTGCCGAAGCAATAGGATTATGTTCTGGTGGTCTTTTACCTTCATATTCTGCCTGCAATCCCTCAGCACGGCAAAATTCGTGTGCCCATACTGGTCTGTTTAATACTTCCTCAACTGCCTGCTGAAACAAGTCAAATGGCATACACAATCTATCTTCATAGAGTTGGAAGTCAACAATTTCCTTTGCAGACTTACCCGCCCACCACTTGCTATCAGCCTTTGCTATCGCTTCATCTTGGTTCATTTGTAAACCCTATTCCTTTCCCTTTATGCTGTGCATCCTTTTTCATCAAAGGACTACCACATTCGGGACAGATACCACGCTTTAGGATGACATTACGCCTTCTACCTTCGTGTTTTGCTTGATTGATACTTATTACTACTAAAGTAACCAAAACCGAACAGCACGCTGTTCCAAATATTTCCCAAAACACTATTTGTTTCTCTCCGAATAGCAGTAGAACCGAGCCACACAATGTTCACACTGTTCCTTACCAATTTTACCATCCTCACACAAAACTTTACCAATTCTCTCGTTTATCGTCTTATTTCTATTAGTAAGCCACACACCCTGACCATTGTGCAAGAATTGAAACCTATGGTCGTAACCCCAATAGCGCCAGTTCCGATTGCTATAAATAACCCTGGCAGGAAACCACTTACTCCATCTACGAACAAGGCAAATCGCACCTTCTCTAAGGCGGAAGTTATCATCAGAAAGAACAACATTAGGTTTCAACTCTGCCATTATGGCATCAGACATAATCTCCTCATAGACCTTTTTCCTGAGTTCATCAGCCTGTTTCTTTGCTTCTTCCTCAGTTTCAGCCTCGATGGTCTGATTAAAGTATTTATGATACCCCATACTTATATTAAATTTCATTCTCTCTCCAATGTTCAGCACTTAAATTTTCTGTTCCTGACACTCTCTCATTTCTATTTCTGGTATTTCAAAAACGTTCATTCATTCTGCTATCATTATAACATACGCCTCGTCTCTTGTCAAGTCTGAGACTAAGCCTAATCTCCCCAAACAAATTTATCTTGACGTTTCATAAGAAAACCATTTAGCCCAAAAAATTATTGGAAGCATTTTTCAATCTTTGCCTAAATACTCAATCTTTAAGTTTCAGGTTTCATCAACTCCTTAACTTTTTTGTTAATATCCTCTAATTGCCCAAGCTTGAAATTTACTACTGTTAACGAGTCTCAGGAATGCCGACTTCTTATTTTGATGCTGGTGCCTGGAGTTCCTTGCTTCCCCAACCGCACCAGAAGCCTTATGGATAAAACGAACACCACTATTTACTTTGTTCTGATTTTGCCCCACCAACCCGAAACGTCTGCATTTCAAGGTCTTTCTTGGTGACACTAAATAACAACTCCCGATTTTTCATTTTTCACCTGTAAAACATTTAAATCTTAATTCGCAAGTATCACAAATATTCACGTTATCTCGCATATTTTGACATTTCCGCAAATCACTAAACTGTGCCCAAAATAAATTATCGTTACCAAAGTCAATCCTATATTTCTTTATCTTATAATAACGATAACCACTACCAGTGGAAACAGTTTTTACATCAATTACCACACCTCTACTGCTAGACTTAAACTCCTTTTCTCTAGTTCTGCCGTACCTTGTGGGGAACAGTGTTTTATCTTTTATCAGTTCAACGCCATATCCTATTTTTATCTTTTTCATTTTCACATCTTCCCAAATGTGAACCTTAAACAAGTCGGTGCAGCATACTCTTCACCTTCTGGATACCAGAAATCACCTCTTCTGCCTCCTGCTGAGTTAACTTTTTGAATAATATAAGTGTTATATTCTTCCAGCCTCTTTGAGTTGTTCTCGACTAAATTCAGCCTCACGCTGCGACCAGCAGATGAAACGCATTTTACAATCATTACACTGTTCAGGATAGTTTTGGCAAAGTAGCGGTGCTTTATTATACCAACCATATTCCTTATCAACAATAGTAAGCATCTTACCTTCTATTAACTGCCCTTTACCATCTAAATGTAAGCCGTCTCCCCGCAATTTATCTATGTGTTTACAAGTCCGATTTCCACGTTGATTGAATATCCAACTAGGACATGAACACGAAAACATACCTTTTTCGTCTACTTTAATTTTATAGGTCTTGTTAGGATTAGATTGGGAAGGAACTTCACAAAAGAAATTGTATTTTTTCATAGAAACACCAACTTTTTGCCTTACGTACCAAGCACCAAATTCTGGTAATTCGACTGTTTTTCAAAGCAGGTCTACTTTTTCCTGTTCAAACTGAAACCCAAGGCACTCATTCTTATCAGTAAAACACTTAAACCTGTTCACACAATGTTGACATACTTTGTCACTCTTTTCTTTTAATATAAAACCCTGATATTTAACATTGGCACCGCACTCATAGCAACTTGTTGGGAATATTTCTACATCTTGGGGAAATGAGTCATCTAACTCTACCCCCTCCTTTCCAAACGTGAGAACTACCCTAACCATAGTTTTTTGTGCATCCACGTAGAATTTATCTACATTACCACACTTTGGGCAAATCATTCTTTTTATTACTATTCCACTTACAAATTTCATCTTACCACATCATTTATGTAATTATGTAATACTCTTTGTTAACCATCATAATAAACTTTTTACCATCCTAAATCTTATTTTAGTTAACTCTCGTAGCGATTTACTATATTCTTATTGCCCCTCTCCTTATTATTAAGAATTATTCTTCTCACCATGTTCAACTAATCCCGAATTGCCTCTAACTTTGTTTCCAGTTCAGCCAGTCGCTTACTATCATCCTCTGACATTGTGATAGCCCCCATTTCTTGGACTACCTCAAAGTATCGTTTGTAGATAGATAACATTTCCTCTAAAATTTCTACCTCGTTCATACTATCCTCCTAAATCGCTTCGACCTTGTATTCCTGTGAACCCCATCCCTTGTGGGGTAACTTTTCATCGGAGCCGTGTGTTGTGCAGTGAAGCATTTAAACCTATCATCACAACTATTACATAGGCTTTGTAGTTGTTTATCTAATTTTTCTCGAATTATGTTATGAGGTATCTTCTTGCAATCATCACATAGTTGAATAAAGAAATTGCAAGTGTTCTGCCCGTCAAACACCCTCCGTTCAATCAGAGTTGGGTGTAGTTTCTCTCCTTTCGTTAATCCACAATAAGCACAATTTACTAAACGAGTCTCGTTCTTCAATTGCTCCTTTCGACATTCGGGGCATAACGCTTTGATGACCATAACGGCATTATTGCCCCGCATATCTACTGTGGCATACGGTTTAACATTTGTGTGCGTAAAACCGCAGTTAGAGCATAGTACAATTTTGTGCCTAGTTATTTTATTTTGGTCAGACATTCAAATCTCCGCTTACAAACCTCACATTCCGCCCTGCCCCCGATTTCGACTGCCTCAATGGTTATTCTAATATACTTTCCGAGATTGTTTTGTAGTATATCTGTAATATCTTTCTCTACATCATAGATAAACCTTGGTTGTCCATACCAACCTAATTTATGCTCACTATCCAGATTAGGACAACCAAGATAGTAAAAATTCTCCACAATTCTGCCGTATTCGTCACGGTCAACTTCTTGGTTATCATTACCGAGATACCCCTCAATAGTAATTGGCAACTTCGACAACTTAGTCCTCTGTCATCACAATCATTTTACCAAGTTTTGGACTCCAACCGTGAGTGCTATGTTCAGCCGTGACAACCCATATCGTAGGACAAGGTATCTTCTTAGGAAAATCACCATAACCATCAGTGCAATAGATGATACCATCCACTTTGGTTTTTAACTTCCATTCCTCACCATTACCATTCTTGTAATGACCTTTTTCTACCAATTCAAATGGTGGTTTGAATGTAGTTCCACCATATCCATAACGCTTTATCTTAGTATTTTTTGGTGGCTTTCTCTTGAATGGTTGAACGTGAGTAATATCCATATCACATTCAACGTGAGTTATGGTAACACCAGCAGAGAACATAGTCATAATCTCTGCCCAAAATTTAGCAAAATCTTCATCAGAAACACTGCCCGAACTATCCGTCGCTACGACAATATGTGCTTTCCGCTTAACTTTGTAGCCTGGGAATGCAATACTAAACCTGCGGTTGAGCCTCTTTCGAGTGGGGACAAAGTGCGAAAATTCCCGAAAACCGTAAAACCTTTTCAGTTCTGATTTCCAACTGATTGTCTTGTGTGCTAGGCATTGGTCAACAAGAGATTTCAACCATCCTGGCATATTACCCTGATTTTTAGCATTTGCTTTGTGCAGCGCCTTCCTTGCCATTTCTTTTATTTTCTCGTGAGCCATCTCCCGATTATCAGAACCAGCAGCCCAAGTTTCGTGGTTGTCCATTGGCATTGGTATTTCTACACCCTGTATCTGAACATTGTTTCCTGAACCAACCTTATTCTTATTCTCACTATCCTGAGCTTCTTTCTGCTTGTAAGTGCCATCACCCGTACCACCAGAACATTCTCCCTTGATATTGCTTTTAGCACCTTTTTCTTTACTATCAGTAATGGCAGTTCCAATTTCTACCATATACTTTGGCATTTTACTCCAGAGAGCATCGTAATAAATCTCAAACGCTTTGTTTCGTTCAAAATTTAACTTTTTACCCTCTATCTTAAAATTACCAATATCGAGGCATTCTGATGTATGTTTCTTTGGGTCAAGCAGCTCACCACACCTAGGGCAAGTAGTTCTAAACTGTCCCAACTGAGTAAGTCTTACAAAAGCATTACACTTTGGACAACCACCGCCCTTTGGTAGCCCCTTGATATGCTGATTGATTGCTAGGTCTTGGGCAAGATTAGCAACATAGTGATTACGATTTTCGGTGCGAATTAAATGCTTGTTTAGAATATGCAGTATTTCGTGTTCCAATAAAGCAATCTTCTCAGTTGGCGTTAGCCCCCAACTATGTTTTGCAGGATTTTTTGGGTCATAATCACCACTATTATAAAAATCAGTATTTATGTATAGGTGAGGTTGTAAATCCTCATTGATAAGAACACCAAGAGTGTCTACGATATTGCCCTCACCTATACCTGTTTTAACAGCGTGTCTACGAAACTGCTGGAGGAAGTGCCCATAAAAGTGCTTTCCCTCTAGCAATAGTTCAATTACTTCACTCTCAATTAGTTCACTATTAGCCATTCATATCACCTTTACGAGCAGTCTTTAGGATTGTAAACAAATCATCACGATTAAGGAACAGCCGCTCATTTACATCTTGGTTAGTAGCCAAGTCTTTAATCATAGAGAATGACAAGTCTTGTGGAAGCATAACAAGGAAATCAGCCAGATTATTAAGTTGTTTTTCATTATACTTTCTGCTTTTATCATTCTCAAGACATTGGGTGATTTCATCAAGAGTAAGTCTGAGTAAGTCAAATCTAGCGTTTCCATCATCCGCAGTTCCAACCTGAGCCTCAACCTTACTCTTAACCTTAGCGAAATGGTCAAATATGTCTTTAGCCTTAATTGGTTTATCCAAATCAGTCTTTAAGGATTGAACAAACGCAATAGCCGCAGTTGACCCAATTACCGTTTCAGCAACCTCTGTCCAGTATCGTTTAGGAATTGTATCGCCAGAGAGCAGTTTAGACAGAAATTCGTAGGAGCGTGGAGAGGGTGTAATATCAATAGGAATATCTATTGCATCATTGCCGAGAAATTTCTGCTCAGTAGCAATAAAATCTATAATATCTTGTAAGATTTTATTCTCTCGTGCCCACCGTAACCAGTTATCAGTAGTTAAAGTGAATTTAATATTCACAAATCGGTCTAGCAGGGCGGGGTCAAGTTCTTCAACATTATATTCCTGACCAGTGCCTGCATCACTTGATGGTGGGTTACAGGCACAAATGATAATGGTATCATCAGGAATTTTGTGAGTATGTATTCTGCGGTCAAGAACAATCTGAAAAGCAGCCTGCTGAACATCTAACCGACCACGATTGAATTCGTCAAAGAAGATGCACCGCTTCTCGCCATGCTGTGGAAACCAACTTGGGGGTAACCAAACAGTCTGTCCGCAAATGGGAACTTTACCACCTTTCTGTTCGCAAAGAGGACAATTAGTGAACCGAGCCGCAAAACCAAACTTTGTTTTACAACTTGGACAGTAGTATTCCTGAGCAGGCATACCAATAAGGTCACCAACTTCTAACTGTCCAAGTCTAAGGTCAATAACCTCATATCCCCCATCCTCAAAGATGCTCCTCACAATCATACTTTTACCAATACCGTGACGCCCCCAAAGCATTGGTGTAATTCCTACTTTGCCGCATTGAAGCAACAATAATTTGACGAGTTCAATATTTTCCATTTGCTATCCCCTTTACTATTTTCTCTTGTATATTACCATATGCCTTCCGAATTGTCAACTTCGGACTTATCAGGCTCTATGAAAAACCACCCATCGAAATTTTCATCAAGTATCTCAGGAATTTCTGCCAACTTTTTTTGGTGTCTTTGGGCAATCTTGTTTAGTGCGTTTATTTGTCCCGACGTAAACGGTCTTGTATTAGTTTTGTATAAAACATCACTAATAAATACTTGTAACTTGCCCAACTCCAATTCATTCAGCCGATAACAAAGTTTTCGTGTAGTCCTTTGCTCTGCCAATCTATCCTCAGTAGTAATACAACAATCCAAATATAATTTAGTAACCAGTGACTTTTGATTGGCGGTTAAACTGCCGTGATGGTCTATCCAATCTTTGAGACTATCAACTAAATAACGTGTCCAAGGCAAACGGTTAACTGTTTCTTCTAACCTATCCCATAATTTCTTATTCTCTGGAACGGCAAGAAACTTGCTTCTGACTTCTTCCTTGTCAACAGCAGTAAAACCGTAGCCTTTCCTATAAACCATTCAGCCCCTCTAACCCCCACTTATCCATCATATCAGTAAATTTCTTTAAACTAGCCTCTTTACCAAAGCCGATGTCAAGTAGTCGCAAAAGCAAAACATATTCTAATGATAATGAAACGGCTATCGAATATGGGTCACGCACCATCATTATACCATTAGCAAATGACTTACTCCTACTTATAATATAATCGTAAAGTTCGGGGTTTGCCGTCTTTAATTCTTTTAATTGACCGTTCAACCAATTATTCAACTCACCTGACTTCGCAGTTGAACCAAGCATACTATTTTGGTTTGCTATATGTTCTTTTAAAATTTTTGGTAAATTCTTCATTTACATAAAGTGCCGAAATACACTGTCATCATCTGGTAGCTCATCATCACCCTTCGTCTTTTCCATTTCGGCGTTCATCTTCTCCATTTCGTTCATTAACCCTTCCATCGCCTCCTTAGCCACCTTCGCTCTTATTCGTTCCCTAGTTCCTTCTAAATAACTATGGATGAATTTAACTAAAGCAATACCGCCAAACACAAGAGTTACACCCCCATATGTTTGCAGAAATGTAAGTGGTTCAGCATTTGTTGCCTGTACCATTACTACATTCCACGCAAGCATAAACAATGCCGACATTCCAGCCAAAACACCAGCAAAGATAGCAAGTGCCGTTACAAAACTAACTGCTCTACCTATTTTACTATTCATATTTACTCCTCACCAGAGGTATCTGAACTTTTCAGACATTATCTATGCTGCAGCCAATGCTCTCAGGGCGTCCTCAATATTTTGAGGTTGCTGTTCCTGTGGAGTGCTGATTGTGATAATATCACCATTAAGTTTTTGTTCAGCCATCTTCTTTAAAGCATCATTATACTGGTCACTATACACGCTATGGTCAAATGGTTTAGAATACTTCTTGATGATAACATCCATCAGGTCTGCCTGAGTGTCGGTAATTTCTGTCTTGGGAATTGATGGATTATCCTTGAATTCATCGTGCCAGCACATCATAGAAAGTACCAAACCACCACTCATCGGATAGACAATACACAAGTTCTCACGATTACGTAAAGCAACCTTTCCCACCGCAACTCTACCCATTTTCTTCAACCCGTGTGCGAACAGATTATACGCCTGAGAGCTTGTTTCATCAGGGCTAAGGTAATAAGAAGTGCCGAGAGCAAGACGATTTATTTCCTCAGCCTTAACAAACCCGTCAACTTCAATATTCTTGGTGGTACTTAGTGGTAGGCTTTCCAGTTCCTCTTTAGAGAATGTTACCACTTGCCCCTTCGTTACCTCAATACCCTTAACAATATCAGCTGAGGTTAGGTCTTTACCACAAGACTTACAGTAAGCCTTGCGACCACTGCTACCCATATCATCTTTATGATATTCGTGGAGGCTGATTTTGCTATCACTGGTGGTTTTATCTAATCTAACAGGAATTAAAAACATTCCACCAACAGCAATAGACATTTTAAATCCCCTACTTCTTGCCATTATCCTCTCCTTTATAGAATTTGGTATTGCTTTTTTGACGAGAGTCTTCGTCATAATGTTTCCGTAGGACAGGCAACTTGTCGAACACAGTCAAGCATAGAAACCTATCTGAGCAATTCAGACAATCACCGTGACATTCAACTATTGCCTCAACCATTATTTCTGGTGTGCGACATTTTGGGCAGTAATCCATCGGTTCAACATCACAATCTTCACCGTGCCCATACCCCTCATAACCGTGTATCATCCATGCGGAGAACCCTTCCCAGCCACAATGACACTTTACATAATGCTCAAAATCATTTTCTCTGGTTTTCATTTTACACTTACATTATATCACGAGCCTTGGGCAGATGTCAACGCCCACTTGATGCCACTTCCATCTCTAATAACAGTAGTGACGTAACCGCAGCTAGTGATAATTTCTTATTTTTCAGGGAATTCCTGATGATTGTGGTCTTTTTTGTGCCAAAATTACCACTCTTTATCGCTTCAATGTCACTAGTATCTAACTTCCAAACTGTACCCCCGAATCGACAATACCAGCAACCGTTTCTGCTTTCATAACCGAATTTCACTTTGCCAAATACTGCTCGCTGCTTCTGTAGTTGTAGCAAAATTTTATCTTGCTCAACAATTGCTTTGGTTGCTTCTTTTACCTTGTCCGCATCGGGTGCCTTTATTTCGCTACACAACCCATCATCAACATTTCCAGTCCAGCAGTTAAATACTTGGGGGCATCCTTCACAAACAACCTTCATACCACCAATACTGCCCACCGAACTAATTATCCGTTTTTGACAATCTGGATGCAAGATAATCGTTGGTGGAGTATAATCTTCTTCACCAGTAGCATATCTTGGCTTCGGTTGGTACCTTGTGCGGTAGTGTTTTTGATACTTTGGGTTAGCAAGTCTTGTGGGCGGATTAGATGCACCACACTTTGGGCATCTCATTTTATTCTCAATTCCGTGAGAAAAGGCAAACTCCCTTTCTTTCCTCTTGGCTTCACCACCCTCTTTACTGAAAGTGGTAAATGCAGATTTACAGCGATTACAATAAAACTTCATTCTACCTAATTATATCACTTGCCCTGCTTACTGTCAACCTCTGGTTTGTACCGTCTTAAATGTGCTTCAATCTTCCTGCTCAAAGGAGTTAAATCATTGGGGTCAAATGTATCAAGATAATCTATCTTGAGAACATTACCACTATAACATTGATAACGCAGACGGCATTTATTACAAACATCGGTGTCCTTATCCATACAACGAACATCAGACATTATCCACAATTCTTTCCTGCCACCAGCAGCAACAGGAAGTACTACTACAATTGGCTTACCTTTTTCATCTTCTATCTCAGTAACTTTGATGACAACATCTTTTGGATTTACAACACTGCCTTTACTCATCTAATACCTCTAAATAAATTCTATTATATTTCTTGTAAGTGCGAAACTTAGCTCGTTGTACCAACTTTAGCATTTGGTCGGGTGTTATTCTATATTTCCAAAATACATTAGTATCATCTTTACTAAGCCCAATACAAACATTATTGTAGCAAGGATAACAATAGGTTATCTCACTACCATTTATAGTCGGGCAAGCTTCACCTTTACCAGTAAAGCACTCAAAACGTCTTGGACAATCATTACAATTTGTGTCGCCTCTTGGTTTCATCCAATGCCATCTACGTTTGTATTTTATGTCACCTAATTGTATCTATCTGGTTTACTGCTTTATCTAACCTAAAACATTTGAATTGAGGATGGCGTAAAGAGTGAACTTCACCTTTATCATTCCTAATTATTCCATAATGCTTTACTGTTATGATAATTTTGGGGTCTACTAAATACTCTTCGCCATTCTTTGCGATAATCATATCCTTTAGAACCCTTAATAAAGTATTTTTTTGCTCTAAAGTGAACCCACCACCAACATAGCATAAACGTTTAACTTTACCATTTACTCTATGCCCCACCAGAACCGAAAGTGTTTTTGCTCGCTTCGTTTCATTTTGGAAGCCGATGATAACAAAGTCATTATCAGCAACAAACTTTTTCTTTGCTCGTCTTACTGTTACCCCATTTACAAACTTTGAATATGGGTCTATAATTACAATCCCCTCATAACCAGCAGTAACTACTTTGTTGAAAAAGCCATCTAGTTCCTGTTGGTTTCGGCATATCGCTTTTGGTGTCAGAGCAACTTTGCTATTATAAAACTTCTGGCTTTCCAGAAATTTCCTAACATCCAAATAATTTTTAGTTTTCCAAATATCCTCACCATCCCACCGCAGGCACCCAAATATTCCCAAATTGTTATCTGGAGACAATTTATGTTTAGCAAAATCATAAAAGAATTTGCCTGCTCCCCAAACTAATTCTCCTAACAGTATCGTGTTATCTGGAATATCTAACTTGGTAATTGGCATACCCTCTCGTATTCTGCCGTGCTCCCTTTTGTTCAATAAGAATACCTTACCTTTATTTTTTATAACGTATTGAAATTCGCCATCGAGTTTAACCTCAGCAAAACAGGGAAATGGTATCCTATTCCCCCGAATTTCCATAAATGGCAAACCTTCGTATAGTGAATGATTTTTATCTTGGTAAGTTATCATCAGTCCTCATATTTTATTGCCAAAATGACATTTTATTGCACCTTTACGCTTGCGTAATTTGCCAAAAACTGTATTTTATTACCATTTATTTATCCTTATTTTTGCCCTTTTTACCTGTTTTACGCACAAATTTGGGGGCATCTTCTCTCTTTTTCTCAAACTTTTCACTAATTCTAACTTTTTTACCGCAAGCAACACAGCAAAAGTAGGGTCGACTATTGGCTTTATCCTGACATATCACCATCGTTCCACCGACACAACGTGGACACACCCAAGCGGAATATATCTTGCCATCAACTTCTATATAACGCTTTCTGACTTCCTCGCCCATTCGTCTACCTCTCGTTCAATTTCTGTTCCATTCCGTTTATCCAAGCAGAATGGGCATACACTCTCGATTATATGTTTGTTAGTCTCAGATTGTATCTCCGTGTATATAGTTGCCAATTCTCTGTCTATTTCCTCTTCATACACAGTACCACAATCCAAGCACTTAAACTTAAATACCATACGCACCCCCAAATAATCAAGTGCCGCATTATGCACTTTCTGTTTTATATCGGGTGGCAAGTCCTCAAAGGGTATACCATACTCTTGCTTAGCAAGATAATCTTCTCGTTGTTCAATTTGCGCCTGAGTTATTTTAGCCATCTCAGTTACACCACACCATTTCAGCCATTTGAATACCTCTTTCCAACTAAATGTTGATAACGGTCTGCCATCGCACCAACAGCCAATGTAGTAATGAAAGCATTCTTGCTACTTCCAACACGTGCATACGTAAACCATTCGCCCAAATGGTTACACGCTTGCCAGACTTCGTTTATTCTCCGCATATCTTTCATTTTAACTTTGCCTCTTTTTCTCATTTCCCCTTGATGTTCTTTAGTTTTTTTGCACGTTCCCCCACATATTCAGCCGAAACTTCGCCATTTAGGTATCTATTAAAGGCTTCCTCAAATTTAGATTGTCTATGTAAGAAAACGAGTAATTTTCTATTTTTACCTTTAACTCCCTTTGCCAGCGACATTCCTATTTTCTCCTCTCCAAGATTTCTTGGGCTTTAATCAATGAATTATGTAACCCCAACCGTTCTACAACCCCTGATATTACCTCTCTCTGTATTCTGCCAGCTTTAATCTCTCCAATCAGATTTACTAGTACACCAGCAACCCTATCCCCAATACTCTGTACCCCATCACCCTCTTGCATCTTGCCAGCGTCTCTCACCTTATTTACCCATTCGTTAATGCTCTCATTAAGCATAGCATTACTAGCCCGATTTTCTGTCGGTCTATTTCTGCCGACCTCATACTTCTTTGCTTTAGCGTGTCGCATATTTACTCCCCCTCTCGTGGCTTCCAACAGTTTTTTGAGTGCTTCCTCATTATCTTTATTATCGCATATGCCAAGAACTTCGTCAAGGGTAACCACTTCCTTCACCTTTATATCAAAAGGATTTATCTAAATTCTGTTAATTGCTTTGCCGTATTCCTCACCTAACCCTTTCAGGATTTTATCCATCAACAGTTCTATTCTTTGCCAATGATTTCGCCCCTTACCCTTCTGCCACTCCTCACCACCAATTGTTACCTCATAAGTAGGTTCAGTTATACTTTCACGAATACGTGCCCTGAACTTGTTTCCTTTAGTTACAAACACTTCTACTTTAGGATAATGCTTATTCTTCTTCTCAACGTGGTGGTCTATTATTGACTTACATTCCTTGATTATATCAGAAGGTTCATCAAAATAGCCCCAACAGGAGTCTAATTGCTCTCCATCGGCGTCTTCAATCAAGTAACCATAAACCCAGCCACGCAGGAACTTATCATACCGTTCAACCTCGTTTTGCAGAACTGTTAAGGCTTTTTCTCGGATTTTCTTTGTAATATGCTTGACACCATACTCATTACGTAAAGCATCCTTGTCGGCATAGATAAATCCAACTTGCCCCCAATCCCACCCTTGAGGGTCACAATGCCTGAAACTACCAGTATTCATCGCCAGTCCAGAATGGTCAATCAAAAATAAGGGCAAGGATACAACATCCCCACTTGCTACGAAGTCCATAAGGTCTCTGGCATCGAGAAAGTCGTGTTTATCACCTAAACTATACCGCTTGTGAAAACATACCATCTTGCCAAGATTTTCTTCCCACTCTCTCGGATTAGGTGGGTCAATATCTTGATAGATTTTAATCTTGTGCCCCCGATGTTCCTCTGCCTCTACTAGATAATCTTCCATTTTGTTCTCCTTCTGAGGCTTAGCCTCATACTGAATTTACAATTCTCTGCCAGACCCGCAGATTGCTTACTTATATGTATTTCTAACTAGCATCAAATCGTTAGAGGGATACTTACACCGATAAGACTTGTATGCTTTCTGAATGTGATAATTTACTTTTTCGAAGTATGGGCTATCCTTTATAATTGTTACAACATACCCATTAAATAATTCTTTATTAGACAGACAAAGAAACCGAGCAAGGCAATTATCACAGTCCTTATTACAAGGCTGTCTTATATACTCACGAAATGCTACTACATCACCCTCTGGCGAGATAAGTTGGTCGTTCTTTGTTCGCCAATGGACTTCCTTAGTTCCTGTGTCGGGGTGCCATATTCCTGTCCATGTGCCATTCCAATATGGATGGGTAACAAACCCTCTTATAAGCCCACTGACTGTCTTGTAACTAGGTAATTGAGGAATATAAAACTCAGGTTTACCACGCTCTGCCCAACCATCAACCAGCCTTATCGTGCCCTTTCCTTTACAAGCATAGTAAACGCAAGATATATGATGAGAGGTAGTCATTGAATAGGGGCATCCCCCTAGAAATGACGCTCTATTCGAGATAATAAATTTCTCACCATCTCTAATCGCAATCGGTGCCGAGTAAGAGTAGAGAGTATCACCCTCAATCGTCATACGATTGCTTTTACCACGTGTTTTGCCAAGTGCAAATTGGTTAGCTACTTCGCTGTTACTAAGCACGGTTTCCTCCCATTTTCTCAATGTCTTTATTTTATTATATGCCAAGAATGATGTCAAGTTAGCATACCTACTAGGTTAAACATACAAATACCTACCATAACCATTACCAGTATCCCCAAAATACTCGCAGACCTAAATTTTCTATTGTTCAGCCTAAGCACAAGGTAAGCCGCTAATGTGCTGCCACCTATTTTAAATGACCAGAATAACAATGGTTGTTCTATAACTGTTCTAGCAAGGGGCATTAGTTCTGTTCCGTTCTGTTCTAGTATCTTTAATGTCAGGAACGCATCCAGAGCATTAAGCCCGACAAATGCTATTGCTAGTTTATGACATATCTCGTAACGCATAGTTTAATCCACTCCATCTGGCTTTATTGTTTTTCTCTGCTATCCAAGTTAGGGCTAAAGTTGCAATAACATCGCACAGGTCATTTTCAAATGCCCTAGAATTATCTTCGTGTCCATTTGTACCGTGAATGTACTCGTGTAGGATAGTTTTAACCACATCGCTAATACTGCCAGTTTTTAGCAACTCCCACGCTACCCCGACTGTGCCATTATGATAGTATCCTCTCCAGTCAAATCGTTTTATATCTTGCGAGATAGTATCCTCAAATATTTTAATAGGAAATGTATCTAAACCAACTTCTTTCGCCACCTCATCCGCAATTGCTTTGCCTCTAGCAAGAAGAGTTTTTTCTGATATTGATAAATCTTTTTGTGGTATTATTTTTTTATCTTTGCCACCAACCTTAGTAGAATACGGTAGAATAAAATCAAGTGAAAAGCAAAAATTAAGTGGTACTTTAAGGACAGACCAGTTATCTTCTGTAGCTCTTAAATCATCCTTTGGATTGCTACTCAAACATACTCTATCACCAAAACATTCTCTAATTACTCTAAGCCAAACGTTTCTTCGTGGGTTAAAATTAACATTAAATTCAATAAAAGAACTATCAGAATTACCCACCGCACTTTTGAGTAATTTCTCAATTAAATATTGATTAGTTAAGTTACTTAATGTAGCCTCGACTTGCCCTCTAACAGCATCATAACCGATTGCCGCTCTATCCCTGTTTACAAGAGACTTATCATAGAAATTGTAACCAAACATAGAGTCAACTTGCGTTACGACTAATCCGTTAACATATATAATTTTGGGGCAGTCCAGAATATCTGCTTTGAATGTAGAAGCCCTCACTTTGTGCAATACAAGTGGTGGGTTTAATTTCATAAATAAATGTTTCGCCGAATTTATCTCCTCTTCACTACACTCTACAAATACGCCTGTCCCTCTACCAGTATCACAAGTGTCAATACTGATAGTCAGCAAGTCAGTTTCCCACTGGTTATCATACTGGAGGGAGAATGAATACTGTTTGCCCAGTGACTGCACCGTTACCTTACGGTTATTACGAGCAAGAACTAAGCATCCAATAGGAGCACCCTCACCAAACTGCCCAATTACTCCGTCATTTGACTGTTTTGAACTCCTACCAATTAGAAAGTCTGTTAACTTTAATCCCTGACCTCTATCTCTAATCTCCCACAATTTACTGCCGCAATTATTAAAAGTAACTTTTGTTTTCGTATCTAAAGCATTTTGTATCAGTTCCCGCAGGGCATCAACAACAGTCCAGTTCTTACAATAAGAACTTTCAACAGTTAATCTACGTATTTCTGCCATTTTTACTCCTTTCATTTCTCTCTTTTAATTCTTTACGAGTTTGTGCTAACCCTCTTGGATTACTGGCTTCTTGTTTATACTCAACATCAGGATATTCCCACCAGTAGTAAGGTTCTTTTCGGCGTTGTTCCTCTATTCTTTTCCTATTCTCCGCCGCCTTTTCTAGTTCGTCTATTGGGATTACCTTTAATACCATCTTTTCCTTCTCTGTTCTCCCTATTATCATCTTACCACAGAGCCTATTCTCTGTCAAGTTCTGTTCAGTTGCCACGAGTCGCTGTCCAGATGTTGGTTTCCGTCGTTCAGTCCCCTTTTTCCACTCTCCAGTGGCACCAATCCCACTATGGGAACTAATTTCTTTTTACGCCAGAACTTCCAATTTATATCTGGTAGCCAAATATAAACATTACCCACCTGTTAAATAATAGTATAAGTCAGTATCAGTCTGCCTCTCAAACCACCGCTTGACTGTCTTGATTGACTTACCAACTAACTCTCTTGGTAAGTTTGGAGCCACATCGAGCAATCGCTGATTTGCGGTAGTTAGTCCGCCCTTATCCAAAATGATACCCTCAAACGGAAAGAAATACCATCTTGAACCTCGGTTTGCCAGCCTGTCAATGACTTGTTCTTTTGTTTCGCAATTTCCATAATCCACCACCCAATCTCCGTCTGGGCTAAATAGGACTGCTTTATAGGTTTTCACTCGGCACCTCCTTTCTCTATTTTCTTTACTATCTTCTCCATCCTTTTTAAGATAGCCTCTATTATTTCTTTATCTATCAACCCATTCAGTTGGCTACGAAAGTAATCTGGATTTTCCACTGTTTGCCGCATCTTTAGAACAATCTTCGTAGGCAATTTGCTTCCCTTTCTCAAGTCAAATTCGTCTCCATATCCACGCCCATTATCATAACTTGCAAAGTTAAAAGCATAAGCATTATCAATCGCCCACACCCTACCTGTTTTCGTGATTAACCAGTTGCCACAATGTCTGTCAGTGTTACCAATAAGATAATCAAATACATCAAGTCGCAGTTTCCACTGGGGGTCGGTTTCCTCTGCTCTATCCCACGCAGCCTCTGCCCTAGTCATCCACTTCATAGCAGATACTACTTCGCCTTCTAGTAAGTAAAGTATTGTCGGCGGGACAAGGTTTAGACCAAGCATTTCACTAATAATATATGCCGCTCTTTCATAATATGGTGAACGGTCATAATTTAGCTTCTCGCAAGTGGGTGAAATTCCTTTAAGCCATACTGGAACACCAAGAATTTTACCTTTTCTGCCACCACCATACCTGCTGTCTAGAGATGAAGCAACAGGGGTACCTGGAGGTGGGCTTATTGATTTCCCTTCCAAAATCACTTTTGCCTTCATTTCATTTGGTGCCTCCTTTCTAATTTATTCTCTGACTTTGACGCTTCCGTTGCTTTGCTTACTCTTTGTGTGCTAATTCTTTTAGCTCTGGTAACTTTGATTGAATAGCCTCTATCTGCTTCAGTAATGACGATATACTTACGATTACGTGACCTGTGGCGACGAAAGTGCATATCAACTCTAAACTGTACTGGGACACCATACCTATCTACACAATTCTGAATTGATATTGCAGTATCCAACCCTTTGGCAATGTCATTGCTGTCTATGTAGAAGATGTCATTATCGGAGAATTTACAATCAGTGATAAAAATAATACCATCCTTATCAAAGGATAGCGTATCAATTTCCCTTGCTATTCTCCAAGCCAAATTACCCCTACGGCGCTGTTCAGCGACTTCATCTTGTTCTTGGCGGATGCTATTATCCACTCTCTCCGCTTTTGCTTTGGCTTCGGTCATAACTCACCTCTACCAGTATTTTATCGGGTTAGTATCATATCTATCATATGGATTTGCCCAAGAATTGGTGTCAGATTGATATGACACGCCACGACTACCACGATACCCCTTGAGCCTCTCCCAGATAGTTCCATTATCTACCTTGCAGAGATAATCAACAAGAGGGGTGCCATTTGTGTCCTTGAGTAGAATATGCTTTTTTAAACCATAGAAGAATAAATCGTCTGGCATATTCATTATCCTGCTGATAAGAGTATCATGGTTCTGCCCAGAGTAGTTATCCATTTCGTCTTTGTTAGCCTCACAAGCACCACATAACATAGACGTGGAGCCCACCCCGCATATCTTACAGGTCATTCTGGCTATCTCCTTTCTTCTTCTTTTTTACACCACTGTTTTAGCATAGATAATTTGTCCTGTATTTACATTTACACCATGACAGGTAGGATGGTCTGCCAAAAACTTCACTAATGACCTTTGGGTTTTCCACGCCCGTTGCACTTTGTAATCCGAACTGATTGCCTTGAACGGTGTCCGCTCAATGAGAGTGGCTCGGTCATGAGCGGGTGCGTGTCGAAAGTATTTTTTGAATTCAACACAGTGGGGGCACATTTCGTATTTTGGTGTAGAGAATGGTGACAGTCCTAATGTCTTACAGATACAACGGGAACGCCGAACCCATCCTTGACTGTCAATACGGATGTCGGCAGGGTCTTCTTCCCCACGAGAGGGGCATACCTTGTGATAGTAATAACCGTCACAATGGTATATCTCAGATTGCTTACCTTTTCGTGCCATTTGGTATTATCTCCCTTCCTCAGTTTCATATATATCTTATCATAAAGCCTGAAAAGTGTCAAGCACAGGTTCTAGCCGTCGTGGGATTTGGTTTTGTAAATTGGCATTCCATCCTACCCCTATAAATACGCATATGGCAAGCAACATAGGGAAGAATTAAAACATGGTGATAGTGCTGCTTTTTATAGATGGCTTAGAGATAATAATTATCCTAATGATTACACCGTTAATGGTATTACATATAAGAACGGCTTCAGAGTATTGTGTAAGACGTGTAATAATAGGCAAAAGAGGGCACCTTATAGGGTATGACTAGCAACGTTTTCTCCTCGTGGAGAGTCATTTTTAAACTTTGCCGTCCCATTCTTGACGTTCCATTCTAATACATATGCTGTTCTACTATACAACACTATTGCCTAGGGGACAAGAAGAAAGATAACACTACTGCCCCACGTGCTTGTTCGGTTCTAACATTATTGCCACGTAGTTACTCTATTGTAAAAAGCCAGGTTCTAAGTCCTGTTCTATATGGCTATTTTGCCGTAAGGATGAGTATTTAAGAAGGCTTAAAAATATAACTTGACTTATTTAATGGCTTGTGGTAATATGTATGTTAAAGCGATAAGGGAGGTTTAAAAAGAAGTGAAGCGGTGGAGTAAAGTTGTAATAATAAAGAGGGGGCACAAATATGCTCATGGTTTGTCTCGTAATTGGGATACTAAATTCTGCTTCGATTGGGCAGACATTCCCAATAACCTTGAACTAACTCCAAGGGCTATATCTCATTGGAAGAAGACTAAATCACCGCTAGGTTATGCTAACTTCAAGACATTAAGGCAAGATGATGTTGTGAGTATTTTATCGGGGGCTAAGAATAGCAGGCTTACGATGATAAATGTTAATAGACAGGGAGACATAGCCTATTACAAAATTAAATAGATACAGGGAGGCATAAGATGTTTACTAGATAACATTACAAAAACAGCCGAAACTGTGATGGAGTTCTTACAAAGCCAAGAACCGAGGTGCTGTTCAGTCTTTGGCATTAAAGCCATAAAATTTGCTCGGTGTTTTTGCCTTCGAACCGTCTCATTTTGTGGGGCAATTTTGCCAAACGAATTTGGTGGGCGTGTAAGTTGTACTTGACAAATCTATGGCATTGTGATAGGATAAGGGAGAATATAGAGGTGTGAAGATTGTGGACTAATTCCAATGACCTTACTGATTGGGGGGCAAAGAAATGGTGTGATAATCGGGAAACTGCTGGGGATGTGTGATTTCGGCTAGTTTGGTGCCGAGCAAACCAGATGGTCAGGTGAAACCGAGCCAGCAAGCATAGAAGGAGTTAGACAAATGAATAAGCCACGAGAAAATCAGGTCTATATTCTACATTTTGATAAACGTTATTGGAGTAATGCTAGACACTATATAGGATATACCAGTTTAGGTGTTAGTGAGCGTATCAAGAAACATCGTAACGGGACAGGTTCAATGTTAGTCAGATATGCTCTTGATAAGGGATGTGACTTTCAGATAGGACTAGTAGAAACCTATCCCACAAAACAGGAAGCACGTTATCGGGAGATACGCCTGAAACGGGAGAAGAATTTATCTCGCCATTGTAAAATTTGTCAGGAGTTGAAGAAAAATGCGCCGATTTCGTAGATATTTGTTGTTAGTTGTCGCTATTTACTGTGATATTTTACGGTGTGATAAATAACATAGGGAAAGGAGGAAGCCAATGACTAATAACGATGAACTTGCTCTTAACGGCACGCTCAACAAGTTGACTATCAGTGTTAGAGCCATACTTGGTCTTGCTATTCATAATGAGCCAAATGGTTTTAACTTTTGTAGTCTCCAGCATAAGCAGCAAGCAATTGCTCAGGCGTGCAAAGATGCTGATGCTCTCAAGTCAGTGTTGAAATCTTTGTAAGGGAGGCACCATTAGCAATCGGAGTTATCGGGGGTTAAAATGAAAATTATTAAAAACGCAACACCAGTCAATAATTGCCCGCTTGGGTGTCATTACTGTGGTGAATGGTGTAATTGCTATCCCACCTGTCACTCACTGGCAAGGAAGGAGTTAGATGGAAGTTATACTATACAAAGACAAAGTAACCAAGAATACCATCAGGTTTGCCGAACAGTCAGACGGTCATCCTAAACAGCTTTATCTCCTTAAGACGGAAGTCGCTGAGCTTGGCAACCCTGATAAGATAAAGTTAACTGTCACAAAAGCCTAGCACTTGAAGATAGGATTTGCTTTAATCCAGTCAGAGAGCTGGAAAGCGGAGCCTATCTCCTGTTCAGTCCTGGGCACTATTGCCTTTTATTTGGTCTGGCAATTTTGTCCTAATAACAGCTCCTGGCATTCAAGTGGGACTTGACAAATTTCGGGCTATATGTTACAATGTAAGTAACAATGAGGATCTGGAAGAAGGAAGATTGGTATGCGGCACACCCGACCAAAGAGATGCTTGCAGAGCGTCAGGCTCAGGTTGACAAAGCGATAGCAGAAGAGAGGGCAAAACCTGCTATTAAATCCTACTTCTGTACCAAATGCAACCGCAAGCACAAAGCTGGCAGTAAAGTCTTCAAAGAGCATTGGGATTTTATGGCAGACCACATTAAATGAAGAAAGGAGTTATAAAATGTATACAAGCATTAACTTCAAAAACAAAAAAGCATTCAAGGAAGCTGTGGCACGTGGGGACAAGATTACTTTGTATGCTCCTGGCTTAGGAACCCCCAAAGAGAACGGTATCGAATTTGTGGAAGGTCCTCACTATCCAGAGCCACACCGTTGGTATGCTCAGGTAGAGGTACGTGACGGTGTTGTGGTGAAGGTCAAGTAAGCGGCACCTGACTGCTAGTAGAAGGGAGGTGAGTTCCGCCGATTAAGTAAAGATATATTGGGTTTGAGAAAGGGGCTTTTCGCCCCTTTCTTAGTGCCCAAGGCGCCAATCCCATATTGCCTGTTCAGCCCTTTGGCAATAGTACCCAAATTTAAATTGAATGCCGTTCATCTCCAGGCATATTTGCCCTTACTGCAATTAGGCATTATTGCCTCTGATAATCAATAGCCGAAAGTATGCCACAAATTTAACTTGACAAATATTATGTACTATGGTATAATGTAAGAAAATATAGGAGGTGTAGTAATGGACTACATAGACAGTAAATTTACCAGAAAGGAGTCAGGTCAGTGTCACAATTGCAAAAACAATATAGAATGTGACAAAGTAGCAAAACTTTGGTATGAGCAAGGTAAAATTCCGTATCTTCCTAATACCATCATAAATGCGGAGATAAAATGTAACTCTCGTAAACGTTGTGCTACATTTGATGACTCTAATAACCTAATCCTATTTGACAAGCAAGGTTATGTCTGGGTATTACCACTAGAATGGATAGATGATGATGCGGAATGTGAATTTTGGGTAAGTAAGTAAATAAAAAATCACCACAAAGTTAGAGGGTAGTACGAAAACTCATTGCCCTCTGCTGTTCTACAATCTGGCAGAATTGCCATATAGTAAAACTTGGTTATTCTAGCTCAGGCAATTTTGCTATTATTGAAAACGGCGAATTTGTAGAAGAGCATGATGTAGCAATTTTTTGTGCGAAGTGTTTTTTGGGTGTAAATAAATAGATTTGAGCCTGAAAATACAGTCTAGTCTTGATAGTTTGTTTCCGTTCAACCATTGGCATATTTGCCATATTTTTTATCATCTACGGCATTTTTGCTACTCAGCATGAAGCCGACAATAGCCGACTAGCCGAGAGGGGGTGCCAGTTCTGTTTGGTTGTTCTGGTTCGGGCATTTTTGCCTGTTCGTTGTTCTATACCATGGCTTTTGTACCAATTTGACATACGAAAATATGTATAAAACCAGCAGCTACTCCTTGCTAGATTTTTAGCGAATTTTTTAAAATTAGTCCAAAAAACCCTAAAAACCACTTGACAAATTAAGAATTATCCTTTATAATTGGAGTAGAATAAAAAATATGGAGTATGAATGATAAAACAATAAACCTAGTTGCAAAGGTAAGAGTAAGCAACATAAAGCTATCAGTAGAGATACTGAGTCCAGTTTGCTATACTGGTACCAAGCTAGTAAATCAATGCTAGGTGAATGACTACCAAAGTAGTAAAATTGATAAAACTAAACGGAGAGGTAATAAAATGATAAGCAAGTCAACACTAGGTAGAAAACGCAAAGAATACGAAAACCTAGCAAAGATTGACGGGGTTACTGAAGCTGATATTACCAAGCGTCAAGCTGAAGATGCTAAAATTTTCGGAATTGAGTTCGAAGAGTACCTTAATGCTATCAGTGCTCTCAATAAACCATCTAATAGTGGTAAGAGAGAGCAAGACCAGCAAACAAGAGACAATTTAATTATCGAAACGCAAGATTTTCTTGCACCCATCAATACAGCAATTAAATTTCAACGGGGTGATGTTAAATTGTCTTCAAAACAAATGATAGTACTCTTCAAAGAAGTTGCTAAAACCGCAACTACCCTAACAGACAATTTAATATCAGCTTTTGATGGTATTGGTGGGATGACGATGATTCATTCTCCCCATGTGGTAGACAAGTCAAAACCCAAATTACTATCAGTCCACATAGCTGGATGGGAAGATGGAAGCAAAAAATTGCGTTATCAGTATTCACCAAGGAAGATACCTATAAGTAAACGGTCAGGATACCGTGACGATAGTCTTGATACACCTGAGATTAAATTAAAAAGTGATACTGATGCGCAAGCTCGCATCCTAGCTGAAAACCAAGACGAACCTAGCTAACCTCTATAGTCACAGTTTGCTAGTTTCGAGACTATAAAATGAAACTAGCAATAAAAAATGAGAGGTGCTTTATGTCTTGTTTAGATTGCAAACACAAGAATTGCAATACTTGTATAATTCACAAAAAGCAAGTAGAGGATTTAAATGCTATGCGACAAAGTAAAACCAAAAAACGGGGGTGATTTATGTTTTTGTCTACTTTTGATTACCTAACATTACTTTGTGACTTAATCACAAAACAGCATACCTATTACGTTGACACCTTAAATCTTTACCTACGTATTGACGGTAAAGACTTATATGATACTTGGAACTGAGATAGCCGCCCGCCCCAGCGTTAAAAAATAGGGCGGGTGGCACATCTTCACGTTGTTGTGGTCATCTCACGCAATAAGAACAATTTTTAAACTTGCCGTCCCATTCCCAAAATTATAAAAATTTTTTCAAACTTCGTTCCGTAATGTCGGCACTTATATATAAAAACCTACGTTTAAGGCTTGACAACTTTGCCTTCGTATGATATAATTATAATGGGAAGATGATTAGAAGATTAGTTACTGAAGATGATAAATACATCAGTTATTCTTGGTGTCACGGTGAGTGTGCCTCTTGCTTGCTTCGTTTTCGGTGTATGACGTGTCGTGACAAATACATATTTGTCACAGCTAGAGAGTGGTTTAAATGTAAGAAGATTGGTGACATCGGTATTATAGTTGAGAAGGCTAGAAGAAAATGAAAACATTATTTGTGTGTGGGGTTTTTGGTGAACCCTATAAATTAACCATTGATGATAAATTACTTAACGAAGTAACAATAGCTCAACGTACTCTAAAACGTCTTCCCTGGAGTGGTGAGATGTTCTTACCAATTCCAATTGAGCCATTACAAAAAAACTATCAATTTAAGGCTGAAATAGTCATTAGAAAGAATTGTATAGGTATTTACATTGATGGTCCTGAAAGTAAGGAACCCGTGCTGGATGTCGGGACAGATGTACTTGCTTTGCCCGACATTTATGTCTCAAACGAATTTGATATGTTACTTTTCGACTTTATCTTTAGTTTAAAACCAGATGACATAGACTTGATAAACGTTTGGCGAGAAAAAAGCACGAAACAAAAGAAATTTGTTAATTTATGACTAGTTTAAACTGGTCAAAGTCGGATAAAACTGATATAGTATATATAGGGGTAAAAATAAAAATATTTTTGAAATAAGAAATGCAGAAATGTCCTATCCCGTTATTTTAAAATAGTTCGGGATACCTTAGCAGAGCATAGATAACACGGGGGTGCATGGATTCGACAATGTGTTGGCTTATTATATAAGCAGGTAATCTTAGGTGGGAACAGATTAAAAACAGCCCACAAAAAATAACTGAGAAATCAGTACTTATCGTAGTTCTCGATGAAGGGCTACTCTTCTACAACGGTGACGCTGAGGCTGTTATAGAAGAAAGTTTCTCAGCAGAACCAGTCGCTGCTTAATAAGACTGTAAAAATAATTAAGCTAGAGAGTTTTAGATGTTGCTTTCTAAAACCTTTCGAAAATTGAAAAAGTAACTAAACCTGTAGAAATTATAATGGGAGACATATTGGACGGGAAGTTCGACCCTTCCCCACCTCCACAGGAGATATAATGAAAAGGAAAACAATGAAATTATTCGGTAGACCTGACTCTGTATTGAAGAGACGTACCTACGCTACGTTTCAAGCGATAAGCAATATGCACCGTCGCCACAAAGTAAAATTTGTTGAAGAGACAACGCTACTACACTATCCTGCACAATCAAGTAGATTTAATGATAATAGGTGGGCACATAACGTTGCGGTATCCTTATTCGATGAGGGTAAAATAAATGATATTAAATCTTACCAAGAAAAACTATTAAATGATATAGCACCTTGGAAAGATACCCGTATTCATCAGATTTATTTAGAAGCCAGGGAATTGCGTGATAATATTATACATATGATTGATTCTGCTGAATTATCGAATATGAATGAAGACCAATTACAAGAACTTATTCACGGATATAATGGTTTAGTTGACGAGATTCCATTTATTGATGTTAGTGAGTGCTGCCGACACAGAAACCAATGAAGTGTAGACAAATACTCATCCGAGATACAAATGGTAAACAATACGATTCTTTCTGGTGCGACTGTACTAATTGTGATGGGTGCGCTTTGAGATATAAATGTTATACGTCAAATGGCGATTTAGTAATTACCTTTCCCGCAGAGGGTATTAATAAAAGAGTTAAGACGCTAAGGGAGAAACGTTGGCGATTAAGGAATGGTTCAAATGAACAACGCAGCATTACTAAGGGGAGACCAACCTTTTCTCGGCACGAATCTGTGCAACAAGTGCCTATTTAGATTTTCGTGTTTTACCAAAAATAATTGTTTCGAAGCATTCAGGAAACTAACGCCTGAGCAGCGGGATGATTTATATAAAGAAAAGGCCAAAAAACAAGAATGATACCGCCCATAAGGGACCAGTGGAAAATAAAGCAATTAGATTTAGCAATGTTCCGAGATGTCCTGTTTGTAAGAAACCGATGAGATACCTATACACACACATTGCTTCTAACAGGTCAGTTTGGAAATGCGATGACTGTGACACAAGAGGTGTCACTAAAGGTTATCCAGAAGAAGATGAAGGTGACCCTAGTAAACAAAGACAGTTTACTTGCGGGTTTTTTGTGCCTATCGGAGAAAGTTATGGACATCGAGGAATTAGAGGTTGTCCTTTCAAAGTACAAGATAAGCAAGCCGAAATTTCGTGGGTCTGAGGTAGAAAATAAATCCCTTCCTTTTATGTTAACAACATTTAGAAATTTAATTAAAGATGAAATTCCACCAACCCAAGAAGAATTTATAAACGAGTTCAAATCTACTTATCCCAAAATAAAATTAAAAGGATTGACCTCAAGATTAAAAAGAGCTTATTTGTCATATGTTCGGGAATATCATTTAGGATATATCCTTAGAAAACATTTCAAGAAGGTTTTGTATGACGAAAAAATTGATATTTGCGGGGTAGATTATGTTATTTATTACCGAGGGTTCAAATTCAATATTCATGCATTTGTAAATACAGAGAGTGGTAAATACTGGCGTGAAATAAAAAATGGACGGCACAAGTTCAGGGGAACTCATCTGGATTTGCCAATGGATTTGAATAAAGGTAAACGCTGCGGTAAACTTATTTTGTACACAGATTCCGATGTTGAGCATTTAAAAAGAGAGATGGATAAAACTGTGTCAAAAAAGAAGGTGTTAGGAAATTCTGTTAGGAAACCTCGTGTATAAAACACCAAAAATGAGATACCAAAATTTATGTACAATAAGTACTATATAATATATTATTAATTGATAATAGTACGTACTTTGTACATCGGAGTTGTGGGTTCGATGCAACTAAGAAAATTGATAAAGGCTCTTAATATAGAGAAGGATAGGATGCAAACCATTATAGATAATCTTGAGTTACTTGGTTCTGATGCTAGAACAAATAGGGTTGCCAGGTTTGCTATTGTTTCGGAATTGTTTACACTGTTTAATAATTTGACAAACATAGAAATTGACCTCTATAATTATTTTCATAGGAGGGATAGGAAAAAATGAAGTGCGCTTTAGCAAATGAATTAAAAGAAGAACATGCAAAAATGACAAAATCAGGTTATGCGGGTATTTTATTTACTTGCCCAGTACTGACAAAGCAAATTTGTATGTGGTGTTGTCTTCACATTGCTGATATGGCGGACCCCAAGAAGAGAGAATATATGGTGGGTAAGTTTCCCAGGTATGCCGAAATAGTAACTAAAATATCAGGAAGAGACCTTGATGATATTTTCCGAACTTGTAGTCGCTGTCGTAACAGGTAGGCTTGACAAGTCGGTGTTGGTGTGTTACAATGAAGTTAGAGGAAAGTTTAAGAAGGCTTCGGGATATGACGGCTAAGTTAACAGCCCCTGGGTTTTCCTATTACGAGCAGGAACTTATTCGTAGAGTTATAAAAGCAGTTTATTCGCAAATGAATGAGCGAGACAAAAAAATTGCAAAAGATATTTTGGAAAAGACGGAGTGGCTTGATGTGTGAAGATGTTATCGTTATTGCGGAATACGAAAGACGACAATTAAGGGACAAAAGGATAATTTTATTAAGTGGTGAGATAGAGTCTGGGACTGCGGCTCAGTTTATTGAAGATATTCATATGATTCTTCTGAGCAATTCTGAGAAACCAATTGTAATTATTATTGCTTCGCCAGGCGGTAACATTTTTTCTGGATTGTCTATAATCAGGGGAATCAGGATAGCACAACGTCGTGGTATAAGAGTTATTGGACAAGTTCACGGTCAGGCTTGCTCTATGGCTTTTTTTATTTTGCAGTGTTGTGACGAGAGGACGATGGGGCGGTTGTGTGTCCAGATGGCTCACGGAGTTACTACAGGTTTTACTGGTGACATGAAAAATATGGATGCCGAGCGGAAATTGTTAGAATACTGGCACGAGCAGTTTGCTAATTTGATGGCGATGAGATGTAAGGACGGTACTCAGTGGAGCAATCCTAATTTTTGGTATGAAGTTCTTAGAGATAATACTCCTCAGTGGTACCAGAGTGAAGAATGCTTAGAAATGGGACTAGTAGATAGGATAGAGGAATAATGGCTATTATAAATGTAAAAAGGGTAAACTCTAAAGCAATTATACCGAAAATATCTACCAAAGATGCGGCGTGTTTCGATTTGCATACGTGTGAACGATTTGTTCTTTATAATGGTTATTTCAAGAAGGCTGGGACTGGGCTTATCTTTGAGATTCCAAAAGGGTATCACGTTGAGATATATCCAAGGAGTGGTATGGCATCCAAAGGTATTGTAGTTTTAAATTCACCTGGGATTATTGATGCTGATTATCGTGGTGAAATTATGGTACTACTCTACGGTGTTTGTATGAATAACCACGAGATTTTTGAGGTTGGTCATCGAATTGCACAATGTAGATTAGTGCGGAACGAACCTACAGGGTTTAAGGTGGTAACTAAATTATCTACTACTGAGCGTGGTGCTGGAGGTTTTGGTTCTACAGGAAAATAGGAGGAAAGGGATGGAAAAGGAATACGAAGTCTATCTTTCTGGTCGTGTTGCCAACTTAAGTTATAAAGAGGCAATAAGAGAAAGAGACATACTTACGGATAAACTTAATGCGGTTGGTATTAAATGTCGGAACCCAATGCGTGGTAAGCAGCATTTAACTAGTTGTAAGACGATTGATAATAGCGTATTTAAGAATGGGTTAACAATTCAAGAGTGTATTAATCGTGATTTAAATGATGTTCGTAACGTTGATGCTGTAGTTGTGTTAACTGGTGATGATGCCAGTTGGGGGACCGCTGGCGAGTTTTATTATGCCACTTGGATTTGTCCTAAACCAACTCTTGTTATTGCCAAAAACCATGTTGGTGGGTGGTTAGAGTATTATGCTACTCGCATTGTCCCCGATTTTGATAGTGCTGTAGAGGTGCTTGTTCATTGGAATAAGTATTGGAACGGTGAGGGAGTACATGATAAGAGGTAGTTAAATTATGGCAACATATACATTAGCGCAATTAGGAGATTTAATAAAAGAACTCAGTTTTAACGATAACTGCAAGGTAACGCTGCTTGTCGGCCAGGTTGGTGACGATGAGTATCAAGTAGTTAAGGTTGACTCTGATGGTAATATTGTTGTTGATTCTACAGTTACCATGACTCATACAGCACCAGAGATTGGTGCTTCTTCAACACTAGTTATAGCAGCAAATACAAATAGAAAGTATCTTTGTTTGATTAATGATTCGTCAGAGGAAATCTATATTAATATTGGTGGCACTGCTGCTGTTAACACAGGAATAAGAATTCCTGCCAGTGGTGGAAGTTACGAAATGAGTTCAAAATTAGGTAATCTTAGTACAGCAGCGATAGCGGGGATTTGTGCAAGCGGGGGAATGACACTATTAGTAACTGAGGGTGTTTAATAATGGTTACAGAATTTGCTCTCAGCTTCGATGGAGATAATGATTATGTGAATTGTGGCAATGACGAGGTCTTCAATGTGGGAAGTGGAGACCACACCATTGAGGCTTGGGTCTATTTACCAAAACAACAGGAAAAATCTTACGGATACATAGCTAGTATTGGCAACAATTCAGCAGGAAAGCAGTCAGGAGTAGGTATCAGAAGTAGTAGCCAGCCCTTCCATTCAGCATATTCCAGTCCGATAGTAACATTTAATTACTATGTCTCCTACGGAAACGAGTATTACTTTGCCTTTGTCCATAGTGAGGGAGTAACAATCCTTTATGTCAACAGCACAAACGAGGACAATCAGTCAATTGCCATCAATACTAACGATGGAAAATGCTATATTGGTGATAACTTAGCAGGAACAGGAGGGGGGTCTTTTACTGGTATTATAGCGCAAGTTCGCATCTCCAACAAAGCTAGGACTCAAGAAGAAATAACGGCTAACTGGAATGGTGGTAAAGGAAGGCCATTCCCTCTTGATGAGCACACGGTTGGCTTGTGGTATCTTGACGAAGGCTCAGGAGCAACCGCTTACGATGCAACGGAAAATGATAATGACGGCACTATACATGGAGCTACTTGGGTTACTGTACGTGCTTCTGGTTTATCAAATCTAATAACACCAAATGGTGCTTTTAGAGGCATGAATAGACTAGTTAAAGGAGTGGTTTAAATTGAGAATTATTAAACGTGATGGTAGAATAGCAAAGTTTAATTCAGATAAGATTGTAACTGCGGTTAGCAGGGCGATGGCATCTATTGGTGATGTTGATGAGAGGTTTGCTAAGGAGGTTGCAGAAAGAGTATCTAGTACTATAAATGGTAGCAGAGAAATTTCTGTAGAGGAAATACAGGATAAGGTAGAGGATGTTTTAATAAATTCTGGTAGAACTAAGCTTGCCAAGACATATATTCTCTATAGAGCAAAAAGAGCGGAAATTCGTGGTTTCAGAGAGGCTATCGGTGTTGATGACGATTTGAAACTTGGCGTAAATGCCTTGGCACTCCTGAAACAGAGGTATCTTAAAAATATTAATGGTTCTAAAGAAACACCTTCGCAATTATTCAAGCGGGTGGCGAAGCACGTGGCATCGGCAGAAAAGCAATATGGTAGTAATCCAGATTATTGGAGTAAAGTTTTCTATAATTTGATGGCTAACCAAATATTCTTGCCGAATACTCCGTGCCTTGCTAATGCTGGTAATAGTGACCTGAATTATTTGTTTGCTTGTTATGCCTTTGAAATTGGTGACTCGATGGAGGAGATTTTACGAACAGCTAAGGATTGTGGCATGGTTCAGAAGTCAGGAGGTGGTGTCGGTCTCAACTTCTCTAAACTAAGACCAACAGGAGACTTTGTTAAAAGTACACAAGGAATTGCTAGTGGGCCTGTTACTTTTATGAGGATATTTAATACCATTAGCGATGTTATTAAGCAAGGTGGCATACGTCGTGGTGGCAATCTTGGATTGTTATTGATTAATCATCCAGACATTATAGAATTTATTCAATGCAAGATGGAAGAGGGCGATTTAAGTAATTTTAATATATCTGTAGCGATTACAGATGAATTTATGAGAGCAGTAAAAAATGATAGTGACTTTTCGTTGCTTAATCCAAAGGATGGTAAAGTTGTTAAGAAAGTTAATGCTCGTCATTTATTTAGGTTCATTGCTGAGTCTGCGTGGCGAAATGGTGAACCTGGTTTTGTTTTTTGGGATAAAATAGAACAAGATAACCCTACACCGAAGCAAGGACATTTAATAAAAAATTTAGCGTTGGCTAGAGGTACTAAAGTTTTTACTACATCTGGTATTTATAATATAGAAGATATTGGTGAAGTACCCGTTTTGACAGATTTGCGTTCTGTTCATTCTAATGGTGTTACGAGCACATTACTTACAGTTATACCACAAGGTGTAGAGCCTGTTTATAAAGTAATATTGAACACTGGTCAATCGTTACGTCTTACGGCTAATCATAAGGTTTTGGTAGATGTTGGTGGTTGTAGAGAAAGTTTTGGCTATGATTCTTATCAGTTTGTAAGAGCAGATGGGCTTAAAAAAGGTGATAAAATTTGTATTCAAACAATTGCACCGATAAACGTTTTTGATATTGATGAGTCTGCTCTTGATTATGGTAGGGTTATTGGGTGGTTGCTAGGCGATGGTAATATAAGTAAGCGTGAACCCGCTTCGTACACTTTTATTTGTAATAGTGAAGAAGTATTTGCAATGAGGTTCTTGGAAAAGTACTGTTCTAGGTTGGGCAACGTTCATTTTCATAAGCAAAAAGGTAATATATTTACGATGCAGGTGGGTAATGCTAAAGCTAGAGACTACTTTGGTGTGTTGAGTTGTGATAGAGATATTCCTGATTGCTTATTAAAGAATGTTTCTATTATGAAGGGAATACTACAAGGGTTGTTCTCTGCGGACGGTTCAGCAAACAAGAAAAATAGGGTGATAAATCTCACTTCTATAAATAAAAATAAAATAGAGCGTGTCCAATTAATGTTGAGCTATTTTGGTATCAAGTCAAGTATCTATGCTCATAGTTGTAAAAGGGGTGTAAAATATGGGGATAAGGTTAGTAATTTTTCACAGGCTTGGATGCTAAATATTACTGGTAGAGATGCCTTGGCTTTTAGAGATATTATCGGCTTTTACTTGTCTCCACAAAAAGATAATATTGCTAATACTTGGAGTAATTATAAAGCAGGTGGGACTGAAACTGCCGAAGTGGTGTCTGTTGAGCCCGATGGCGAAGATAAGGTTTTTGAGGTCGTTGCTAATACTACCCATTCTTTGATTGTTAATGGTATAGTGGTGTCAAATTGTGGTGAGCAAGACTTGTTACCATATGAGGCGTGTGTTCTTGGTTCAATTAATTTGTCTAAGTTTGTTGAGGATGGACAAATTGTTTATAATTCATTAAGGAAGGTTGTTCACCACGCTGTCAGGTTTCTTGACGATGTTATTGATACTTCTAGTTATCCGCTTGAGGTTATAGAGAAGCGAGTTAAGTTAAATCGAAAGATTGGGCTTGGAGTAATGGGATTTGCTGATATGTTATTTATGCTCGGTATTCCATACGATTCTAAAGAGGCTGAGGTAATTGCGGAAGAGGTGATGGACTTTATTAATGTTGAAGCTCGTAAGGCATCGATTAAGTTGGCTGAGGACAGGGGTAGTTTTCCTAGTATTAATGATTCTATACTAACAGCACCACAAAGGAATGCAACTTTGACTACCATTGCTCCAACAGGTTCTATTTCTATCATTGCTGAAACATCAAGTGGTATTGAACCAGCATTTGCTATTGTTTATCAGAAAACTAATATTCTTGAAAACCAGACGTTTTTTGAGGTGAACCCGATTTTTGAGATTATCGCCAAGCGAGAGGGGTGGTTCTCTCAAATACTTGTTAATAAGATTATCAAAAATGGTGGTAGAGTTACTGGTTTAGATGAGGTTCCTGAAAAGTGGCAGAGGGTGTTTAGAACAGCGTTGGAAGTGTTACCAGAGAACCATGTCAGGATGCAAGCGGCTTTTCAGAGGCATGTTAACAATTCTATTTCTAAAACAATTAATATGCCATTTGGTGCGACTGTTGAGGATGTTGAAAAAATATTGAAACTTGCTTATGACCTTAATTTGAAAGGTCTTACTGTTTTTCGCAATAGGAGTAGGCAACAGCAGGTTTTGGAATTGTGCTTGGAGTGTGATGGGGATTCGTGTTCTCTATCTTAGGTAAACTATGAAATATTATTGTTCGATTTGTTTAAGAGAGATTTCTCGTGGAAAAAGGGGGCGCAGCTTTTTTTGTTCCACTTGCTTTAGAACGTGGAAAAAAGAAATAAGAGGTAGGGAACGGTGGGTTCGGTATTTGCAAAATGTGGAGCATAAAAGACGTGACCGTATGAGAAGGTTTCTAAAAAGAGGGATACGTCCTAAATTATATTATCTTGGTACTAAGTGGGATGTTGATACTGACTATAATGTAGTTTTAGGGGGTATAGAGACAGATGGGTAGGAAAAAGAAGGGGGCACGACTTCAGGAAAAACTAGAGAAGTATCTTGAGACTTATGAACTGGATGAAATGAATGAGGCTAATGATATGGCTTCTCTTAAGCAGTTGTGCCACCTCGAAATAAATATTGAAGATATTAATGAATCTCTTGACAAAATAAAAGACAAGGTTAGTGATTCTAAGAAGGTTAGAGAGTTGAATAGTGCCTTGCGTGATGCTACCCAGAATTATGCTCAATTGCAGGAAAAACTTGGAATTCATAGAGCGAAAAGGCAGAGCGAGACTGAGGAAAGCCCAATCCAGCATATTGAGAATTTGCAGAATATGGCTTCTAAGTTTTTAGACAGTCGTTTAAAGAGGTTGGTATGTCCTAAATGTGGTCAAGTTTTAGCCAAATATTTTATTTATGTTACTGAGAAGGGTGAGGAAGGTTCTATAGAAAGTGAAATTGTACCAGTTGAACCTTACAAGTATACGATTAGATGTGAGTGTTGGAAGTGCCATAAAAAAGGTGTTCACTCTGTGGCAGAGGAATCCAACGAGAACATTGTGTTGACTGAAGGATGAAGGAAAAAGTTGTACTAAGCGAAGGGGATTGGGCACTTCTTGAGATTCTTGATGACCCAGTATTTTTTGGGGAATTTGTTAGAAGTACCGATGAAGAAATAGAGGAAGGTAAAGGATGGCATTTTGATAATTATCAAAGAGAAATGTTAGTAGATTCTTCACCTCATATTAGTATATGTACTGGGCGTACTACTGGTAAAACAGTTAGTATGGAAACTAAAATATTGTGGTATTCTTCGGCTAACAAGTATAGAAAAGCTAGTGCCAATGAAATATTGTTAGTTGTTCAGAACAAGGCACAATTAGAACCAATCTTTCTTAGGTTGATTAATTTCTTCAGACGTCATTTTCTATTTAAGCATTACGTAGATAGAAACAGTGTTAATATGTCTAATCACGAAATTCGTCTGCTGAATGGTTGTACTATTCGTTGTCGTATCGTTGGTTCTACCGCCGACAGTAATGTTATCGGGCTGCACGTTCCTTGTATTTTTGTTGATGAGGCTCAGGTATTTAATTATACTGCTTGGAACTCCTTAATGCAGTGTCTCACGACCTGGGATGACAACTTTCAATTGTGGGTTAGCGGTGTACCAAATGGTTTGAGAGAGAAAAATGTTCTTTATGAATGTGACCAAGTTGATGATAAATTTTCAAGACATAACGTTACTCGTCTAAGGAGCGTCAGATATACCAAGCAGCAACACAAAGCCGACCTAAAACAATATGGTGGTGAGCAGGGCGATGATTACGTTCACTTGGTTCTTGGTGAACACGGTTCTCCCGCATTTTCTGTGTTTGATAGAAAATTAATGAGGATAGAAGATTATGACGTTATGATTTCTATTCTTAACAATGTTACTCTTGACCAGCATGACGGTAATTTTAATGAAATATTGAGAGCACCAGAATTACCTCACGATATTGAGAAGAAACATGACTTATTGGTGGTTGGTATAGATGCTGGTTTTTCTAATGACCCAACAATTATGACTATATTATGGCGTGATAGGGAAACTAAAATATGGCGTGAATTTGTAAGGTTTGAGTTACGAAGAATCAAATATCCTATGCAGGCTAAAATTATTGATTGGCTTGATAATATTTACAGGTTTAATATGCTATGTATAGATGCTGGTCACTCAGGTCTTGCTTTGTGTCAAATACTTCAGGACGATGAGGGAGATTTTAAACATAAGCACTTCTCTAAAAGATTAGTACCCGTTGATTTTGGTGCTAGTGTGACCACTGGTTATGATGAGGATGGAAGAGAAATTAAGGAAAGAGTGCGTAAGTTTACAATCCAAACTCTGCAAAAGTGGAGTCAGAATGACCAAATAATAGCATTTTCAGTTAAGGATGATGATGTCATATCGGAACTTGAGCGTGTAGGATTTACTAGGGACTTAGTTGGAGAGCCTAAGTTCTTTGTATATTCACCTCAAGGTGGTCAAAGAGGAGAGGACCATTTATTAGCCTCATTACTAACTTGGATATATGGTTATTACTATAAATACTATTCCCCAGAAAAACCTAAAGGTAAGGGCAAGTATAGTGATTTAGCCAGACCAAATTGGAATGTGGTTAAAATTCAATAGAGGTAAAGAATGTAGTGGCTACTGGTGATAAGAAATCTAGCAAGAAGGCTACGGCGGTAAGTAAAAAGTCTGGTAAGTTAGCGAACGCAACTGCTAACTTATTAAATGACCCTACACAAACTTCACTTTTGTTTACATCTAGTACAGACAAGATGGAAATACCTAAGAAGTATCATAAACTAATTGAAGTTTGTAGGTTCTTTTATAAGCGTGACCCAGTTGCTGGAACAGTTATTAATAAAATGGTGGATTGTGCCATTACTCCACTAAAGAATAGAAAAGCAGAATGCACCGACATAGAATTTGAAGTGTATAATTCTCTCGCTGAAATGCTACAAGAGTTTTATAGGAATGTGTGTCTGGAGTTCTTGCTGTCGGGGTTGGTAGTTCCCCATTATGAATGGTCTAGATATAAGGGTAGTGATTTGTCTCCTAAATTAAATTCAAGAACAAGGTTTATGGTTCCAGATAATATATGGTTTAGAGACCCTGCTACTATTATAATTAGGAATTCACCAATTCCTAACAAGAAGTATGTCTACGCTAAAGTAGATTATGAGTTGATAGAGTTCATTAAAAGGAAAGGTAAACTTAGAGATGGTACTGTTGATAAGGAAACTTATGAGGAGTTAGTTAAGAACTACCCAGAGTTTGTTGAAGCAGTTAGGAATTTGAAGGGAACGCAGTTAGAAGTTAAACTGGAAGGTATAAGACCTATATTTGGTAGAACATTGCCAGAAGATGATTATCCAACTCCTTATATGAGCAATGCTCTTGAATCCCTTATTCATAAGAGAAATATGAGAAAAATGGATTACTCAATTGCTGCTAGGGTTATATCAGCCATTCAGTTAATTCAGTTAGGCAGTGATGATTATCCTTGTACTGATGAAGCAGACTTTGAACATATTAAAGAACAAATGAATCTTCAGACTACTGCTGGTCAGGCGGAGAGAATATTCCAACTATTTGCTAACCATACTTTAAAGATTACGTGGGTGTTTCCAGATACGGAAGCGATGCTTAATGAGGAGAAGTATCGTGCCGTTAATGATGATATTATTTCTGGATTTGGGTTTCCTAGAACATTGATTACTGGTGAAACACTGAGGTCAAACGTTCAGGGTGGCTCGGATTTTGCTGCCTTTTCCCCGCTCGCAACTATGGAAACTATTAGAGATATTCTTATTGAGTGGACCAAAGGTTTATATGAGGAAATAAGAGTTAAAAATAAATTTAAGAATAAACCTATTCCAACATTTGCTCCAGTGAGGCTATACAGACTTATGGATATTAATATTATTGGTCAAGCAATGTATCAAGAGGGTAACATTTCAAGACGTAGCAGGATGGAGGCTGTTGGTTATAATCTTGATGAAGAGGTTGAGCGTATGGAGCAGGAGCAGGATATTTATAAGGAAAAGAATCTACCTGGTGCCCCACCGATGCCATTTTCATCACCTAAGATTGGTGCTCCTAGTAATCCTAATGAAGAGATAAAGGACGTTGAAGATTAAGAATTTGGTTTTTGACTGCGATGGTGTTTTAACCGATGGCAGACTTTATTATTCTAAGCAAGGTAAACTGTGTATAGCATTCCACGCAAATGATTCTGTTGGGTGTTGGTTTGCTAAGGATAGTGGTTTGAGAGTAATAATGGTCAGTTCTGGTAGTGATAAAATTACTAAAAAGTTGCGTGCCGATGAGATTGGAATAGAGTACCACTACATTCCTTTTATGAAGAAACATGAAGGGTTATCAAGTATAGTTAATTTAGAGGAGACTGCTTACATTGGGGATTGCTTTGATGATATACCAGTATTCAAGAAATGTGCTGTGTCATTTGTACCATCTGATGCTCTTCCAGAGGTAAAAAAGGAGGCAGATTTTGTTTTGAAGCGTGGTGGCGGTTGTGGTTGCGTTCTGGAGGCTGTTTTAAGACTAAAGGAGAGGAATTATGATATATCTTAATGCTTATCACGAGCATCAAGGTAGGGTGCTCAACGAGGTGGCTAAACATTTAAAAAAGAGGTTTATTTTTACTGCTGGTAGTACATCACAAGCGGCTAAATATATTACTGTTCAACACAGTGATGGGGGGAGCAAGATAGTTAAGAATGTGGATGATGTTCATCGTGGGGACGTTGTTGTATCTGCGTTTCACAGTAGATATGAGAACGACTTGAAACGGTTGATAGATAAAGGTGTTCATTTTGGTACTATTTCTGAGGATTTAGTTGATATAAAATCATTGGATGCCAAAAGATGTGTTAAATATCATATGTTTGTTGCTGGAATGCTTGAAGTTGATTACGCAGGGTTTGGTGTTATTCCTCCAACTTGGCATTTAACTGGTAATCCACGTTATGATGCAGCGTTTAATACTATAAGAACTCCCAAACCTGGTAGAGTGATGATTTTTGATACTTTTACTATTCATTATGATAAGTCGTATCCAAGAGATAAAAGTCAGGCTGTTGAGAGGTACAAAAGATGGTGGCGAATCATAAAAATTCTCGAACCAAGAGAGATTTTAGTTTCGAGTCATCCTAGAGCCAGTAGATTCACTAAAGTCCAAAACGTTTTTAATAGAATTGCGTATCCAAAAGTAGGCATTGATTTTCCTGAGAATTTAATAAAGGATGTAGATTTTGCGCTGGTGGCATCTAGTATAAGCACTTTTCTAACTTGTTTGTGTGCTAGAGTACCGACTTTGTTTTGGAGTACTGAAAAGCGGGCACACACTGCTATTCCAGAGAAGTGGTTTTTACGTGATGAACGTCACTTAGTTGATTTTACAACTCACTTGGACACCTATTTAGCAGAGCAGCAAGCGTGGGTAGCGAAGAAAATCGTTTTGGATGGACATTCAGCAGAGAGAATAGCAAATGTACTGATGGAGTTGGACGAGAATGGATAGGGCGGTTTTTGTACCTGCACGTGGTGGTAGTAAGAGATTAAAGAATAAAAACATATACCTACTGAATGGCAAACCGCTTATATCATATGTTATATCAACTTTGCGGAGAAGTGTATTTGGTAATAGTGTATATGTTGTATCAGATAGTGATGATATTAAGGATGTGGCTTGGGGTTGCAGGGCAAGAGTGATTAGCCAAGACCCAAATACTGCTACAGATAACTTTAATCTTGATATTGTGTATAAAAATGCTGCTGAGAAAGTTGGTGCCAAGTATTCTTATCTAGTTCAATGCACTGTCCCCCTGCTAAGAGTGGATACTGTTAACTCGTTTGTTAAGGGGTTTGAACAATCTGGTTGCAAGAGTGGTTTGTCTGTATGTAAATTTGACAAATTTTGGTGGGCTAATGGTAGTGCTAAGAATTATGACCCATGTAATAGACCACTTAAGCATACTTTTTCTGGACACGATTATTTCGAAACTGGTGCAATATATGGTATTTTAACTGGGGAACTTGTTGCTGGTAGTTGTCGTTTAATCGATAAGGCTTATATGCTTGAGACAAGTTTAGCAGAAGCAATAGATATTGATACGATTGATGATTTGAAACTAACGGAAATTATTTTAAGGGGCGGGTATGAATTGTGAACTTTGTAACGGGCATCTTGAAGAGTGGGGTAGGACGTTTCATGGTGGTGAAGTTGAATTGTATAAGTGCTTAAAGTGCGGGTTTGTACAGCAGGATTACAGCAAGGCAAATTCGGAATATGAATTTCAAAAGTTTAGCCACCGAAAGAATTATCATCGTAAATTAGAATATAATTGGAAGATTTTGTCCAAGTTTACTAATAAGGAAGTATTAGACCTTGGTTCGGGTCCAGCGTGTTTGGAGTCATATTTGTCTAATACTACTATTGATGTAACTTCGGTTGATTTAAATAATCAATTTATAAGACTGGCTGGAGATAGGGGATTTAGCATTGTAAAGGCGGATATTACTAGTAAAGATTTGATTACCGTTGTTGGTTCTGGTTGGGAATTGATTTATGCTTCTCACGTAGTAGAGCACGTTCCCAATCCAACACAGGTATTACAAATTTGGGTTTCGTTATTAAGGACTAATGGAGTTTTATTTGTTGAGGTGCCAAATTTTGGTAAAATTTATGAAAAGAAACGGGCACTAGAGAATGACCACGTTTCTTACTTTACTGATAAAACTTTAACTCGCTTGTTTAATAAGTTATTCTTAGAGGTTGTGTATTGTGAGACATTAGATATTAATTATCATGGGGCTGGCGTGATATATATTGTTGGGAGGAAGAATGGTAATTAAAATTGCGGAAATTGGCATAAACCATAATGGTGATTTAGAAATAGCGAAAAAACTTATGGCTTTGGCTAAAAGTGCTGGTATGGATTATGTTAAATACCAAAAAAGAACTATTGATTTGGTATATAGTAGAGAGGAGCTTGATAAGTATAGAGAATCCCCTTGGGGGACTACAAATAGGGCACAAAAAGAGGGTCTCGAGCTGGATTTTGATGCTTATTGTGAAATAGATAGATATTGTCGGGCAATTGGTATTAAATGGATTGCCTCGGTGTGGGATGTTAAGTCAGCAGACATGATTGCTGAATTTAGCCCAGAATTTATGAAAATACCCTCTGCTCTTATAACTTATAAAGAACTTCTGGAGAAGCTAAAAAGTCTTAGAATTCCATTGATAGTTTCAATTGGAATGAGTACAGAGAAAGAAATTGATGATGTTGTGAAATTTTTTGGTAAGCAAATAAAATACATTCTTCACTGTACGTCTACTTACCCTTGTTCACCAAATGAAATTAATCTTAGTTATATACCGAAACTAGTTAAAAAATATCCTGAACATAAAATAGGATTTTCTAATCACTCACCAGATATTGTTTATATTCCCGTTGCGGTGGCTTTTGGGGCTGAGGCGGTTGAATTTCACGTTACCCTTGATAGGGCAATGTATGGTACAGACCAAGCAGCAAGCATAGAACCAGAAGATATGTTTCGTATTGGTCGTTACGTTAAAAATATTCAATTTGCTCTTGGTGATGGAAAGAAGGTGGTGTATGACTCTGAGCTTCCTATAATTAAGAAGCTCAGGAGGTATTAAATGAAGATAGTTTTTAAGGATTGGGGAAGAGAAGTTTGGATTGTTAATAATGATTTGTACTGCGGTAAATTCTTAGAGTTATCTGGAGGGTACACTTCAAGTTATCATTGTCATAAAAAGAAGTATGAAACTTTTTATTGTGTTGAAGGTGGTGGGATTCTTAAATATGAGAATGTAGATATTCCATTGTTACCTTATGATGAACCAATAACAATAAAACCGAATACTTACCACTCATTTAGGAGTATTTCTCCTGTAAAAATTTTGGAAATTTCTACGCATCACAGTGATAATGATGTATTTCGTAAGCTTCCTAGTGGTAAAATTAGCCCTGTTAGTAAGGATAGTTTAGAATATATGGTATCAAAAGCATTTGATGATAAGGCTTTAGATTTTGCGCTTCGTAATCTCGCTATTGATGGTGATTGGGCGGAATTTGGTGTGAGCAGTGGCACATCAACTAAGAAGATACTACAGTACCTACCAGCAGGAGTAACGTTGCACTTGTTTGATAGTTTTGAAGGACTACCAGAGGACTGGAAAATATCGGGCAATAGAACTCTTATGGATAATAAGAAGGGTAAGTACAGGGTTGATGAGATTCCCGATTTTGGTGATGGAACTAAACTTTGGATAGGAATGTTTAAGAATACTGTTCCAAATTTTAGTCGTTTTAATACCAAACTTTCGTTTATACATATTGATTGTGACTTGTATTCATCAACTAGAGATGTGTTGTTTAATATAAATAATTGTATTGTACCTGGGACTATCATATGTTTTGACGAATTTTGTGGTTATGATGTTTTTGGTGGAGGATGGATGGACCATGAATATAGAGCGTTGCAAGAATTTGTTACAGAGTTTAATAGGTCATTTGAATATCTTGGTATTGGTAATGCTAAAAGACCAAGCGGTATTAAGTCAGTGGTGATAAAGATTAATGAGTAAGATAACTGATTTAGAAACACTATCTAAGCTAAGAGTAGACTGGCGAAGTAATGGTAGTACTGTGGTGTTGTGTCATGGAGTTTTTGACCTCCTTCATATTGGTCATTTACGTCATTTGGAGGCAGCCAGCAAATTGGGTGATATTTTAGTGGTTACAGTAACCCCAGACAGGTTTGTTAATAAGGGTTATAATAGACCAGCATTTAATGAACATATACGTGCTGAAGCAATTGCGTCTTTAGTTTATGTTGATTATGTTGCTGTAAACCAGTGGAGTGATGCGGTTAAGACTATTAAATATATTAAGCCAGACGTGTATGCTAAAGGTAAACGTAGTATAGACGCAAGTAAAACTTATATGGACGCACTAAAGCGTGAAGAGGAAGCAGTAACTTCTTGCGGTGGTAAATTTGTTACTACTGATGAACTTACTTTTAGTTCTACTCGCCTTATAAATAGGTATATGTCTGCTATTACAGATGAGGCTTTATCATATATTGACGTGTTATCGGAAAATTATACAGGTGCTGACGTTGTATCATTTCTTGATAATATAAGAGATATGAGTATCCTTATTATCGGTGAAGCTGTTATTGATGAGTATTGTTATGGTAGAACTATTGGTAAGTCAAACAAAGCACCAATGCTAGTATTTAGTACTGACCGAGTTGAGCGGCATGCAGGTGTACCGCTTAATATTGCTAATAATCTTTCTGGGTTTTGTGATAATGTTAAGTTAGTTGCTATGGTTGGAAATGATTGGGAAAAGGTGATAGAGGATGGTTTAGACAATAGGGTTAAGTTTTTACCAGTTATAAGACAGGGTGCCAATACTATTACTAAACGTCGTTATGTTAATGAGTACCCAATTGGAAGCGTGTTTGAAGTTTACGAATTTGATTCTAGTCCAGTTCGTAGCGGTTTGATTAATTCTTCTTTCGATGATGCGGCCAAGTATGATTTAGTATTGGTTTGTGATTCTGGACACGGTATGCTAAATAAAGAGGCACGAAGTTATCTGATTAAAAAGTCTAAATACTTGGCTGTTAATACGCAAATGAATGCAGGTAACACTGGTCGCCATTCTTTACGTAAATACTTTAAGAGGAAGGGAAATCAATTATTCTGTGTTAATGAACGTGAATTTATATTGGCGATGCACGAGCAATTAGAGGATTATCATAGTATTGATGAGGCGGTAGAGAAATTTCCTGGTGACATAATTGTTACTAGGGGTCCTAATGGTTGTGTTGGTAAGATAGGTGGTAGAGTTGCTACTGTACCTGCAATGGTTAATAATGTTATAGACCCAGTTGGGGCAGGTGATGCGTTTCTTTCTGTGGTCGCTCCTTTAGCGTGTAATAATGCTCCAGTAGAAATTGTTCTATTTTGTGGAAGCGTGTTTGCTTCTATTGCGACTACTTATATCGGTAATAAAGTAAGTATAGAACATGACAAAATTTGCAAATTTATTGAGGGGTTATTTAAATAATGGATGAGTATCAAATAGATGCACAGAAACTCATGTACCATCCTCACGAAGTTTATAGGTGGTTGAGTGGTGAGGATATAGTTCCGATGTATATTGAAGTGTCACCGACAAAATTATGTAATCATCGTTGCGTATTTTGTGCGTTTGACTACTTGAACTATAAGGCTGACTCCTTAAATGTCAGTAATTTTACGTCTGCCGTATCGGATATGAAATTGATGGGTGTTAAGAGTATGCTGTTTGCTGGAGAAGGGGAACCGCTTATTCATAAAGATATTGCTAAACTAATATTGGTAGCCAAAAAGGTTAATATTGATACGGCTTTAGGAACTAATGGTGTTTTACTTAAACCTCTTTTAGCGTCTCAAATACTCCCGCTGCTAACTTGGATTAAATTTAGTGTTGATGCGAGCAATAAGAAATCATATTCATTAATTCACGGCACTAAGGAAGACGACTTTGAACGATTGCTTAAAAATATAGACTATGCTGTAAAATTTAGGGAAAGTAACGAAATTGGTTGCACAATTGGTGCTCAATTGTTACTAATTCCTGAGAATTCGAAAGAGGTTGTTCAATTGGCAAATATTGTTCGGGACATTGGTGTTGACTATTTGGTTATCAAACCATACTCTCAGCATCCTATGAGTAATAATAAGGCGTACAAGGATATATCCTATGAAAGTTATTATTCAATAGCCGAAGAATTATCAAAGTGTGAGACAGATGATTTTAAGATTATTTTTAGGTATAATACAATGAAGCAACTTAATGCTAAGAAGGGTTATTCGCAATGCAATGCGTGTAATTTTTGGTCGTTTTTGGATTCTAATGGAAATTTGTGGGCGTGTAGTTCTTTTATTGGTAATGATAAATTTATTTATGGTAATATAAATAAGGATAGTTTTTCTACCATTTGGCATTCTAATCGTAGGAAGAAAGTTAAAAAGATGATTGAGGAGCTTGATGTTCAGCAATGTCGCAGCAATTGTAGAATGGATAAAATCAACTTATACTTATGGAGGTTAAAAAATCCTCAACCATACGATAATTATATATAGATATGTTAGACACAGAAAGTATAAGACTAAGAAAAGAGATTATCAAACTGGCTTACACCAGTGGTGAAGCACACATTCCATCGGCACTATCTTCTGTAGAAATTTTGAGGTTTATCTTCGACAACCTTGAGGATGATGACGTGTTTATTTACGGTAAGGGTCACGGATGTCTTGGTTACTATGTTATGCTTAGGGAACGTGGTTTTGACCCGCAGTTAATGGGTTGTACTCATAGAGACCCAGATAATGGAATATATTGTCACGCAGGCAGTCTTGGTCACTGCTTACCAATAGCAGTTGGTGCGGCGTTGTCTCGTAAAATATTTAATGTTGGTGGCAGGATATTTCTCCTAATTGGAGATGGTGAATGTCAAGAGGGTACAACTTGGGAGTCTATGTTGGTTGCGTCTCATCACAACCTTAACAATTTGGTAGTGTTTATAGATAATAACAAATTACAATCATTGGATTTTGTCGAGAATATTTGTTCCCTCGGCGATTTATCTAGCAAGTTTGTGGCGTTTGGTGCTTCTGTTGTTAGAGTTAATGGAAATAATTTTAACGAGTTACAGCGTTTATCCTTGGAGACCAATAATCCACTAGTTATAATATGTAATACTACTAAGGGGCTTGGTGTTAGTTTTATGGAGAATAAACCAGAGTGGCACGCTCGCAAATCAAGCGATGAGGAAATTGATATGGCAATGAAGGAGCTTGACAGTTATGAGAAAAGAGTTCGGGCAGGTATTATATGAATTAGTTTTTAGGGATGATAAGATTGTTCTTCTACTCGGTGACATTGGGTATGGTATTTTCGATAATATTAAATCATCATTTCCTAACAAAATAATTAATGTTGGTATTTGTGAACAAACAATCGTTGGTATGGCTGCTGGTATGGCATTGGAAGGGTACAAACCATATATCTATTCGATTACCCCTTTTATATTAGAGAGACCGTTTGAGCAGATAAAACTTGATATAGACTCACAAAATCTTAATGTTAAAATTGTTGGTTATGCTTATTATCCTACATTGGGACCTTCACACACCATTGCTAGTGATGAGATTTTTAAACATTTTGTGAATATTAAAAGTTATTTCCCGAAAAGTTCTCAAGAAACTAGAGAAGCTGTTATGGATTCATATTTTAAGGAATGTCCAGCAATAATAAGTTTGGGAAAAGAGTAGTGGATAGGTTTAATATGACTGGTCACAAATTATTGTGGCATTTGGATAGATTACAGGCTTGGCAACGTGGCGAAAGAGTTGCTCCGCTTCATATAGAAATGGGGGTTGCTAGTGGGTGTAACTTGGCTTGTAAGTATTGTTATGGTACTGTAATTGGTAAGACATCTATTGGTGAGCAGGTTCTCCTACCAAAGAATGTATTTTGTGAATTACTTAAAGATGCTGAGTCACTTGGTGTTAGGTCGATTAGTCTTGTCGGTGAAGGAGAAAATACAATACATCCAGATTTATATGATATGCTTGAGTGTTGCAGGAAGAGTAATATTGATTTTGGTATAGCTACTAATGGAATTGCTTTAAAAGAATCTCGGCTTCTTGAGTTTTTGGAATCGTTTGTGTGGGTTAGGTTTAGTATTGGCGCAGCGAATAGGGATATTTATAAAATTGTTCACGGTAAGGACAGATTTGGCCATGTTATTGATATTATAAGAAAGTCTGTTGAACTAAAAAAGGAATATAATTTACCTGTCACTATTGGCACCCAGATGGTTATTATTAGAGATAATATGTTTCAAATATTTCCATTAGCACGGCTGAGCAAAGATTTGGGGGTGGATTATTTTGTGGCGAAACCTTGTTCTGATACCCCAGATGGTAAGCTTAATGTGAAGCACGAGGAGTATTACAAATTAGAACCAATCTTACGTGAGGCTGAGAAGTTGGCTACTAATGAGTATGACGTAGTGATGAAAAGAAATAAGTTACTTAATATGGGTAAAAATGACTTCAAGGTTTGTTATGGTACTCAATTTAATATGACAATCAATGCCAATGGTGATGTTGCACCGTGCGGGCATTTGCTTGGTTATCGGAAAGATGAGTTTTATATGGGTAATATAAAAGAAACTTCATTCAGTGACATTGTGGAAGGTGATAGATATTGGGAAGTTCAAAGAAAAGTTCAGACGCTTAATGTTAATAAGGAATGCGAGACCAACTGTTTACATCACTATATAAATGACTTTTTATATACTTTAAAAAACCCTCCACCACACATAAATTTTGTTTAGGAGTTAAGTATGATATTGATTTTTGGCGGAACTGGTTTGGTTGGTACTGGAATTACCAAGGAATTTGTTTTAAATAAGTGGAAGGTTGCTAGTGTTGGTAGTGATGACTTCGATGTGACACAGTTTGATGACCTTGTTGATTTTATAAAGCAGTATAATCCAGAAGTTATTATTAATTGTGCAGTTCTTAATAGTGTAGAACCTTGTGAGAAATATCCTGTTAAGGCGTTTGAAATTAACACTGTCTTTACTAGCAAACTGGCTAGAATATGTTATGATAATAATATTACCTTGGCACAGATAAGTTCGGAAACCGTCTTTGATGGTTATGCTACTAAACCGTATGTGGAGAGTGATATTCCTAACCCAAGGTGTATATATGGTGTGTCTAAATATGCGGCTGAGTTGGTTGTACAAAATATTTGCTCGAAGTATTATATCTTTCGCTTACCAATCTGTTATGGTAAGAGGCATGGCGGCGCACCTGGTATTGTTGAAAAGATAATCGAGTGGCTAAATACTAAAGATAAAATTAGAATGGCGGTTGATAAGTTCGATTCTCCATCTTATATTGGTGATGTGGCATATGGTATATACCGTACCATTGCGGATATAGATTATGGTGTCTACCATATAACAAATAGCGGTTACACCAGTTTATATAATTTTGCTACGGAAATTGCACATATAATCGGAAGCGATACTGAAATTGAACCTGCGAATCATGATGAATTTGATGAGTATAATTTAAAACCAAGATTTACGGCTCTGGCATCGGAGAAACTTCGTGATAGTCGTAGTTGGCAAGATGCTTTATATGGTTATCTTAAGGGGAGAAATTGTGATTACGAGACATAGGGATAAATGTTGCATTTGTGGTAGCAGTGTAAGTATTATAAGGGATTTACCCAGTTTTCCGCTAACTGATATGCTTACAGATGAGAAACCTAGTGATTCTGATATGTTCGTAGACCAACAATTACAGAGATGCCCAAAGTGTTCTCACGTTCAGGTTGGGGCATTACCAGACCCTGCGGTTTTATATGGTGACAACTATGCGTTTAGAACATCTAGGAGTGATAGTTCTATTAAACATAAGAAAAGGTTCTATCAGTTTATGCGGGAAATTATTGGAGATAGAGCGTTTAAAAACGTTGTTGAGATTGGTGCCAACGATTTAGGGACATTAGGTTTGTTATCACAATTTGGTGAGAATATTACGGCAATTGACCCAATACTGAAAGAGGGTTATTTTCCTGGTGTTACAATAATTGGCGATTTTTACGAAAATGTTGATTTTAGTAAATTCAGGAATTCTTTGGTTGTTAGTAGCCACGTTTTAGAACATATAGAAGAACCGTGTATTTTAATGGAATCGTTGCAACAATTGGATGATAAGTCTATTATAGCGTTGGAATTCCCCTGCTTGGATGCGTTGGTAAAGTATGGTAGATTTGACCAAGTATATACTCATCACTGTCAATACTTTTCTATGAGGTCTATTGCTTATCTTGCTAAAAAATTTGGTTTTGGTATTATGGGTTTTGACTTTAATATGCAGTATTGGGGCACTTTTATGGTTTTATTATCTAAGTTAAACGGTATAACATATTCCTTTAAACCAATTGAATCTGAGGAGATTATAAGGAAGTTTAATTTCTTTATCAGCAGGATGGGCATCATGTCGGAAGAACTACCAAGTGGCAATCTAATTGGTTATGGAGCAGCGTTACAATTACCTGTTTTAACATATTATATGCCATCTTTGTTAAATATGAAGTATATTGTTGATGATGACGTTAGTAAAGATAAAAAATATTTTGTTAATTTACCTATTTCTATAACGAATGAATATGCTGTTGATGGGATGGACGTTGTAGTTACTGCAATAAATTTTTCAAGACCTATTGTTGATAAGCTATTGAAGTCGAATCCAAAATCAATAATACTTCCAATGGGGATTATGTAGTGAAGACAATATTGTTTAGAGGGTATGAAAAACTACCAAAACGTACAATCGGGTTTGCAGATATTTTTAGATACTCATTAGCTTGCTATTTTAAAGCAAGAAATATGGGGTATGATAAAGTGTACATTGTTTTTCCACCTCTTGGTTATGAGTCTAAAAGATGGAAGTTAAGTGTTGACGATTGGAATTGGCAGCAAACTTATTATCTTCCTTGGAAATATTATCCACGCAACAAGGATATAAATGATAAGAATTGGGACAAAGTAATTGACACTAGCCAACCAAATTCTTTATATCCAGGTTTCCCTGGTGTGCAGCACACGTGTCGTTATATTTATCAATACTTCGATTTGTACTATCTGAAATATGGTAAGGGATTGCCAGTGTTGTACTTGAGGCGTGAAAAAGTGCTAAAATCGTATATTATATTTCAGAATAGAAATAATAAACTTGGTGTGAGAGCGAGGGATAGAATTACTTCTATTAATGATATTAATAAAGTATATGATATTGTGCGTAACCATCTTGGTGATAAGTATGAGTATTGGAAAATGGGAGAACCGTCGGATATAGATAGTGAGTTTGACAAAGTAATACCTATGATGTATAATAATATAGATGAGTTCACTAGGTTGGTACGCAATTGTTCTCTTATTGTCGGTGGGCATTCTGGCCCTAGATGTTTTGCATTCCATATACCAGATATTCCTATTATTGAGGTTGGTATGGTATGGCAGGCTAATCCAGGGGATGAAAGGTGCTGGCTTAGAGAAGTTGGTAATAATAGTATAACCAAAACGCATCCAAGTTGGGTTGGTGATAGAAAAATGACATTTAGTGTGGGTGACAAGATAGATAAAAAGAGGATTGTTGATTTTTTAAGGAAATATCAATTATGAGAACAGTAACTGACTTTAATTACAAGGAATTTTTTAAGCCAAAGACAGAGTGGTATATAGACTATCCTTGGTTTTTGAAGAATATAGAGGGTAATGTAGTATTAGATACTGGATTTATTAGTCATAATATGATTACCAAAGTGCTGTGCGATTATGGTTTTACCGTGTATGGTGCTGACAGAGGTAATTGGAAGTATGTGTGGCGAGCAGATAATTTTGAATATAAACAATGTGAACTTCTTGATTTGCCGTTTGATGATTCCTTTTTTGACGTTGTTTTCAGCCCATCTTTACTAGAGCATTTGGGGTTGGGGCATTATGGTGGTGGTTTTGCTGTAGACGGTGATTTAGTGGGTATTAAGCACTTTTCAAGGGTTCTTAAGAATGGTGGTGTTATTTTAGCTCAAATACCTTTTGGTATTCCTTATATTGTTAATAACTCAAAAGGTAAACCTTTTTATAGGGTTTATGATACTAACCGTATCAACAGATTGTTTGATGGCTTTGAGATTGAGGATGAGAATTATGTTGTTTGTGAGGTGCACGGGTGGTTAGAAGTCTCAAAAAGTTTGGCTTCTAAGGTCGGTTACAAAGCGGGTTTTCCAAAATGTTTATTAAGAATTAAGGCAAGAAAATGCACTACTTAGATAAAGATATTTTTAGTGTTCGTCAAGCACTGGCTGCTTATTATGTTAAAGGGTATCGCAGGATATTTGAGGTTGGGTGCGGAAATAATCCTCTATATAATTACTTGGATAGTTATGACCTATTTGTTGGTGTTGACCCTAATGTGGAACCACTAATTACTGATACGGTTAAGTTGTATAGACGTAAACTGGGGGAACAACCTAATTATGGTAGTTTTGATGCTATAGTTGCCCTCGGAGTAGACTTAAGAAGAAATACAAATCAAGTTATTGGGGAGTTTTTTGGTCTTTTATCTGACGCTAGAGTTGTGGTTATAGAAGCCTCTCGGTGGGATACCACCTCTAGGATACTTACTAAATTAGGATTTGTAGTTGAATCGTGTGGTTTTTATAAATATTTGTCTATTAATCTAGATATACTTAATGAAGATGTTTGTAACTTAGACCATAGTAAAAGAATATTTGAAGTGTGGAGAAAGTAAAATGCCATATGGAATAAAAAATGAAACACCCAAGCAAACGGCTTGGATGGAAAAGTGTGTTAGTTCTGTAATGAAGCAAAATCCAAAATATAAGGAATCAAGAGCAATTGCTATATGCAAGGCTCAATTAAAGAAAATGAATTGGAAGGTTCCTAGTGACTCAGAAAGTGAGTTAAGTATGGGGGAAGAGCTTTGGGAACTGGAGAAGAAAATACGTGAAGCAATTAATGGACCTAGAGTGGATGAGGTGCAGAGTAGTCCTTGGGTTGCTGACGTGTTTGACGATTTTGCAATCGTTGAGAAAGATAACAAACTTTATAAACTTAATTGGAGTATGCAAGGTGATGATGTTACTGTGGATTGGAGTAGTGCAATCGAGGTTGAGCGTGTAACTACTTATGAACCTGTAAGCGAATCAGAAGAATCACCTAAAGTTCCAAGGATGTCTAGAGGTAAGAATAGAGTTATCACCTATGGTAATATAACAGGATAGGGAGACTAATGAAGGTACTGTGGATTGGAGACGCTGTAAAACAAACTGGGTTTGCTGTAGTAACACATAATATATGTAATTATCTTTGTAACAAGTGCGATTTGAGTGTTTTTGGTATTAATTATGATGGAAGGATGAGGCATCCGTGTAATTACTACATATACCCTGGGTGTGTTCCTGGGGATATATATTCTTTTGATTTTGCGGCAAATCTAGTTTTGAGAGAAAATCCAGATGTTGCGGTCATTTTTAATGATTTACCAATTGTTATAAGGTATCTTGAGTATATTAAGAATACAATTAGCGGTTATGAAAGTAATACCAGGTTTGTGGTGATATTTCCAATTAATAATTTACCAATTAGTAAGGATGATGTTTTGTCACTTAGTACTTTTGGTGTAAAAGAGATACTTACATATACCAATTTTTCTAAAAGTAAGATACTAGAAATTAATCCGACTATAAATGTTTCTGCAATTTATCACGGTGTTGATAAGGGTATATTTGTACCTATTGATGGTGTCAAGGAACAGTTTGGTCTTAGTAAATATTTTGTAGTTGGTAATATAAATTCAAATAGTTATAGGAAACGACTTGACCTGTTTCTTGATGGTTTTTCTCAATTTGCTAAAGATAAGGATGATGTTAAATGTCTAATTCATTCTATTAATCAGGATATATCGTATGATTTACCAACGTTGGCTGATGACTTCGGTATTTCTGATAAACTTATTCTTAGTACTAAAGTTTTAACTGTTGATAAGATTAATATTCTTTATAACACTATGGATGTTAATGTTAATACATCTTTAGGTGAGGGGTTTGGCTTATCTCTAGTTGAAGGTGCTGCGGCAGGTATTCCAATACTATGTCCACGACACGGTAATTTGTTTGATATTTGGGGAAACGCTGCTGATTATATAGAAATAGAACGTTCTGAGTATATGGCTGGTACTTTATTTAAGGGTAGTGTTATAAGTGTTGACGATTTTGTGGCAAAGCTAAATTTGTTATATTCTGATAGAAATTACTTGGCGGATAGAAAAAAGGATGCACTGGCTGCGGTTAACCATACCAAATTTGATTGGCGAACTGTTTCTAACAAGGTCTTTCACGCCATTTCATCAGCGAATGGTGGTAGATTAAGTTTTGTTGATTAATTTTTACCAATTTTCGCAAAAAACTGGTCAAAATTGGCAAAAAATGATAGTATAATAGTAGAGGGCATGGGCTTTGTTTTGCCCCAAATAGGTGAATTATGGAAAATATCAGTATTTTTAATGTTAGTTTAGGATTAGTAGAAGATTTTGCTAAGGCTGGAATTCCAGAGGAATATAGAAATCCGTTATTAACTTGGGTAAAGTTCGTATTTACTGATGATGAACCAAATGCAAATAATCAAGGTATTAGTCAGGATGAGTTTCCGAACCTGCTGAAGTCTATGTCATATATGCCCATTAAGGCTAATTTTGATTCAGATTTTGGGATTCAGGGTCATTCTAATGCTCACGTAATTGGTGTTATTAAAGCAGGGCAACAGCAGGCTAATAAAATTGTGGCTATTGGTGCTTTGTTTAATGATGAGTATCCCGAAGTTGTTGAGTTCTTCAAGAGTGAGATGGTGGATGGTGGTAGTGTAGATTTTTCTTGGGAGATAAGATATAAAGATTCGGAAGAAAAAGATGGTATTGAGTGGCTTAAAGGAGTAACTACTAAAGCAGTGACAGCAGTTAAACATCCTGCATATGACGGAAGAACACCTTTGATTTCTATTAGTGCGAAAGATTTAATAGAATTGATAGATGAAGAACTCAAAGAGCGTGAGGTGGTGTAATTATGAAAACATTAGACTTGAGTGGCATTTCCAGTTCGCAGTTGTTAACCATCCGTAAGGTTTTAACCGCTGGTGTAACTGCTCAAGCGGAGAAGGATGGTGATGCCGCTGACAATAAGTCATATCTTTGTCATAAGAGTCCGCCAAAAGGGTATCCAAAAGAAAAATCAGAATACGCAGACCCAGAATGTTATAGATACCCGCTTAATACAAAGTCAAGATGTTTGGCGGCATGGAGATATGTTCATCAGCAAAAGAATAAAACTATTCTAGGTAGTAAATGGTCTAAAATTGTTAGCAAGATTAAGAGTTATGCTAAAAGCCACTACAACCTTGAATTAGAATCTGGTGAAGCGGAACTTATTGACTGGGAAAAAGCCTTTGTAGAATACTATGATGGTGAAACGATGGGTGAGCGTTGTGATTTCATTGAACTTGAAGATGACGCCACTAGAGAGGAAATTATGAGTGAAATAAAGCAAGAAGATTTCGATAAAGTTAAGAACGACCTAACTGCGGCAACTTCTGAGCTTGAAAGTGTCAAGGAGGAACTTGGTAATACAAAGACCGAACTTGAGGCTAAATCAACGGAGCTGGAAAGTTTAACAACTCAGCTTAATGAGCAGAAAGAAGAGCTTGAGTCTCTTAGGAAGTTCAAGCAGGATACTGATGAAGCCGCAGAGAGAGAGCAGAAACTGAATGACATCAAGGCTAAGCTTGAAGAAGCTAACGTTGATGATGATGTAGATGCCGACCCTGATTTCTGGTTGAGTCAGTCCGACGATAATCTTGATAAGATTATTGAGAGGCTTAAGGCTAAGAAAGAAGCTGATTCAGAGACTGCTTCAGCAAGTATAAAAGTCCCTCGCCTTAATAGAAGTGATACTGACGCAAAGTCAATTGCTTCAGAAGGTCTTAAGGAAATTAAGAAAAACAGGGGAGACAAATAGAGGTAAATTAGATGGGAGTAGAAATTAGATTAAGAGGAACCGCCATACCTTGTATTGCACAACAAGATATAACAGCAGGTCTTGCTGTTAAACTTGGAGCAGCTTCAAATTCTCCGAAGGTGCTGTTGGGTAATCCAGATACCGACCCTCGTTTGCAGGGGGGCATTTTCAGCGTGACACAGGGGGCATCATTACCTACTTCAGATAATGACCAGGATGCTAGATACGTTGCGGCATTTAGGGTTTACAACGAGAAACCTCCAATTTACGATGACCTCGCTTCTGAGAATGAAAGTAGTGTTAGTATCCCTTACACTTTGAGGGAGTTTGAGGCTGGTGATGAAAATCTACCTCAAGATGTTACTCTTAGAATGGTTGTACCGAGACTGAAAGAGAGTGCTATCATTCCTTCAGGTGCACCGATGCTTGCTTACGATGCGGGTATATACACTGTAACAAGTGGTTGCTTCGAAGCTGGTACATACACTATTGGTGCTGCTATTAGTGTTAAGACTAACGGTATATGGTATGCGTCAAGTGACGGTAAAGTTGGTATTGTGTTCGAGCAGAATACTACAAAGAACACGCTAACTATTAAGACAGGCATAACAGCCTAAAGTAATTTAGGGGAGGAGGGTGACCGTTAATGAGTGTTCTACCCCCTCCCTAGAGGTAAAATAAATGGACGAGAAGAAATTTAAAGAAGCTTTAGCCGAAGTTGCTAAAACTGATAAGAGTGCCTTGTCCGAACTTATTGTTGAGTATATTGACCCTAAACACATAACTCAGGACATTGTTGGTATGTTCCTAACTACTAGGGCATTGAATCCTGGCGATGCTCTTGTGAAGAAAGTGCGTAGGGGAATCGAAGTTAGACAATTAGTACCTGGACAAGATACACTTGCGAGCCAAATCACAGTAAAGGAAACGGTTCACTTCAACCTTGATACTGCGTATGCGGAAGTTTCACATAATGAGTGGGAAGTAGAGTCTGGCGAGATTGGCACAGTTGACGAGATAAGACGTGAAATGATTGCTAAGCTTTCCGACTTTTACGTTGTAAAGGTTATGAACGCATTGTACACATTGGCTACTATTGATGATAGTACCAACTTTTGGTATGAGACATCATTAACTAGAAGTATACTAGAGGATGCTATTGATAGTATTGCCGATGTTGCAGGTTCAGTGAAAGCTGTGGTTGGTAGGAGACCTACTCTTGCTCCTATTACAAAGTTTGCTGGTTACAGAGTTGGTGTTGGTGCTGGTGAAACAGGCTACGCCGTTCCTGTACCAAGTGCTTTGGAGGAGATAAGGAGAACAGGTTGGTTTGGTGTTTACTACGGAGCCAACTTTATATCCTTAGAGCAGGTTTATGATAACCCATACGACAGAAATGGTCTAATACAAGATGACCTTATTGTTGTGATAGGTGATAACTGTGGAGAGTTTATCTCTTACGGTGATGTAAGGGAGGACCAGTGGACAGATATGGGCACTGCACCTCCAACTTGGCATCTAAGAATCTATCAGCAGTTTGGTCTTTTGTTTGACCGTATGGAGAATGTTGGTATCATAAGAACCGATGCTACATAATAATTGAGGGGGAAGTGCTTTGATGCCTTCCCCCAAACTACTATCTGGGTGGAAGAGAGGCTCAGAAACTCAGTATAAAAATAACAGAGGAGAATTAAAGTGAAGACATATCCTAGAGTTTTTAAGAAAGCTGTAAAGTGTGCTGTTGGTGGCAAAATACTAACAAAGCGTGGGGATGCGTATATTGAGGAGGAGTTTTTGTTGAAGGGAGACCCAGTGTCATCCCCCATAGAGAAGATAACAGTTGAGATAGCCGATGAAGAGACGGAGAAATTTTTCCTTAAGCATAATAAGAATGCCATTGTAAATGGTTACTTGCTTGAGATAACAGAGGGTTACGAGATGGAGCTTGATGAAGTTAATGCGGTAACCGATGGTTTCTTGAAAGATTTGTTGAAGGAACCTTATGCTAAGATGAAGAGTAGGGTAGACAAGTTTACTTCTCCAGTTCCTGTATCTAGAATCTTAAAGTTTGCTATAGAGGCGGATAAACCTTATAAAACAATAGAATTTTTGAAGAATACCTTAAGGAAATTTGATACTTCAGTGGCACCTAGTACAGCTAACTTAGACGGTGTGAAAGTAAGCAATTCGGGGTAATTTCTAGAACTGTTCTTGTTGGTAGGTGTTATGGAAACAACAACGTTAGCGTATCTTATTCCACAACTTAGGCGGCATATAAGTGATTATGATACTCCTTATACGTATACAGATGCCACATTATCTGGTTTCTTGTTTGATGCCGTTAAAGCGTTGGGGAATAGGTGGCATAATAAGTACCGTGTTGCAACAGTAGATGGTGTAGAGGATTTAATTATTCGTAGTGGTGATGAAGAGATATTTGAATTTTCTGAACCACCTGTCATCCAGTATCAGGATGAACGGGCTTTAGTGTTGCAGGCGTCCATTATTTTGAAAAGTAGCACCAAGTGGAATGAGTCTGGTAATGCTGTTACCTGGCGTGATGAAGAGATTTCTTACTCTAATGTTCAATCAGCAAGACAGAGAAGCTCCACATTACAAGATGATATTGATGAGTTAAATGCATTGTTCCCAATCAAGTTAGCGAAGCCTAAATATGGCAGACTTTATGGCTGGAAACATGAGTGGGACTAATGTAGTGCTAATTATTGGTGTGTAAGGCATCAATTAAATAATGTCTAATAAAATATCTTACAGTACCAGGGAGAAAGTCCTTGCTACTGCATTAATTGTTTAGGAGATAATTTATGGATAGGGAAGGATTCGCTTTGAAGATACTTCAAATATCTGATTTACACATTAAACCACACAGCAATTTGTTGGCTCCGATGGTTGATTCGATTAACAGCGAGGATGTTGACCTGGTTGTGGTCACTGGTGATACAGTTCATTTTAATGATAATGAATTATACAAGGTGGCAAGTAACACATTAAATAAGATTAGGCATAGGACTGTTGTTCTTCCTGGTGATTACGATAATGGTGAACTTTTTAATGGATACTTTGGAGTGGTACGTTTGAAATCGCTCGATTTAAATGGGTATTGTATTGACTTCTTAGATACATCATTTATGAAGCATAGGTTCGCAGTTGGTTGGAACGATGTTCTGAAAAAAGAAGACCCAGAGCAGTATGAGTGGTTAATTGATAGATTTAAATCTAATGATAAGTATCACTTAGTATTTTCACATCACCCATATGCTATAGAACCCCGTGAAAATGAAGTTTGCTTGAGTAATAATCTTAGGGCGGTATATTTTGGGCATCTTCATAATCCAATTAGGTTGTATCATAAATATAAGAAACCAAAATCACAATTTCCTAATGCTTTTTCTTGTGTATCATTAAAGTATCACGGTAATGCGTGTTATATGCTTATTTTGATTAAACCTAATCACGAGATAGTAAATGTTCCACGTGTTATTAGAGCAAAAAGGACAGCGTGGTAACAAAATGAAAGTAACAGTTACTTGTGAACATTGTGGTAAAACTAAAGAAGTATATGCTAATCCTAACCAATCGTTTAAGTATTGTTCACGGGAGTGGTATCAAAAGGCACGTGGTGCAGTAATTGGTGGAAAATTGGTTATATGAACCAATAGTCTTCAAATTAACTAATTGTTATTATATACCAGACTTTTATCTTCCAAACTTTGATAAGTGGATAGAAATAAAGTGTGATTATAATGATAAAGAATATAAAACAAGTGAGTTTTCTTTAACACACAACCTTGAAGTGCTATTTAGAAAAGATATAAGAAAAATAAGGAAGGGATTGGATTATGAGTGGAAAAATTAAACTTCTTTGGATTGGAGATTCGCCAGCCGTTACTACGGGTTTCGGAAGAGTTGCTCAAGGTATTTTAGAAGGGTTGATACAGACGGGGAATTATCAAGTATCGGTTTTAGGAATAAATCATCCGATAGGTGACCCGCACCGCTATGAGGGTATGATTAGAATTTACCCCGCCAGAGCGAGGGGTAATATTTATGGGTTTGATAGGGTTGAAGAGGTAATTGCAAGGGAAAAACCTGATGTTATTATTCTACTTAATGATTTGTGGATTTTATCAGAATACATTAAGTTCATTCCAGAGAATAATAGAATTATCACGTATTCTCCAGTGGATGCGTTACCTGTTGATAAGGTATGGGTAGATAACTTGGAAAAAGTTAACGCTCGTGTTACTACATATACGCAATTTGCAAAGCGTGGTATACTAGATGCTAATAGTGATATTAAGATTGATGTGGTGGGTCACGGTGTAGACACTGACGAGTTCTATCAGATGGATGATGCTAGAAGGTTCTTGGCTAATATTCCAGAAGATTCCTTCGTAGTTCAGAATGTAAATAGAAATCAACCACGAAAAAGATTAGACCTGTTTCTTAAAGGAATGCAGATTTGGCTTGATAGACTACCTAAATCGGATAGGGACAATATAAGGTTATATTATCATGGTACTTTAAGGGACGTTGGCTGGAATTTAATATCTCTTGCTAAGAGGTGGGGTATTGATGATAGGTTTCTTATTACAGACCAAAGCAGTATGACACCTGCACGTGGTGTACCACTATCCATGTTATGTAAAATTTACAATTGCGCCGATGTTCATATTATGACATCTATGGGGGAGGGTTTTGGGCTAAGCCCGTTTGAGAGTGCAGCGTGTGGGGTGGCGCAGGTTGTTCCTAATCACTCGGCTACTAAGGAGTTGTGGGAAGGCAAGGCACCACTTATTGACATTGCTCGTTGGGAAGTTTTAACTGGTGGTATTAATACTGAGGGTGGTGTTATTGATTTGGAAAGTATGGTGGCAATACTTGATGACCTTTACCATCATAGAGATAAATTGGATACGTATGCTCAGAAAGCGTATGAATATGTTCATCGTAACGAGTTTACTTGGGAGTATATTGCTAATCAGTTTGATATTATGATTAATGAGGTTCTAAATGCTGGTAACGAATCATTATCCAAGAAGTTCTCTGTTGATGAGAAAATAATGAAAGAAATACCAGAATCCTCTGAAGAGGCAGATAAACTATCAGCCGCTGGTGAACAAAGAGATGATAATAAAGTTTCCCTCAACTAAGGTGATTAAAGATGAAATTAGGAGCGCAATCGGGCAAACAGTAACTTTTGTATTGGAAGGTGACCCCACAGCGTGTCCTGTTTGTAGTGGTGCCAATCTATATGATGGTGTTAATGAGTCAAGCTTGAATCCGTATTGCCCAACTTGTGAGGGTAGATATTGGTTAGATTCGTCTGACGTTCTGTCTGGGGTTGTTGCACACGTAAGATGGAGGAGACAGGATGAACCTGATTATACGGTTGGTGGAGAAATTCCAGAAGGTGATTGTACTATAACTATTAATATAAATGATTTATCTGAGGCTAACATTGCAAAGATAAAAGAAGTGAGAGCCGATTCACGTAGGCTACAAGTTTATAGAACGATTTATAGGGGAGTTCCAAGTAGAGACCGTATAAGGTTTGTTTGTAAAGAGTGGGGTAAGGAGTAAAGGAATGGGAAAAGATTTTCAAGGTTTAGAGGAATTAGAAATTATAAAACTTATCCAGAAGAAGAAAAAGAGGTACTGCGCTATTGCACTTAACGACCTTGAAGAAATAATTGATGACCAAGAGTTGTTTAAATCAGTAAGAAAGATTTTTCTGGATAATATAAATAGTTATACAAGGAGTATGTTCACTATCGTAGGAATTAGTGTGGAAGGTATTGAGGAGGACTAATGGGTTGGGGTCCTAGATTTACTCATAATATATCATTGTTTTATCCACAAGCGATTTTGCATTATTTTGGTGCCAATCCAACAATGAAGAGTTATCCTAGGCTTATTACCTTGGTGATGACTATTATTGAAGCAGATGTATTGATTGCAGCCAAAAATTTAAATTCTATAGTTAAACAACAATTTCGCAAGGATATATTTGATATTGAAGAGTATTCTGTACTTAATTATTGGTCAGTCTTGGAGGCGGCTTTATCATCTCCTATACATATTGGAGTTAAGTGGGGTCCTAAGTTGGTGCAGGCTAAGTTTATTGATACTGACGCTCTTGGTGGATTACGAGAATTGCAAGAAATACAGCACGCAGTGTATCCTAGAGGAACGGGTAATTTAGGAGCGTGGGTTTCTTTTTATAATAGATGGCGTCGTGGAGAGGATGATAGAATTGGTGATACTCTTCAACAGAGATTATCAATGATGGCAAGTCAGAGTATTGCACCCTTTGCTGAGTTAATTGAAACTGGTAATGATATGTATCCAGCGTATCCAACGCATTCTGGAAAGCATACGTTGGAAACAATGAAACCTTATTATAATAGGGAAATGAGAGCGGCTTTTCATAGAGTTATGGTTAAGGTTGAACCGCTGGTAAGGTCATATATGATTGTTGAACGGATGGTGGAATCGCAGGTTGTTGTGGCTGGTACATTAGTTAGTGGTTTCTCGTGGGTGTCACGGAAGGGTAATATTATCTTTGTTCTTAAAAAATCTCTTACTACTAGAAATAGATTACCCTTTGGTTCTGGTTATGTTCTTTCACCAACAGGAGATGTTTTGAAGACCTGGCACGGTTGGCTTCCGAGATAGGAGAAAATTATGGAATCAAGAGAGCAAAATGGTATTTTAGCGAGTGCTATACAAAAAGCGATTACTAAAATAGCCGAAAAAGGAATCGAGAATTGCACTACTAAGGATGTTATTTTGGCATCCTTTGGTTCGCTGTCTTTTAATGGTGGTCTGGCTACTTCTGAAGAAGTGAATGGATTGGCTAAGGACATAAGAAAGTGTTTTAGTAGAACTATCGGTGTTACAGTTGCTATTGCTGTATCGGTTATAATGGCTTTGATATTTACGTAAGGAAAGGTGAAAAATGGCTACAGGTAAGTTTCATAATGAAGATTTAAGTGTTTACTTCTTCATCAAAAGTATTGAGGTTGACGATAGTACTACAATTGGTGATATAGCAAGGGTTGTAGATGGTTATCCTTACAATGATATTGAAGAAGGAACTTTAACTTTACCAACTGTGGCTATAGAAGTAATGTTGACATCTGAAGAACCTGGTGAATTAGGGGCTAATTGGTACAGACGTAGTTGGTCAATTGACGTTTTTGCTAATAACGATGTTCAGAGGGATGATTTAGCTGACAAAATATTTAATGCTCTTGATGTGGCTATTCCGATTAGAGATTATTCTTCTGGGTATAGGAAAGCAACAGGTTTAAGTTTGGCTGGAACTGAATTAAGTATAGTTGAATATATGAATCCAGAAAATCGGACAATACGACCTACACACGCATTCAATTTCTATTCTAAGATTAAGTATTGGAGGTCTACGGTTTCTTTTGAAACTGTTTCTACTCAAGCGAGTTAGGGAGTGGTTTGGAGAAGGTGGGCAAGGTTGTAAGGTTGGATTGGATTAGGAATAAAATTAAAAGGTTAATAAATCTCTCGGTGTGGAAGAACGAAATTCGGGTTAATTAAAGGTGTGGATTTATCGTGGATTATGGGTTAACTGGTAAAACGGTTTATTTGAGAGATTGGATTGAGGAGATACGATGACAAAGAGGGTAGCAGTACCGTATAAAGAGGTAAAGCTTAGAATTGTTGGTCCTTCTGCTGACTTTTATGCACACCGTGTTCAAAGGTTAGATATACCTGCTAACTTGCCAAATACTACAATCAACGAGCTTGGTAACTCGCAGCACGCTGGTGTCATTACTGATATTCCAGAAATTACTGCCACATTCCAAGCGTTTGATGTGTCACACAAGATTTTCTCATATTTGGTTGGTGAAGACCCAGATGCTTACCCAGTTGCTGGTGTGGATGTAAGTAATCTTGGATTTTGTGACCTTATTGCTTATGTTAAGGAAGCAAGTGTGGCTGAGATGCTTAAGTGTATTCACGCTAAGTATATGAGAATCACTGATTTTACTTATACTTATAGTGTTGACGGTGAGAGTACTGAAGAATACAGTTGTGCTGGCAGTGAGAAGAGATATTTTGCGTACGATGTTGTAGTTGATTCTGGTAACCTGAGTGGCGGAACATTCTCTTTGACCTACAACCCAAATCAGTTAAAGAATAACGACTACTTGTTAAGTTGTATCGTTGATGGAGATTGGTTAGAGGAGGGAGCGGAGTATAGTGTTTCTGGTACTACGGTTACGGTAAGTGGTGGTACTACTGAGACTATCTTAGCCGTATATCATACTCAGAGCGGTGTGTTAAGTTGGTCTGATATTAGTGACTCAACCGTTCCTGTGGCTATTAGAGGTAAGAACGTTCCTGTAACAATTGGTGTTGAGCATATGTACAGAGTACAGAGTGTTACTATTAGGGGAACCTTTCCTAACACTAAGGTTGTGGAGATGGGTAATATCTCAGTGGTTGGTTACGTTGTTGACCCACCAGATATTAGTGGTGATATTACTGTTCTTGATACTGATAATGAAATAGTAGCCTTGCTTACTACTGGTAGCAAGGATGACAGTGATGGTTACGGTGAGTACGGGGTTAGCGAGTACGAAGAGAGAACATTGGCTCTGGAAGTACAGCTGAAAGACCCTGCGGACAATACAACAATTCGAAAGACAGTTAGAATTCCTAATATGAGGATTACTTCAGATGGAACAACTGCTAATGTGGGGGGTCAGTTGACTCAAACATTCTCATTTATGAGTAATGACGCACAGTGCATTGTTTACAGTGGTGCCTCAAGCTAGGCAATTAATTAAAAACTTAAACAAAGATTTAAAAGGAATTTGGTGTACGCACCAGGTTATTAGGGAAGTCTTTAATGGCATATTATGTTATGAAGGCTTCCCTTTATTTTTACAGTGAGGAGAGGAAAATGGGAAAATTATCAAAATTATTTCGTTGGCATAGGAAAGTAGATATAACGGAAGGTGACAGCACTTTAGCAACTGTTTACGTGAGGCTGGTCGGTGATGCCGATTTTCAGGAAGCAAAAAGTGTTGCACTTAGGAGAAGCAAAGAATTAAGGATAAGGCTAAGAGACCCCAATTCGGAGGAGCACAAATCAAATTTCTTGGATATAGATTCATTAACAAGGGATGAGTTAATAATGGGGATTAGCTTTGGTGAACTTCCAGATTACAGAGATGAAGCTTTGCTTCAAGCCCCTGAAAAGGGTCTTCCAGAACTTCCCGATAATCCAACATTAGAACAACAAGAAAATTACGAGACCAAGTTAGAAGAAATAAGAAACGAACGTACCAAGTTTATATCTGATTTTATTGAGAATAGGGCAGAAGAGAGGAGAGCGGAGCTAGATAAGATTGAGGATATAGGCAAACTTCGTGAAATGTATACTCACTCTGTTATAAATATGAAGTGTGTCGAAGAGTTTACTAGAGTATTTAGGGAGTATCAGGTTTATAAAGGAACATTTAATGATGCTAAGTTCACCCAACCCGCTTTTGATTCTTATGAGGAATTTGAAGAGTGTGCTCCTCAGTTGAAAAATCAACTGTTAAAGGCGTGTTAATCTTGAACTTACAGGTGAAGAGTTAAAAAACTAGCGGAGGACAATGCGTTTGTGGGGGTATGGCGCATTGTCAAGGAGCTTAAATACCCTCTCCACGAGAGCTTACGTGTATTATCAGTATCAGAGTATCCCCATTCAATAAACTATGTTATTAAAAGGAGAATGCAGATTGATTCATACTTAGAACTTCCAGAAGATAAACGTCCCCCACGTTCTATTTGGGATAAACCTTCTGAACTTGATGAGTGGTTCGACAGAGCATTCTCCGATGGTAAAAAACAAATAGAATTTAGTCTTCCTGTGAATGAAGATGAAATAGAGAGATAGAGATATGGCATTAGGAATTCCAACCACAAAGGCGGCTTTTGACGCTCAAAAGATTAGTGAGGCTACAAAGGCGACACAGCAGTGGGATGTGGCTATGGCAAATGCGTCTAGGACGGCGATAACCTTTGCCGATGCTACTGGGCGTGGTAGGATTACGCTTGAGAACCTTGGTAGAACGTTTGACAATGCTACTAGAAAAGTTCTTGTTTGGCAGTTAGCTATTATGGCTGTTTACGGGGCTATCCGTAAATTCAGCGAGACTATCCAGGTTTGGCGAGACTTTGAAGTAACTCTTGCAAGGATTAGTATCACAACGGAAGCCCTTGGTTCAAAGCTACAGCAATACTTTATGCAAGTAGCCGATGTAGCTATTAAGTTTGGTATGCCTATTCAGGAAACATTAACAGGTATGGATTTAGCATTGCGTGCTACTGCTGACCTTGGTACTGGTGCAAAGAGGACGGCAACTGCTATTAGCTTGTTGGAGTCTGCATCTGCTCTTGCTAATATTACTGGTATGCAATATGGGAAGGCTATTGACATTCTGGTTGGTTCTTTGAGGCAGACTGGTCTAACTCTTGATAGAGGTATTGACTTGCTTGATAAGTGGGTAGCGGTGGCTAAGAATGCTGCGGTGTCTGTTAATGACCTATCACAAGGTTTTGCTATTATGGCGGATGCTGGTAGAGCGGCTGGTCTTACTATTGACCAGATTAATGGTTTGATTGCGGCTTTGAGTGAAACTGTTACTTTGGGTCCTGTTCAGGTAGGTAATGCTATCAGGGCTATTATGTCAACTCTATATAACCCAAGCTCAATTAACCTTCTACAGAAGTATGGTGTTGCTGTTAGAAATACTACAGGTGAAGTTCGGAGTTTTTGGGAAGTTATGACTCAGCTTTCCGCTATGAAGATGGCTGGAGTTTTAGATGAAGCTGTCTGGTTGGAAAAGCGGCTGGTGCTGGTCAGAGGCGTTATGCTCAGTTCTTGGCTTTGCTAAATAACTGGGATGCGGCAATGCGGGTTTCAAATATCAGTATGGAGGCTCAAGGTCAAGCGATGGATGCTAACGAAAAAATCGTTGAGACCTTGACTAATACATTTGATAAATTTACAGCGGCTCAGAATAAAGCATTATTTACTCTCGGTCGGCAAACAGGGGCTATTGAGGATTTGACAGGGGTACTGCAAGGGCTTACTAATGTGTTTGATAGGCTTTCAAGTGCACCCGATATTGTGTGGAATCTTGGAAGAGCCATTATGTTCTTGGTGGGAACTTTAGGAGCACTTAAGATTGCTTCTCTTGCTATGGGGTGGCTAGGTGTAGGCCCAAGAGTTGGGTCTATGTTAGGACGTTTCGGCGGTATCGCTCCTGCGGCTGTTGCTCACTCACCTGCGGCTATAAGAGCTATCCAAGCGGGAGGGTTTACAACGGCGGCGGAAGCAGGAGCGGCAGGTATTGGTATCATTGCTCCAGGGGTTGCGGCACGTGTTGGTATGTTGGGGTTGACGGGTCTTTTACCAGGATTTATGAGAGCAAGGGTATTTGGTAGAGTTCCAGAGCTTCAAAATATAATGTGGAAAGGTGGAGCTTGGAGAACTGCGGCTGGTAGGTTTGCTCCTGTACCTTCTGTTGGCGGTCAACCCTTTATTCCTATGACTTGGGGAAGAGTCGGAAGAGCAATGGTCTCACCTATTGGTGGAATGGGTAGAGCTATTGGTGCTGTGGGTGCTGGTGCGGCGGCGTATGGTCTAACTGGTGAGTGGCAATCTGCCATTGGTGCGGGCATAGGTACTGCTATCGGTGGTGCGTTTGGTCCTATTGGTATGGTTGTAGGTGCTGGTATTGGTACGCTTATTGGTCATACAATGGCTGATGCTTTCATATCACAAGAGGATAGACTGCGTAAAGTTTTCCAGGAAATGGCAGAAGATTTTACACTTGATATGGAAGATGTTATGAGCAGATTCTTTGATGAAGCTGAAAAAACAGTAGATGAAGCGAGAAGAGCGGCGGTGTTAGCGGCACCCCAGTTTCCTGAAGCAAGGGTAGCAGAAGCACAACCATTTTGGAAAAGATTGCTGTCTGGTGTTCAACTTGGTGAAGCTAGATTAGGATGGACATTTGGTGGTGGAGCGGCGTTTGCTCCGTTTGGTCGCCCAGGTGAGGAAGAATGGAAGAAAGGTCTTGGTGCTCTTAATGAATTGAATCAAGCTCTTGTGGACGGCGTTATTACTATTGAAGAGTACAGAGCGGCTAAGAAAGAAGATTACATTGCTTGGCAGGAACTTTCTGATGAAGCAAAGGCATATATGACAGCAATTCGTGGAGTGAATGTAGCCCTTGGTGAAGAAAAAGCAGTTTTTGAAGCTATAGCTGAGGCGATTCCTGAGCAGGTTGAGAGGAAAAGAGACCTTGCGGCTATTAACAATAGGTATAGCGAATCCCAAGCAAGAATTAGAGAGTTGATGACGGAGACTGGTGCTGTTATTAGTGGTGTAGGTCTCAAGGAATGGGAACAAACCAAAGTTCACGAATTATTGCGTCAGCAGGTTAATAAGACATCCGAAGATTTTAAAGCTTGGTATGATGTGTTGCTTGGTGTTTCTTATGGTTATGCCGCTCACGTTGAAGCTGTAGAGAGGTTGAGACCAATACTTGAAGAGTTTGGAATAACGGTAGATAGAATACCAGAAGACAAGTGGTTACTGATTCAAAGGTGGGACCCAACACTAGCCACAAGAATTGTTGAGTCATATCAGACATTACAAGGGCTTAATGATGCTGTTGATAAGTTCAAAGTCGATTTTCCAGAGATTTTGAAGCTTGCGAACGTTGATGCTACTATTGATGATATTGATAGTGTAAGAGAGGCATTAGAAGACCTGTACGAATCTACTGGTGAAGAGAAGTATCAAAAAGCTATTGAAAGAGTTAATCAATATATAGCTGATATTTTACAGAGGGAAATTGAGGCTAGGAGGACAGGAGTATATGCCCGTGTAGGTGCTGAGTTTCAAAGACCAACTCAAGTTAGATTGGTAGGTGCTGAAACTATCCAAGCATACAGGGAACAGCTTGGTAGGTTAGGGGGGTTAACAGCGTTAGCAAGGTCACTTGG